AGAACTGTAAGATTTAGACGGAGTTCTTTTCCTTTAGATCTTACTCCTTTAGATGCTGCACATAATTATTATGTCGGATCTATCAATTTAATCCAAATTTAAAGAGAACTTTTATGGCTATTGTCGGAACAGAACTCAAGTACTATCAATCAAAGGTAGTGAACGACACCACGTCCAATGGTGGGCGCATCAGCACCACCTTGATCACTTCTGGACAGAGTAATACGTGGTGGCCGAATGTGACTGAGGCGCAACTCGCGTCTGGCGTCACCCAATATCGCAAAGGCTTTATGCGTGTCGATAACGCCAATGACGAGGTGGGCTATAACTGTCGCATTGGTTTGTGGAAGCCCACCCCCGGTAGTGATTCGCTCTATCTGATCAAAGGAACGCAAACCGATATTCAGAGTGGGGTGGGTACTGATTTGTACGGCGCAGGCACATTGGATTCCAGTGTCTTGACGGGCGTGAGTGAGATCGATGTGTTGGTGGAAGATGGCACTGTGACGATCTTTCGTGCCGGGGATTTGATTCGTATTTCTGATCAGACCACCGTGGGTGGCAGTGGCAATGCCGAAGTCAAGGAAATCGATACCGGAGGCGTGTCGGTGGATGGTGATGTCGTCACTCTCACGCTGACCTCAGCCCTGGCGAACGACTACAGCGACACCAACACCTACGTCTGTTCGTTGATTGAGGAAGCCACGGTCACGGGCACCACCACCGGAAAATTGGTGACGAGTGAGTCGGGAACCTTCGATGCCAATGAAATGACGGTTGGCAACCTGGGTTCGATCTATCAAGTCGTTAGATTCACCTTCACCAGTGCCTCGGCGTTCACTGTTACCAGTGATGAAGTCACCTTCTCACCGAATACAGGTTCAATTTCCGCGACCTATGAACCGACGAATGTAGTGGCTGGAGCCAGTTATTTCGCAGTACCGCCCGCTTGTTGGGGTGGGACCTATGCCAATGGCGATACCGTGGATATTACCACGATTCCGCCGTGTGTGCCGGTGTGGGAGAAGCGCGTGGTGCCAGTGGGTGCCACCGCGATTGCCTCGCAAACGCGCACCTTGATGACCTTTATCGAGTCTTGATAATGACCGAGATGCAGGTCGCCACCCTCAACGTCGCCTTCACGAAAGACGACGGTTTGGGGGATGACGCGGGCAAGAACCGAATCGTATTGCAGCAAGTGACCAAACGCATGGTCGATGGGATTCTCACGGCTCGTTGCTTTCCTTCGTCCGGTGTCCAGTTCAAAGCCTCGGTCGGTTCGATTGAACCCAAGGAAGTGCGATCGTGGTCGGCCTGGGAATCCATCAAGTTCTCCGACAGTAGTGAAGGTCAGTTAAAACTTCCGGGAGCGACCGATGTGGTTCTTAACACCAGTACGATGGTGTTGATGAAGAAAGTGGTGAATCGTTATGGCGATACCACCATTCAGTCTGCACCGGAAGCTCGTGTGGTATGGGATGCCACCGATGAAAAAGTAAAGGTTCAAAATTCATTAGGAACACCGATCAAAGTGTATGGCGCATGTTTTGTGCAATACACGGCTTCCTATCGCATCTTGTATTATCAACCCAATGCCAATGAAACGCCGATTGGAGGTGGAGCTTATTCGTTCGTGTACACTACCGGCACGATCTTTGGCTACAACAATTACACCGTTGAAACTCTGGAAATGGAGTTGGACATCAAAGACGCTCCCGAATGGGTCGAATTTGGACGAGTCACCAGCAAGATTGTATTGGATGAACGCGGCGTTTGGGAATATCCCGAGAATTGGGAAAGCACCTATCAAGAGAACAAAGACAAGTTGCCCGATCGTAAGACAGATTTTGCGAATCCCGGCACTTTTAGTTACTTTACGAACAGTTACACCATCGATCCCGATCAGTCGTTTACCGATGAACGGGTGCATTGCATTATCAAAGTTAATACGACGGGGGCCATTCAGTACGAAGATTTCAATAACGGCGGCGATGGTTATACATTATGGAACATGCCTTATTCTGGATTTAATGGTGATGGTTATCATCCACGCTATACCTGCAAATTCAGTGATCCCCCCGGAGGCAAGAAAGCCAGCAGTGCCGAAGATTTTCAGTACGATGTGAATAATCGTACTTGGAGGGATGTTTTTCTATCCGTGAACAAGGACAGTATCAAATCCAAACTCAGAAACGAGTATCCAGATATTCGAAATGATGGTGGAACTGCTCTATGAGTGGACACGCTTTTCGCAAGATTACGGGAATGCGTTATACGATGGGTGGGTTGTGGTATCAATTTATCACCACAGGGGGACCTTTAACGACGGATGGCGATAGGTATTACCAAGGTTCGGCAGTAGCGGTTAAACTTCCTAAAATTCCAGAAACAGGAACCTTGTCTTTTGATGATCTGGAACCCATCGCTACGGGATCAACCATTGAGAATCTCCCAGATGGGACGACACCTGATGAATCGGTGATGTCTACGATTTCCAGAGTGAAATGTCCTATTCAAGTAGAACTCATCACAGAACCGTGTTGCTATATCTTTCAGTCTCTTGATAACTATAAAAAATATCAACAATTAATGTATTCTTGGTGTGGACGACCAGGACAGATTCAGAATGCGGGCGCTTTGTCGCCGACTCCCTGGTTTGGTTATCGTGATGTGGGTTATGATGCGCGGCCCACACCCATCAAGGGACGAAACAATACTTCTCGATCTCCCGATACAGACTGGCCGCACGACGCCATGCTCGTTAAGATCAATTCTGAAGAATTCGGTTCGAGATCTTTTATTGTTATGGTGGATGCGAGTCAACGATTTTATTGTTGGCCGCACGTCTATGATCAAGATGATGAAGGATTATCGGTTAGTTATCCAGAGCAGGGACAAACGGTCAATGTATCGTCAGATCAAGTGCAATCACTCATTCCTCCATTTCCAGAATGGGTTTATGTTCCTGTTGGACAAAGAAGAGACACGGATTGGCCTTCCACCAATGATTCAGGCGAACCTCGTTATGTTTGGAGGTTTCATCCTCTTGGAACAAAGGTTGTGGGTTTAGTACTCCAGAGAGAACCTTTTTCTGGTGAATTGTGGTCAACCAATGTTAATTACACGTCCGGCGATCCACATTATGAAAATACTTCGTCTGTGGTAGAAGATTGGGAGTTTTCAACAGAAACGATTCATGGCATTGATTATTCAGGTGTACCTCAGAATGATTCGCCAGGATACGTTGAATTTAGCGTTGATATTGCCATTACCGGCACACTCGATACTGATTTTACTTTTGGATTGACACTGATTGATCATCAACCGACCGATGAAGATCATTACATCGTCGCTGCTGATTATTTAAGTCCGATCATTAACGGATGGGATTCGTATTCAGTGGATGCGCAACCGGGCGATCTGATTGTCTTGGATTTGGAGGTCAGGATCGGCCCTCTGAATATGGAGTTATTAGAAAGCGAAGGATTCCTTGATACCCACACGGAGTATTTTCGTCAGGTTTGGGCTAGTGTTATTCACAATGAAACCGGCACGGTGTTAAGAAAGTTTCTTCTGCTGGAGAAGCCCGACGACTATCTTTATACTGGAACTTATGTAGATTCACCAGAACAATATATTATATCAGGAGCTTTGTCGGGGATTGATTTATCAAAACTCTCTTTTTCCTATCAGGCGCGTAGACAAAAGTTTTTCATGGACGATGAGGATTATTATACTGAAAACTACGATACGTTCTTTGGTTATTGGTTTGGTGTCAGGCAGCGATGGATGCGAGAAGAAGCAGGGATTAGACTGTATGTCTTTAATCAGTTGGTGAAAGAGGTCCGTGGAGGGGAAAGTTACGACTTGTGGGATTCTGTAGATTCTACCAGTGTAGATTCCACAAGCAGCAGATTAAGCCCTTTAGCGGTAGGCGAAAAACATATTAAGAACAGTCCTGGTAATATAGCTAATAATCTACGTGTTTATCTGTCACTCATCCCTTTTGCTTATTATACAACTGAGGTCTTTATCGCGCCAAGCATATACACACTGACTGAATATCAACTACTCGACCCAGAAGACCCCGATGATGTCGAATACGCAGTTTACAATGGTTTTTATAGTACGATAATTGGTAATGCTGATGGTACTAATGATAAAAACCTACAAAAGAGTGAGATTATTGAACAACTACAATACATTGATGAAAAATTTGACGAAACTTATATAGAAGAACATATTTATCCGTATGTTAAATCGTATTTAGAGAGAGTGCTTGCGCAGATTGATCATATTGAAATTGTTGGAGACCCGGAGATTCCGGGTAGAATGATACCTTCTATTGTTTGGAATCCTGGATACGGAAGCGCGTCATGTATTATGGGTTTTACTGATCCTAATGATAGAAGTTTTTCGCATTTTACTAACTATTACTTTTTACATTATAGAGCCTACAAAAAATCATCTTATATTCAGGGTTTTTCATATACACTTCCTCCAGAACATCTATACGGCGTCCCTACTCTTCGGGATTATCCGGTGGGCAAAGACAGTTATCTGTTTGCTTGGTTTAATTCAATAAAATTATCCGTCAATGAAACCGTTTATGTTTCTCCAGAGGGTTTTTATGGAGCGACTCATGAGTTGTTTTATGCGGCAGAGGATTTGCCAGATGCTTCTATCTATACTGTAGGAGAATTTACGGACGCCTTTATCAACGATCGTTATTTTGTGGACCGTGGATACGGACGATCACCTGATCCGGTAGCAATCATTAAGAATGCCAAGTATTTACAGGTTAATAAGCCTTCGTCAACTTGTTTATCTATCTTAAGGATGGATGTTTTGAGTCATATCAGTGGCGCACAGACGACGCATGAAGCACTGTATGAGTCTGCGTATCAACATTCATTGACTTATCCAACGGTTTACATTCGAGTCTTAGCCAACACATCTCCATTAAGTGAAATGCGATACATTTATAGTTATGAAATGCGGTATAGTGTGAATGGTAGCAATGCCTATGTCTGGGTAGAACCCACACTTCCAGAATTCCAAACTGAAGCGTTACGCTATTTCTATAAACCCGTTATTAACGGTTCTGCCTTGTTCTCGAAGTAGGAAATTCCCATGAAAGTATTGTACGCTAATAATGCTGAAGGTTTAACTGCTGCGGGTTCTAGTGGTCATAACTTGATTCTAGCCACAGGTCAAGGCGCTCTTTTCCCTTCGATCCCGGAAGAAGGAGGTTATTTCTTCTATGTGCGGGTTGGAACGAATGAATCTAATACGGTCTATACAGTTATCAATAGAGTGGATGATGAATTAACTACCGTAGAATATCTCGAAGAGTACGCAGCAGAAGTTCCTGTTAAACTAACTGTTTGTGCTGAACTGCTTGATCATTTCGCGCAAGAATATGATGGTGATGTCTTTGTTATTGATTCGGTTGAAGGCGATTTTTCGACATGGGGTTCCTTTGAATCGGTTTTGTCAGAATTGAATTTAATCGGAACTGTGGTTGCTGATTTAAGGGGTATTCATTCTATTATTCTTGATGATCGCGAGTTTAGGTCATCCGAAAAAATAAAGATTAGCGGTCATCGCGTCGATGTTACCATAGATAGTGTTCAATCTTCGTCGGGAAGTGCTGGAGATTACAGTGTCGTATTGAATGTCGAGTCCGTGACCGGATTATTGGAAGGCCATGTTTTGCTTTGTTATCCTGGACTCCTGACTGGAGGCACGAATCCTAGCTATTTATCGGGCGCGCATCTTATTACGAATGTCGATGCAGTCAATGATCGCATTACCATCAATCTCCGGTCTTCTCTTGGAGTTCCGAGTGGTGCCGTATCGGGAGATGTCGTGGTCTTTACTACTGTAGTGGATCAAATTATTTTAGCAGGAAAAGGATTTAACAGTATTGAGAATGTTGCGGTTGTCGCCAACGATGAAATCGGATTGCGAATTACAGATACCTTTACAGGTAATTTCTACGAAGGTGGAGAAATTGTTATTATTAACTCCACATCCAGTGGTGTTTATTTGGAAAATACCCGTGCTTATCTAAATATAGGGCTGACCATTACTGGATGCTTGACAGGGATAAACTCCATTAATTCCATTCTTTATTGTAATCCAATCATTATAAATTGCGAGAATGCTTTTAATGTTTCTCAAGGAATATTGGACTGTTATGTTCTCTATATCATGGGTTGTACCGAAGGCATCCATGTCACACACGGGGCTTCGGCACGATTACAGGTAGGGGATGATTTTGGAGCAACGATTGATCATGTCACCAATATTGCCATCAAGGCTTCACGGTACGGCTATATCGAAGTTGTCGATCCTGTGTTATCGAACAATGGAACCGATTACAGTCCTGCATTGAATACACAAGGTAATAAGTACGGGTATATTGACGATGGTACTTAATACTTCGACGTTCAATACAGATATTCTTAATGGCTCCTCTACAGAAAGTGGTCCATTAAGCCGTGCGACAGGTACGCATACATCGACGTATGGCACAACATTTTCCGTTTCGTTTGCGCATACCGCGATATATGGCACCACGGCTCTCGCTTCCAATGTCACCCGTTACGAATCCGATGTTGATCGAGCCATCGGTGTTCATGAATCCCTCTATGGATTAACGGCTCAATACCTCCATACGATGACCTGGGCTTCCGATAGCCTTCTCAGTACCGTCGCCTCTCACGAATCGAGTTATCAATCGAGTGGTGGCTTCGCCACGATCGTCACGACCCACAACACCACTTGGGCGAGTGATGTTGGTTACTTATCGGCCTTTGCGCTTCATGCAACAAATTGGGAATCATCGGGGAGTGTAGAGACCACTTTCGCATCTCACGAAACCACTTACGATTCTTTCATACGGATTCCCGGTTATGTGGTTCATGAGGTTTCATGGAGCAGTTCGGGTTCCAGTATCTATTCTACGGTAGCCACTCATGAAGTCGCATGGGCATCGTTGCCAGCCGTTACGGCGAGTCACACTACTCGTTATCAATCGGTGGCGGAAGACTTTGCGATTCATACCCACACCTGGAAATCGTTTGTTCAGGAGAACGTGGGAGTTCACGAAGCGCGATATCGTTCCTTTACCCTCAATGCGCAGTTTATTCTTGCCAATGCCTACATTGAGCCGGACATCCAGTTGTTGTCGGCCTCGGTGACGGCGGATGAAGATTCCCCGTATTATCAATGTGAAGTCGAGTTGCGGGATGCCAAAGACTATTCCACCTTCGTGCGCGATCAAGCATTTATTCTGCATCTGTTCGATGACGAGTATCATTTTGTGGTGGACAGCAAAGGCTTATCGCGCAGCATCGATGACGAGGGCAACTATCAGGAAAGCGTTACGCTTTCCGGGCTGTCGCCGTTGTGTTTAAAAGCCGCGCCGCGCTCCACGCCGATCACGAAGGTGTGGGTGACGCCCATCATGGCGTCCGATGTGGTGGAGGAACTGATCGGACTTGTAACCTGGAATTTGGTGGACTGGATGATTCCGGGGTATCGCTTGTCGGCGGACAATGCTGATCCTTTCGAGATCGCCCAGAACATCGTGAACGCTGCCGGGGGCTTGCTGGAGTCACAACCCAATGGGAGTGTAGTGGTGCGGCATCGCTGGCCGACGAGCATTGCCGCACTGGACACGGGGATTCCCTCCACGATCTTGTCCGAAACCATGATTTATTCAGCGCAGGAGCAACCGACGCAGGACGTGTTGATGAATCGCATTCGGATCACCGACTCCAATGCCGGGTATCAGGATCGACTCGAGTACGAACCAAATCAGGTCTATGGCGAAGACGATCCGTGGAGCGGGATGCTCTATGCCTACTTGAGTCCGTGGCGAGATGGACTGCGCATCGTCACCACTCGGGGTTCAAAGATTCAACTCGGGACACAAAGCGAAAGCACCAAACGCATCTTTGATGCGGATGATGAGCAGACTGCTGAAGTCTTGACCTTTGAAGGCGGTCAAAGCTCGACGCGGTATCCCATCATGACACTGGATTCACTGGAATGGTGGGACGAAAATCTAGGTGGATTAACCTTTGTTCCGTATGCCACCACCGTCGAAGCCAGTGCGGAAGGCGCTTATTCAGGTTATTCACTCGCGCAAATCGAATACACGACTCGTCGTTTACAGGTGCCGGTGCGCTGCACTCCAGACGCCGAAGCGATCGAAGCACAATTTTTATTATTGGAGACGCAAAATGGCTGAGGTAATTGTTGCCACCCTGAATGTTTCATTTTCTGAGGATACGACAGAAGACACCACGCAAAGCGTGTTGAAACTGGAGATTGACGATCGCGAAGACGGATTAAATAATGGGGACACCTCGTTCAGTCCTGGAGACGATGCCTATTATTTTCTGTTCAAAGATTCGAACGTGACGGTATTGGATCACGAAGTCACGGCGGGAGGAAAATCGTCGGAAGGCAGTGGCACCAAATCGATCAATGAAAGCATCACCTTCTCCAACAGCGATACCGCTTCTTTGGGTTATCCGCCCGATGGTGCGGTCGCTTTGCAATGGTTGGGTCGATCGTTCGAGATTCGAGGAACCACCATTGTGCCCAACTCGACGTTGCCCGAGATCACTCGCAGCGAGTTGAAGATGCCCAATGGGAAAAAGGTGGCGGGTCTCTTGAACTGTGTCTACACCTCCACGGGCACCTTGTATAAACTCAGCAATGTACCCAAAGACTTTGAGGAAGTGCTGGTCTTTGCGATCGGCACGGTGTCCTGATGGACATTCTTTGCATTCGGGGTTCGGGGGATCGACCGGGCGATGACATCACCGATCCACTCTTAAGCACCGTGGAAGCCGGATTGTCGAGAGGCCGCGCTGAACTTGATGAAGGCGCATTGAGCGATGAACAGCGTCTCGAAACAATTCTAATGGATTTACGATTGGGTCAACTGATCGAAGTGGACGATTCGACATTAGGTCGTTGGCGAGGTAAAGTCACGTCTTTATCCCATCAAGTACAAATTGATGACGAAGGTAATTTGTCGGGATCTAGTACTTTCTCTTTCCGCAAACCTCGTCAATAGCACACTTGAAGTGAATTTGGTGGCAGATCGGCATATACCATCCAAGCGGTGCCGAGAGGTTGGACATGAGGATCAATGAAAACTTCACCGTCATAGTCCACTTGAAAGATGATAGAATCTCCAAAAGCTTCTCCAAGGCGTTCTTGACAAGAACGAATGGCTTTAGCGTTGACCATAGAGTTAGTCAAATACACCACTGGATTGCCAATCAATCCTTCACGTTCAATCCGTTTTTGTAAATAACTATTCGTTACGTGGTAATACCTCATGCACCCTCTTAAACAATTACGAAAAATGATGCAAGAATCTTCACCGCAACAAGGTAAAGTGGTGAAAGTGAGCTCTGAATTGCGTGTGGCAACGTATCAAGGATCGATAGCGATCACACCTTCGGCAAATGATGCGACGGTATATCGAGTGGGAGATTCTGTTATCCTTTCAAATGGAGTGATTGTGGGGCGACGGTTAAAGACTCCCACTACGTATGTAATCTAACTCATCGAAAATTCTTCGAGAAGTTCCTCAATGAGGATGAATTCTCCTTGATAAATAAAACTCAGATAAAAACCTTCGCAGTCATAAGCAATATGACCATGATTGATTTCCATATCAATCTCGTGTTGTCTGAGTATTTCACGAACACGAAGAACTCGATTCTGCTTTTCAAGTTCCATCCTATTTTTATATTCTTCTGTGTCCTCTATTCGATGAATAATAAACGAATGTATTTGTTTGCGGTTTAAGAAAATAGAGAAACAACCTGTCTCTCCAGAAGAGCGAATTTGATCTTCAATCTCTTGAATATTTTCTGCATCCAGTTTAAACCTTTTTGCAGAGTCAAACGAAAGATGATAAGACCAGTTATGCAAAATATCGTATTGCATGATGATTCTATTTTCTTGTTCAACCGTTAGGCCAGATACCAGTTCTTACAAATTTTAATAACTCTTCATCAGTTAAATACCCGAGTCGTTCTCGAAGTGCTGAAACATGATGGGGTTGCATTGGCTCATATCTATTTAAAAATAATGCTGCAAAAAACAATCTATTATAATTAATGTTACTCATTTCACCTGCTTTATAAGCAGTTTTTATGGCCGATTCATCATACAAAGCTTTAGATTCTTTTGTATTAGGTCTTGATACAACTCTGGTAAAATCATCAGGATCGTACCAAGCTACGGGAACTAATTGATCAATAAAATTTTTCATTCATTATTCCTTTTCATAATAAACACAATCTTCTTTCAATTCTTCTTTACGATTAATATAGCCACCACAAGCATAAGGTGTCTGTGAAAAAATCCAGTGCATACTAGCGGGTAGTGGTGGTATTTTATAAGGATAAGTGCAATGTCCATTCCCATTTGGATGGAGTTTTCCATTCTTTGTTTTATTCCATTGAGCGTGTTGACATCCCATGCAACTTTTCATAAGTAACTCAAAGTATTTCGAATGTAATCTTCAATTTTCTTTTCTAAATATTTATTTGAGATTTGACAATTATGCCAAAAGAGTAATGCAGTTCCTAGTTGATGAAAATCATGAATCCAAGATGTATCAAATTCAAGAACTTTATTCCAAAAATCATCATCTTCGACATAAATTTCTATCAATCCATTATTTCCTCCTTCTCTAAATTTCCAACCAAACAGTTCAGTATGACCTGAAAGTTCATCGGTTTTTAATAATTCTTGACTGTTGTTTTCCATGATGTTTCCATTGATTGGGTAATTAAAAATAATTATGTTGTATACTATTATATACCTTACATTAATTTATTATTTTACGTATGTCTGATCTCGGCCAATTACTAAAACGGATTATTAAAAAGAAAAAAGTTGAAATTTCTAAAAAAACGCTTACACTGATTCCTTATCAGCCTGAAACAGACACTGAAAAATTCAATCGATATTATGAAAAAACAGATTCATGTTGGAATTGGTTAGGTTCTTTAGATCGATACGGCTATGGTAAGTTTCGATTAGGTCATCGAACATTTAAAGCTCATCGATACAGCTATCGACAGTATTACGGAGATTTTGATGAATCTTTTCACGTATTACACCACTGCGATAATCCACGTTGCGTTAATCCCCATCACTTATTTTTGGGAACAAACCGGGATAATGTTGCAGATCGCACAGCGAAAAAAAGGCATGGTCAAACATCGAAACGCCTTACTGCGAATGAAAAGGCAGCAATTTTTACAGCCGCCCAACAAGGACAATCCCTCCAATCCTTAGCTGAGCTTTTTCAAGTTCATATCTCCACCATTCGACGTGTGTTAAAACGAACGGAAAAGCCCCATTGAGCACATTGCAACTGACCCCGCTACCCCAACATTCATTTTTAATGAATGTGGCTAAAATCGCTGATTTAGTGGCTTTAAAGCCGATATATTTGGGAGTGTTGCTGGAGTCCAGTGAGTATGATATTAAACTTTCACATAATGAATATTTTTCAATCACCGGAAATCTGACTGCTTGTTGTACAACTCTCAAACCTTATCATTTAAAAATCATCACCCATCACATTCACTTTCCACTTTACCAAGAATTGACTTTAATGGGTATTCACGACTTTCAAAAAATATCCTTTTTTATTATTCCCAACTTGTTCGAATTGTCTTGTCATTAACACCACGAGACGATACACTGTGTTAAGCATTAACTCTTAATGCCTAAATTTAACTTTGGAGACACACAAAAATGTTGCAAGATCTCAAATCTGGAATCACTGTCAAGCCTTCATTAGTCCCTTTGCTGCGGACGGCGAACACGTATGAAGGTGTTGCTGTTAATCTTCGTAACTATCACAGTGCCACGGTTGTTTTTACTTTAGGTGCTGTAGCTACAGGTGGTACTGCCACTTTTAAAATTCAAGAATCCAGTAATGGAAGTTCCGGTTGGGGAGATATTGCTGCGGCTCGTCTAAACGGTACGATTGCTGTGATGGATACTGCGGATACAGTTCAGGTCATTGGCTTGACCGATGTGGGTGGCATTACCAAGAAGTACATTCGGGTGTATGCAACAGTCGCTACAAATAGCGTGACTTGTGCGGCTTTAGTCATTCGTGGCAATGCACAACATGCGCCTGCTTCCGATTCCAATGTCGGTGCTATTTTGATTTCTTAAGTTCTTGTTTGATGGATAAAAGCCCCATTTTTGGGGCTTTTTTATTTTGGTGAACCGTATGGGGATCGAACCCATCTGACTAGCGTGAAAGGCTAATGATCTCACCAGAAATCCAACGGTTCGATTAAGGCACACATTTAGGTAATGCAGGTGTTGGTACTGAAATTTCTACAGGGACTGGAACAGGATTAGTACCACCAATAAAATTAATGGCAAATTCACGCCATTTGTTTTTGACTAATTCATGAGATGTTCCTAACGTATTCGGTCCAGGAAAAGACCATGAAAAAGGAATCACTCCCACAATAGGAATTTGATAAGAATTAGTAATGGCAATGACATGATTATATAATTTTTCAATCTTGTCTAAATGAAATCGTCCTGTTTCAGATAATGATCCATCTATTTCAGAATCTTTTCTATATTTTGACCACCCATCTCCAACAAGTACAAATTTTGGTTTGGGATTTTGTTTTGATGCAAAGTTTAATAAAAATTCATATCTAAAATCTGGTGCAAGATCACTCCATTCTGACGCATAACTGGGTGTAATACTAATCCAATCTATACCTTGTGTTAAAGAAAACTCTGCATTTGTGTATTCAGGAAATACATTATCATAATTAATCCATAAAGGAATTCCATCAAATGCTGGACGAGAGCGAATAGCATTAACTAGCTGTTGTAAAGCCACAGTTGTCAATGGATTGGTTTCTGGCTCATCGGCAATTAAAAAAGCGGCTAATCGATTTCGATAAGGTTTAATAACATGTTGTTCTACTGCATTAAGAATTTCATTAACACGATGAAGATTAAAAGTCATACACTTATTCCAATCACATTCGAATGTCATATCAAGAGCAGTAAATTGAAATAAGATTTTTGCAGTGGGATGTAAAGCAGCAATTTCTTCCAAAGGTTGTTCAGGATTAGCTGCTTGAATAAATACAACATTCGTATGATCCATAGTTGCTCTAACACCCGCTGGTGACTGATGCCAATAACCAAAAAAAGGTTTAACTATATCAGCATAAACTGAAGTAGATAAAAACATTAGAATAAAAACAACTATGAACTTTTTCATAAGCCACCATATCATAAATAAAATAAGGTGGACGGTGAGGGAATTGCACCCTCATCCAAGTAGAGTTACTACCCGCTGTTAGCCTTTCGCACAGTGACCGCCCGTTTCTTCAAGGATACCAGGCGTTTCAATAAAATGTAAATATTTTTTTTCAGTAAAATGACTTAAACAACAGGTTTGGTGTGCATTAAAACCTTTGTAAGGCGTGCTTTTTAAAAAAAGAGTGTAACGATAACACTTGTTTTTTAAATCACAACCTTCTAATGCTCTACAACCTGATAATTCCATTATTTGTCAGCCTCGTATGCAGCATCTACCAAACGAATTAAAATAATTAATCCAAAGATCATCCAAAATTCCCAACGGTATACAATTTCTCCATCTATACATGTTAAAACAAATGCAATCGTACTGTGTAAAATTAGTTGTGAAATATTTCTAATTAATTTAGTCATCTAAATTTTTTCATGCTTTGGACGAATGTAAGTAATGGTGGCTTTAGTATCTTTACGAACTAATTCAAAAAATTGCCACCCTTCTGGACATGCAGCCAGCAAATATGTAGCACTCTTGAATGGATCAATATCCCAAACTATTTGGGTGGATTCAAAACCTTTTGGAATTTTTCGTTTTCTCATCAATGTTTCTCTTGTTGGTGGAGCAAGAGGGACTCGAACCCTCACGATATAAATCGTCAGATCTTAAATCTGATGCGGCTACCAATTACGCCATTGCTCCAATTCATTAAAATAAATTAGAATTTCTACGTTCATTAACAAGTTTAAACGCTTGTTCTTCTTTTATATCTTCCTCAACAAGTGTGACTATTTTACATAAACTTGCTGCAATTGATTGTAAGCTTTCCGCAATCAGTTCAATTGCGGCAATTTCACGGTATTCGCGAGGAATGAGATTCATGAAATACTCCAAGTTTAGTGAAAAAGACATAAGGTCCAATGATCATAAAACTAAAAAGAAACATGAACATTAAAATTATAATGAAAATTCCCATGAGTGGAAGAGTCACAATAATACTGGCTAGTTTTAAAAAATCTATCATATTCATATTGAACAATAAATATCAAATTCTAATTGAGTGGAAAAGTTAACATTGATACGAGTCACCACACCAAATAATCTAAGATTATTATTAAGCATATTAGAAATAATCCGATTTTTGGTTCGTGAAAGATAACCTAACATGGTTTCATGATAAAAAACTTTGACAGCGTATTCATCATGTTCATTTTCATCGTCAGGTATTAATTCTAATTTATCATCTATTTGTATGTTTTTTATCACCTTCTTCAAATCATAATATTGTCCACCCGCTAAAACAAATGAATCTAAAAATACATCAGTCATCGGGCATTTCCTGAATTTGTTTTTGAGCCTGCTGAAGTGTTTGAATAAAGTTGGACAATTCATCCCCTTTTAATCCGATTAGTACGGGTCGTATATCGGGGTGTTTATATTTTATATGAAGTACAACTCGTTTGTCAATAATTCCAATTTCCAAATCTATTTCTGTATTACTCATCAGAGTCTCCTTCAAATTGAATACCGGCTTTTTCAGTAAAATTAACTACATAGCCCGCTTCTAATAACCACTGCCCCACACTCACGGCTTGAGACGCTGCTAAAGTCAGCATAAAAGATTGTTCTTCTACTGTAATTGTTAGAATTATCAGATGATTGACTGGATCAATTTCTACTTCAAACAATTTGGCCCCATCCGTACTTTGTAATAACTGCACATCGAATGGATCTACATAAGTAGAATTCATGGGTTGTACTAAATTTTTTGTTTCTTTTAATTGAAGCATATTGATACCTTTAAAGTTATTCATCCATTAACAATTCTTTCAAATTCATTTTACCATCCACTACTGCCGAAAACAATGACTTACCTTCATTTAAAAATTCCATTATTTTTACTTCAACCGTATTTTTCATATACAGTTGGTACACATATACCTTTTTCTGTTGCCCTGTTCTATGACATCTTTTTAATGCTTGACGAAAAACGTCGGGACGGTCGGTATTTTCGTATAGAATTACATAGTTGGCATTTTGTAAATTCAATCCTTCACCACCGGATGCAATATTCACCACTAAGATTTGCGTGTTTGTGTTCTGTTTAAATTTTTTATATTCATCAACCTTGTTCCCTTCCGCCGTGACATTCATGGCCGCATAGTTGTATTTCAACTTTTTCAATCGAGTAATAATATCTATACCTGATTGATTGAATACATGAAAAATAACGACCTTACAATCATCAGGAACATCTTGTAAAATTTCTTCCAATGCATCTAACTTGGGATTGATAAACGTCAGTGCAACTCGTTCATCATCTACATCTTCATATAAGAATCCACTGGCGACTTGACGAGTTTTCGAATAGTAATTCTTTCGTTGTTGTTTGGCATCTGCGGTATTCCCTTTCGCTTGTTCAATACTGTCCATAACCAGTTGACGATACACAGCTCTAGCATCCGGGGCCAAAACCAATGGCATTTTAATCATAGATAAAGATGGTAAATCGCTACATTCATGATCGGCATACCGAATACTACGATGTCCCAACATGCTGTGTAAAACAGGTTTATTTTTTTCTGGAAAGATCCAATCCATTCCACCCCAATAATTAGCTTGAGGTTTAAACAAAGCTTGTAAAAAGATTGTTTTATTATTTCCTAAAGTTTCACCACGATCTATGACATGAAATTGTGCCCAAAAATTAGTAGGATCTCGACCTACTGGTGTCCCTGTCATCCCCAAACGATATGGGATGAAATTCGCTAACTCATTACAGATTTGATATGTCAGAGTATTGGTGTGTTTGACATGATGAATTTCATCTAAAACCATCATTTGAAAACGGGTAGCAAATGATCTTAATGCTTTTTTATTGAGTACTCTTTTACGGGTTGTTTTTCGACTAGAAACTTCTTTAAAGTCAGTCGTAAAGATGGGTAAACCATCGTAATTCACGATATATAAAGATGCCTTTTGTTCCAGTAACGCTAAACGTTCCGCTTTTGTTCCAGTTAAACCTACTGCGGTTAAATGGGTAGCAACATGAATTTCTTCTAACCAAGATTCAACATTCACTAAATTAGGAACCACAATCAAAGTTCTTTTAACTTGTTTCAGTTTTTGCCGACTTTCAATGGCTGTTAATGCGATTCTGCTCTTTCCGAGTCCCATATCGAGAAAATATAAAAATCCATCAAAACATAATCCCAGATATAAACTGGCAAGTTGATGAGTAAAGAGTTTAGTTTTCGTACTAAACTGTGGACAAATTTCTTTAATTGCGGCTTCTAATTCTTGACGAGAAGCTCGTTTAATCCAATCAAAAGAATCTCTTGGTTGATTAATAAACTCTTTTACCGCTTCTTTGCGAATCATGAACTGTTCCTTGGCCGAAAGCGGGGTCGTTGTGTGGGTGTGGGTGTGCTGGTTTCTTCACTGGGTTCTTCCAACATCGTCCAATAACGATCATTAATGCTGGTACTGTCCATACAAAACTGACCTAAACCATACGCTTGAGAAATAAGTACCATTTGACCACTTTCTTGTCCCCGTGCTTTTGCAACAAATAATCGAGCTAATCCCAAATTCTTTTCTTGTGCCGTTTGACAGAATGCGATCACAGTATCTGCTGTTGCGGCTTTTGAATAATCTTCAGCCAAATGTTTGAGCGTAATCACACGAGCATCTTCTGCGGTTCGATTAGCTTGTGATGCTGTGACCATAGCAACATTACGTTCCACAGCAATTCTTCGTAATTCTTTATAAATTTCACCTGTACTGGTACGGAGATTTTTATAATCTAATTTCATGATATCTGCGTAGTCCAATAATATAATATCTGGAACGTAATTGTATAATCTATCTAATGTATCTAGATAAACTTCAAGACCTTCAATGGACAATGAACTCATTGGAAAACCACGAATTTCCAATGATTGTCTTCCTTTATACCGTTCCAGTTTTTTAGCTACAGCAGCTATGGTATTTTCATGTCGAATGGATGGTCTATTTAATTCTTCAACAGCTAAACTGGAAAGTCTTCCCAATCCATCATGATTAAAAGTACTGATTTGAATCTTTTGAATTTCTTGAGTGGCGTGAGCACTCAATGAATATATACATTGTAAATATCGTTGCAAAACCTGAGCTTCAGGCATTTCCAATGTGATATGAAGAACTTTTTTTCGATGTTGGAGACATTGTCGGCCAATATTGATGAGTGCCCAAGATTTACCACGAGATACTGATGCTAAGAATACAAGTAATTCACCGGGCGCGGGTCCAATTTGTTGTTCTTCAAATTGTCGAATACCGTATGGATATGGCGGCAAAATCTTTTCTTTTAAAACCTGTATAAGTTTTTTTGGATCGTTAAAAGATAAACCACGATCAAATACTTGGATTTGTCCTTTTAAACATTTATTGAGAGTGTTTTCAGCAATCACTAAAGATTCATTAGTTTCATCTTTAATAAGTAATGCGGCTTCAACAATCGCTCCTTTTAATCGTTGTCGTCTGACAAATTGATTAAGTTGATTGAGTACAAAATCTTCGTTAATAGAATCTTTAGTTTGAAATAAATTGGTCAGTAATTTGGTATACAGTTCACCACTTTTGGGATTTTTAGAATCTTGTATTTTAGATTCTAAAAGATCTGCAATATGTTCTTTTGGTGGCTGTTTGTACTGTTGATAATATGTAATGGCAACCCGGACAATTTCTTTATAAAAATCACTTTCAAATAAACCAGGTTCAATGACACCAAAAATAATACTGGCAGCACGATCATTAAAAATTAAGAGTGATAAAAGATTTTCTTGCAAACTACCTGTTATTTTTTCAGACATACAATTTATTCCTGGTAGAATATTTTGAAAAAGCTTCCATCATGACGGTACTGTAACGAATACCATACCGTTCAATATACCTCATTAGTTTCATTTCACTCATTTTTGGAGAATTCAATTCCGGTATTTCCACAGTCTTCCAATTAAATTTTGGATAAGGTAATTGGATAAGTCCATAATTACGTTCTAATAATTCTTTATGTTGTTGATAAACCGTTTCCAATTTATCCACATCGTTCATAATTTTTAATGCCGTCTTGATACCAATACGATCAATGCCTTTAACAGCATTGTGCGTTCCAGTCATGGCAGTGAGCATCACCCAATCTTTCGGTGTAATGGATGGAAATTCTTGATCAAAAGTTTCCCAAGTGTATTCACGATTTTTACGTAATAAGATTAAATTTTGTAAATGTAAAAATTGATTAAGATCATCATCATTGGATAATACGTAAATCTTTTTATAATGATCTGAACACTTTAAAATGGTTTGGGCAATTAAATCATCCGCTTCTAATCCTGGAATTCCCCATACGGGAACATTGATATTTTCACAAAATTCTTCAGCCAGTTGAAAACTGGTTTTAACAATTTGGGAAAAATCATCATTAGCCTCTAATTTTTTTCTATTTTGTTTATAATCTGGATAATGCTTTTTACGAAGATAGGGTGGACTATCTTTACATACTAAAATATGCGTGGGATGGTATTTATTGAGTTGGTGGGCAAATTGATTAATAACACCAAACAAACCTCCAGTGGGGATACCATTGAATTCTAGTTGCGGATGTACGTGAATACTCCGCATGAGTGTATTAGCAAAATCAATAATGAATAAACTATTCTCCATTGGAAAATCCCAGTCACTTTTGTAATGTCGCGGTTAGTAAATCTTTTCCTAATTGAACGGTATATTCATCTAATTGTTCTTGCTGCGTATATTCTTCCAAAGCTGCAAACGGATCAATTCGACGAAACTTGGATGTTTTGACTTCCACTTCATTATCTGAACTTTGTTTTTCCAACACAACATCAAACAATTTTAGATTTTGTTGTTGGCACCATGCTTGAATACTTTGTTTTAAATCAGACCATTGTGATAATTCTTTATTTGCTAGTTTAATTTTTAATTTTAAATGATCACCGGCTTGGACGTGATGCTGTTCGCATTGTTTTTTAAGATCAAGAAATGAAGTGACGGTTAAAGATAACCGTTGAATAGTATTCAGTGGAATTTCCACATGACCTGCATCAGTTAAATGCAACATTCGAGGTTGATAGTGATCACCAAAAGCAACTGGATGAGGTGTACCAATATATGTTAATGTATCTATATCTTGTGGTACGTGAATATCACCCGAATAAATTTTTGCATTTGTGCGGGAAGTGAGCCACTTCAGATTTAGACCATGATTCATTTCAAACATGTTGCTGACTTGGCAACCAATGACACTCTGATGCATAAAGATATAATGAATATCTGAATAATCTATATCTTTCCAGTCCACTTCTGGAGTCTTACTATGGGGCAACCACAATGTCAATTCGAGATTATTGGTAATAATCTGAGGTTTATCCACCCATGTAATATGTTCAACATGATCTAAAAAATCTAAGTAAGGATGTTCGGGTTTTAAATAATCATGATTGCCTTTTAAGATAGTAACATGAACATAGCCAGCATCAGTACATCTGACTAATTCATTAATGAGTCGATTCACTAACTCTGCTGGATGTCGATCTTTTTTATCTAACAAATCTCCCAAAATAAATAAATTGGGAATTTTATGTTCTTTAAGGTATTGTCGTACACTATTAAAAACCATCCAACGGTATTCTTCATGAATATTTTCCGTCAAATGTAAATCAGAAATGATCAAAGCATTCATGAAAATAGCCGTTTTTGGGGTTCAATGATCGTACTACTACCCAAACATAGCTGAGTAGTGGTACGGGGCTAAAATCGCCGTTTTGACGGCTTAATGGTGGTATATTTCGGCGGTTTCCGTCACGATGTCGGAAATGTCATGATCCAAGTAAGTTTCTTGCATCACGGCACTGGCTTTATCCACTTGCGAATAAGGATCAGCTTCACGAATGGCGTTGATTAGCTTGTTCCCATAAAAAATAGAACTGATTTGCGTATCAAACAAGATCTTACTACGATCTGTTCGTGTGTCATGAGTACTGCGCCGCGTCATGTGATTATACAAATCGTACATATTCATTGGGTAGAGTGTGGGTTCCAATACGGGTTCCACAAACTTACGCGGAAACGAGCGGGTTAACACTTTTTCCGCTGCATTAAATGGCACTTCCACATCTAACCAACTTTGCCAAACATCGGTCACTTTATAACTGTTGTCAATCAATCGCCGCACCTTCGCAGCCAATGAACGAGTGGACCATCCATCCAACAACTCTCGTGCGTTCAATTTACCGATTTGATCTCCGATCATGGCTCCGTTCATACAGATCAAACGCATTACTCCAGTACGTAGTTTTAATCCCAAACTACGATCATAAGAGTTGTATGCGTATAACTTCAAATTGGATTTATCCCCATTACCAATATCTAATTGGCGTTCTAGTGGAAGATCCATTTCAATTTGAATAGCGGCACCATCTTTCATGGAAATGATGTTCATTGTGCCTTCTTGATCATGATACAACTGATGATATGCATCACTTAAAATATCCACTAATTCTGTATGGGGCACCACCACACTTTTCGCATTAAAAACTCCAAACAAACGATCATGATCTTTACTGAGTACGACTTTACGTTCACTGAATTCACGAAATTCAGTCACACTGGATTCTTTAAATTTTAAAAGATCTGGAAACGCTTGCAATAACGGCATGGTTTCAATGGGTTGTTTCCAGCTATCATCAATGTCAACAATATTCATGGGGACGACTCCAATTGTGGGGATAAAAAGTTTTCACATATTTATACCTTTTATAAAATGTTTTATGGCACCATATATAAGATACTGCAACAATTTGGATATGCGGTTTGTTCAGCAAGGAGTTCAATCGTTTCTAATTCTCTTTCACCTCTAAATCCAATATTACGTTTTTCTAAACTGGTTCTCATCAATTGATATGCTTCTTCGGCATCGGTTGCTACGACATAACCAATACCATAAACAGGTTGATCTGCAACGGAATATTTCATTCCACGACACGTTACTCGATATAATTTTTTATTCATAATCAAACCACATGAGTTCCATTAGTTCTTCAATTAAATGATAATATTCATTTCTATTTAATACTGTTTCAAAGGCACTATCACTCCCATCTTCAAAAATAAAATGCGTTTTTTCTGGATTAACAGTAATACTAAAAATTCGATTAAATCGATAAGTTTCAGAATCACTTTGATTGTGAAGTTTATAATCATTTTCATCTTTGATGAGCAAAGTCACAATTTCAATACCTCATTGATCAGCCATTAATATCCATAATGCAAAGTCTTTTGCATCTTTAGCAAATATTTCTACAACGGTTTCTTGATCATGCGCTAATAATGCAAAATCACCGTTTGAATCTCTTCGCATGATCAATTGACTATCATGAGAGGCTACCAAATGTGGTACATATCTTGGATACATACGATCAATGGCAGTAATGTCATATTTAGAAGTGTCCATATTAAATTCTAAGTTAATAATACATCAGGATCTGCATTTTGCAAAAACAACGAATACGCTAATAAAAACATAGATTTTTTACCTATCCTAAATACAGCATGAGGGTATGAATTCAATTTAAATAAATCAATACCGTCTTTACATAATCCCATCATGGGAGGTCGATTATTTTGTCGAAAAATGAGCATGGGGAGTTTTTGCGTGGCGTCACATTCTCCCAACAATTTAATCCAATAAGAGATAACTCCACCTTTACTGGTGCCAAACACTAATCCGTTGATATTGATATTCACTTCATTCTGATGTTTCGCTTCAATGACAAAACGATTGATTAAAACATAACCTGCATCTGTAGTAGCAATTAAATCACCGGCTATATGATCTGCTTGAATATTCTTTTGACGGGCGGTAGTGGCCTTACCTCCACTGGCTGGAGATCTTTCTAACACGTCATTATGCTCGCCATGAGTGAGCCATAAGCTTAACTCTTTAGCAAGCGTATTTTCTAAAGCATTACCTTTGGCTTTGGCTTTGGCTCCACCGGCTCTCATTCGTCGTCCACCATGATGAATCATTTAAATCTAATTCTTCTTTAAAGAATTTTAATTGATCTAAATTAAATAATAGTGTGCCGTGTTCAGCCACACACGAGAGTTTTAACACATACCGGAGCAATGACAGCGTTTCTTCATACAACTGTCCGCTACGAAAAAATATCCGTAAGCCAGTATAACAAGTATTATCAGAGTTTTCAATGTATTGAAAAAACTTGGGAGCAGAACCCAATAATCCTTTTAAAAAACCTTTGATGACGGGAACACTCAATTCAGCGGGAAGCTGCTCATACGTATCAAAAATAAAACGTGGAATCTTTTCATAACCCGGTTTTAAATCTTGTTGTGGACATACCGCTAAAATAAACCGAGTATTTTTATAACCACAAATTCTTGGAAATTTCTTTTTATTATTGCGAATGGGTCTTTCATTCCAGTATTGTGTGTAAATACTGCGTATCCGTTCAACCATTAAAGGAAAAAGATGACAATCTGCAAAATTGGTTTCGAATGTTTTAAAGGTGACAGTGCCGCATTGTACAATGTAACCAAACAGTTCTGCGATGTCGGGATTAAATTCCAATGGGTATTTAGGACGATGACGACGCGGAATTTTTTTGCGCGTCATCGCCATACTTTCGACATGATTAATGTAAGGTTGGGTAGTTAGATACATTAATATTTACGAACAGTGGGTAAAAATCGAGTTTCAATTTCTTCCCAATTTTTAGCCACCACTTCACGAATTTGTTGCATGACTTTTTTATTAGTCTCTGAGTCTAACATTTTAATACTTTGTGCCAGTGTTGATTTTCCATCTTTGTATTCATTCCAAATGGAAATATCAAAGTCAATGGACTCTAACCAAGTCAGTAAGGCTTCGGCTTCATCCATGCCATAACCAAATAGTATTGGAAACTCTGCTTCACGAAATGGGAGTCCAATTTTATTCTTTTTACATTGTGCCTTTACTTGAATTCCGTACACCCGCTTTTGTTTACGTATGGTGCGATCCAATCTTTTTAATTGGGCCAACCATAAGATTTGGCTGGCATAAAAATCCATGGCACGACCACCAGTACGACTCTTTGTCTCTCCAAAGCTTACACCAATGTTATCACGAATCTGTGAAATAATCATTAAATGAATTCTTGAACGTTCCATGTCTTTCACACAACGACGAAACAACTGTCCAATAATCTTGGGTTTGTTCGCACCAAAAGTGCCTTTATCAATTTCACGATCTTTTTCAGCACGATCAGATAGTGCATCCAAAGAATCTACAATGTATAAACATGGATCTTGAGTTTTGACCATCGTTTCCAATGTTGCTTGAAGATGTTCAAACCAAGATTCTACTGTAAAATCAGGTAATTTATCACCGGCAAATTCAATGGAACTGACCGGCATTCCCAAAGCTTCTGCATAATCTTCGTCAAATGCAGCTTCAGCCTCCAAATAAATAATTTTTCCTTTGGGAAATTTTTGGCGAAAATTAGCACACGCTTCAATAGCTAAGAGCGATTTGCCCGTACTTTTATCGCCAACGATATTACTCATTCGTCCCAAAGGCCAACCACCGCCAAGTACGCAATCTAGTAAAAAATTACCACTGGAAATGAATTCCAAGTTTTCTTTTTTGGTTCTAGCAAAATACAAACCTTGTTGTTCTTCTTCTATTTTGGGAGTCGCTTCTCGACGCTTGAGTTCCATATCAGTACCTTATGCCAGTAATTTAGGACGAGTTAAAACAATGGGTTGCGGTACAATCCCTTTCATTGAGAAATCCGAAGCTTTAAATTTCGGACAGCCTAAAAGAGTTTCCTCACTAAATTGATATTCCAGTTCATGAGAAGGATTTTCAAATGGTTGACAATGAATGATTTGTTTAGCCGTAGCAATATGCGATTGTTCGTCATATAAATGAAGATCACCAAATAACCACATTAAAGAACCTACTTCAAGATTTGAATGGGTAGCAAAATACAGTAATAATGCCCAATACTGTATCCAATTATGCGGTACACCTAATAATACATCTGCACTCCGTTGATAAACGGTCATGTGTACTTTATGTTCACGAACGAAAAAATTAATTAATGTGCCATGACAGGTGGTAGGTGTTTGTGGATTATTGTTCATCTCAGTAATGTTTGCCATGTCATAAGGATTCCATGTCGTGGCAACCAATCGTCGAGAATTTGGATTATTTTTAAGACCGTCTAAAATATATTTCACCTGATCAAATTGTAAATGATAAGTGTTCCCACTTTTTCTAAATTGATCTGAATACCCACCTCGATACATGTTTCCATAACCTAACTGTCCATCCCACCAATCCATGAGTTCTTCAGGACATTTAATATCTCCTGACATAAACCATTCCATTTCACGAATCGCTTTTTTCCATGCAGTTCTACGTACTGTCACTAATGGGGTGGTGTTTAAAGTAATTCGTGGATAATCGATGCAAGAAAAAGAATCAGAATTACGAGTATGGACACGTCGTCCTGCAACCATCAAATGCGCCAGCATTTTTTGATAAATAAAGTTGGATTGATTCGACATCAAAAACTCCTAAAACAGTAAGTACGAAGAATCGTACTTACTGTTGACTCGCTAAGGATTACTTATTACGATTACGTAAACTTGCTAATCTACTCTGTAAACCCGATTTACTTGCAGGTTCTTCAACCACTGGTTCCTCTTCCTCTTCTTCAACTTCTTTGGGCGGCGGTTCTTTCTTAGCAAAAGTCTTACGAGTCGTCGGTTTTGGCTTTTCCAGTCCCAAAGCTTTCGCTACTAATTCTTGCAATTCTTCGACGGATTCAGCTTCGGAAACATCCACTTCCAAATCTAAATTTTCAATCAAATCGAACAAAGCATCTTCGTCAAACAATGCCAACTCTGCGTATGTGGGAACTTCCACATCGGGAGTTTCCTCCACTACCTTTTTACTGGCTGTTTTAGCCGGTGCTTTGTCTGGAGCTTTTTCAGCGGGCTTAGATGCTTTTTTTCCACTGAAGACATTAGCAATGTGATCATACGAATGGAAAATCAAACAATTGGGTAGTGGATGATTTTCCAAAATATCCATTGCGGTATTATCTAATTCTACGGGACTGGAATTACGTGCAATCTTAACGGTGTATTTTGTTCGTGCGCCCGTTCCTTCACGGGTAATGTACAAATCGTATCCATCATCGGGATCATCTACATACAACAATTCACGAGTTCGTGAATCGGTAGATTGAGTAGCAATATCTTTATCTACCGTCCATGGCATCGCCCACATTTGTACCCCTTCTTTGGGCTTGTCCCGGTCAATCAAATACACCAATACCCGCTTAACACTGCGCAATTCTTTGGCGTACTCATCATCCCCTTCTGCCGTTGCTGCTTCACACGCTTCGGTAATGGGATCAGGTTCCCCTTTCATCCGCTTCAAATCTAAAAACGCAGAACTGTCCGGTCCCACATTGTAATGAACAAAAATATCTAAACCGAAATGTTCGGCATCATCCCATGTGGCTGGAAGAATACGGATACAATTTTCACCATCACTGGGTTTCCACATACTGACGTGATCCGTTAGATACGAATCACGTAAGTTGCCCCATTGTTCGGAACGCTTTTTATTGGCTTCAAAAGAACGCTTTTTGAAGTTAAGTTTACGATCAGTCTTTGGCATTGCAGTATCTCTTTAAAATTGATGGGTTACTAAACAATTATACCTATTTAAGTTCGCCGTTTTAACAAATCTTTAAACGGTTTACGATTTTCAGCTAACTTAGCTCTTTGCATTTCATATTGAACATCTTCAGTTCCTCCTTTAATCGATTCCGTATTAAAATAATTGGCTTTCCATAATTCTGCCATTTCTTTAATCATATAACCTCGTGCGTTATAAGCATCTTTTAATGCTGCCCACACGTCGGTTTCCCATTTAGCACGAAGATATCGTTTAGAATCTTCTCGATAATCTTCATCTAACAATGTAAGTTGTTTTACTAAATCTTCAGTTAGTTTGCGACCTTCTTCAGTGGCTTGCTCACGAATCCGTAAACTGTTTCGAGCATAAGATTCTTCCATGCGTTTTTTTGCTTCATCTCGAATGGATGAATAGTGCGCTACTCTTTCACTGACATTAAAAAACAATTCCCCATGATGGAGTATTGCAGTATCTAACTCATGTTTGTTAAATTTTAATCCTTCTTTGCATTGTTCATATAAATATTCATCTATTAAATCTTGTTGCGTTACCCATTGTTCCATTATTCGTCTCCAAAAATGAGTTCACCCAATGAAAGTAATAAAGGTGCAAATTTTTCACTGGAATTGTAAGGACGACTAAAAGCATTCATTACATTTAATACTTTTAATGCATCACCATCAGATCGAGCATTCATTGCTACCTTTGCCATATAATTCATAATAATTAATCGAATCGATTCTGGATTTTGTGATTGTAAAGAGTTAACTATACGGATGGTGTTTTTCCAAGTGGGTCGAACTTTACCCACCAGCAAACGACACAATTCAATGACTTCACCTTCTTCATCAGGTTCTTCTAAAACACTCCGAACGTCTTCAATGGAAGAACAACCACGACATTTCGATAAATATGTGAGTGCGCGACGAGGACTGCCTTGAGCGGTTTGTGCAATAACACTTAAAGATTTTTCATTCAGTTTAATATTTTCAGCATCTGCCACAACGCTGACTAATTCCATTAGTGCATCAATGGACACATCACGAAGATGATAAGTGTGACAACGAGTCTTAATGGTATCGGGAACTTTGTCCGCTTCTGTAGTACAGAATGCAAAATACACATGCTTTGGCGGCTCTTCAATGGTTTTTAAAAAAGCCTGCCATGCAGATTTTGTACACGCATGGGCTTCATCGATAATGATGTATTTTAAAGGATTTGTACCAAAAGTAGCATAATCTAAACGTGCTACTAATTCACGAATATCTTCGACTTTACCAAAAGATGCCGCATCAATTTCTAAAATGTTTTCATAGTCGCACCCCAACATGGTTGCGACAATACGCGCACAAGTCGTTTTTCCGCACCCAGAGCTACCTGTAAATAAATATGCATGAGGATATGTTTTTTGTTCAAATAAAGATTTTAATGATTGAACAACATGATCCTGTCCAATCATTTCATCGAATGTTTCGGGACGATATTTCACATGTAAATCTTGATTACTCATCGCTATCGTGCCTTAGTCTGCCTAAATTAGTGTCAAAAATATCTATTTTAGTAACCGTTGCATCACAATGATGGCGCAACCAATGATCAAAACTTTCGGTACAGTGATTGGGCGGATAATGATCAAGCATTTGTTTATATTCTATTTCAGGGTCTATCTCTTTTGGTATCATTAATGGAATACATCTTGAATTTGATCCATAAAAATCTGGATCGAAAACAATCAATAGTTTAGTATTACTCATGCTTAATTAGATCCTTGTAGTGAGTATTGGCACAATCTAAAAGTAATTGCATCGAATCATTAAAACTCTTATTACTTTTTACTTTGCTTAATGCCGCTAACACTGGGATAACGGCATTAATATCTTGATCAAATGCCTGATATAAAATTGCCACGCATTCTTTGGCGGCTTTATTATTTATCGACATCTAAGATATACCAACTTACGATATTAACAAAATCTGCTTGTACAGCATCTTCAATGAGAGCTTCAATTTCTTCTTCAGAAAGTTCTTCCAATTCACTTTCATCAATCGTCGTTTCATGAGGGCCGTTGTTAACATAACCATCATCGACTTTCCACGTCACTTTCATAAAACATCTCCAATAAGTTTTAACAAACAAGTAGATTTTAAAACATACCTATTTAAAATTAGTGTTTTGACAATTATAGCAGTAATGATGAGTAATTTCTTTTTTTCTTTCCCAACAATTGAATGGTGTTGGTTCACTACACACGATTTCATTTTTATACAGTTGATAACGAGTGACGCCATCACATTCATGTAAAATAAGAATTGTTAAATGCTGTTCGTGTTTAAAATAATCAATTTCATTAAGAGCTTTATGAAAATCTTGTACCAAGTGATTCCAAGTTCCATAAAATTTTTGTTCAGATTTACTACTGGCACAACTATCAAAATTTACAGAATCTTTATATTTTTCTTTTAACCAATTCGGCCATTGAATACTATAATCATTGGTAACAAATGTGGATCTAAATCCCATGGTACACCTCAGTTTGATCCGTAATGACTGCAACTCGGTGGAGTTGCAGTTTACCATGAATCACGTATCAAGTAAAGTCATAAAGCTTCGTAAAGTCTTGTAATTCATTAGGAACATGATGAAATTCAGTAGATTTAAATGTACCGATTTCTTCTTGATCAAACCAATTTTTTCCACACGTCATTTCTACTGCAATGGGTACATTGATAAATGGAAATGGAACTTTACACATTTCTTCAGCAATGAGCGGAATCGCGTCTTCCAAATCATCATCATGCACATAAGATGTCACATCATCGTGAATAATCATCACTGTTTGAATGCCCAATCGATCTAAACGGCATAAAGCATCTAAACAAATATCAGATGCGAATCCTTGAATGGAAGCATTCAACACGGCATTCATTGTCATGGGAGCATGACGCCGTCTTCCAGTCAGCGTTTCCACATATCCCAATTTATCATACCTACTTAAAATCCATTTTTGCCAACGTTTGACACCCCGAAAGGTTCGCCAAAAATCACGAAAAATGTCTTGTACGATATCTAATGGAACACCAATTCCTTTGGAAATAGAATTGGGACTGGCTCCATAAAAAGCGGGAAATACCCATAAGTTCTTCACTTTAGCTCTGAACTTTTTCATTGCCGCTTTATCATTCAGCTTGGATTGTCCACCTACTACTTTTGGATATTCTTCAGCAATGCGTTTGGCCCACTCCATGTGAACATCGTAATCTTCCCATAAAGCTTTACAAAATTCTTCATCTTGACTTGCCACACCAATAATTCGCGCTTCAATTTGTCCGTAATCTGAACACACCATCCAATGATCTTTTGGTACACCAATCATTCGACGTAATTCTTTTCCTGTTTTTGAAGGTACGTTTTGGAGATTAGGATCTGATGAACTCAATCGACCCGTACTGGTTTCATACAAATTAAAATTGGTATGAATTCTATCATCCGCTAATACATACTGCGGATACGGTTCAATATATGTGGAAATTTTTTTACTGATTCCACGGTAATCTAATATTTTTTGAGCCAGTTCAACATCCGTCAGAGTGGATAGTACGGATTCATCGGTACTGTATTTACCTGTATCTTTTTGTAATTCATGATCCAATCCCATGATATTTTTTAAACATCTTAATACGTGATCAGGAGATCCTGGATTGAATGCCAATCCGAAACGTTCATGAAATTGTTTTACTTCTGGTAATTGTTGAATGCCATTTTCAATTTCTGCTAATTCATCTTTGAATTGTTTCGCTAATTCAGCATGATTGTTATAATCTAAAACCACACCTCGACACTGGGTAGCAGTTAAACTCGCAGCAGCCGTTAATAACATCTTATAAATTTTATATAATTTCGCTTCTGGCTTTATTAACTTATCTTGTTGATAAAATAATTGTAATGTCCATTTTGAATCTAATCCATTGTACGGAAGTATTTTTTCCAATGGATAACTTTCCATACGAGCACGATCTAAATTAGACAATTCTTTTAACCAAAAACCAAAATAGACTCTTATTAATGAGTCTAAATTCAGCATACCACGACGTTCATCCAGTACATACGCTTGTGCTTGAGTATCTTCCCAAGGACCGTCATACAATAAATCTAAACCAAAACGTTCGGCAGTCCACTCCATTTCAAACTTGACATTATGACAAATCTTTTTAACAGCACTTTTAAAGAAAGTTTTTAATGCTTTTTTCAATGTGGCTAGTTGTTCACTAGACCAAGCATTTTTATATTCAATCGGAAATGCACAAGATTTATGTTGATTGGCAATAGCAATGGTAAGTAGTCTGGAATCGACTTCAAAAGGTCGTAAACAATTGGTTTCATAGTCAAAGGCTACATACTCATTATTCGAAAATTCAGTGAGCCAATTTAAAACTTTTTTAAGTTCTTTATCTGATTTTAAACCTTCACTCCATTGAACATGATCTAAAAACCCGGATTCGATCAGCGTCGGAGATGTGGTTAACAAATTCTTCATGATTAATCTCCGATATTAAACTGATTCAAATAATGTTTTAAAATCAAAGACAAAAATGTGATCCCATTCAGTTTGAATAACATTGCCAGTAGAAGAAATTCGTTGTCTAAATGCTATATCTTTTGGATGGTACATGGGATATAACCAACAAACATGTTGTCCAATCTTACCGGGTACAAAACGTCCACGCCATTTAGCAACATCTGATTGTTGTATTGTCCATTGTAGTGCAACCGTTCCCAATGGAATCACAATTGCAGGTTTTGCTTTTTCAATATCAGCAATGATAGAATTTCTACAACACTCAATTTCAACTTCATGAGGCTTTCGATTTGAAGGCGGGGCTGATCGAACAATTGTGTTAAATCGAACATGATCACGCCATTTAGCAGGAATTTGCTTTTTGATCATTTCTCCTAATTCACCACTAAAGATTTGTTGATTTTTTTCATCTTCATAGTCGGGAGCATCCCCTAAAAAATAAAAAGCTGGATGCTCTGAACCGTTGGGTGGTAAATCGGGATGTTTTGCTTCCTTTTTTAAAGGACAAACTCGACAACCTAATTCACGAGCAGCATTGAGAGGGATCGTTTTCTTTTGTTTAGATTTACTTTCATTTGCTTCAGCAAAGAAAAAACCCATTGCTGGCCCCTTATAAAGGTTTTGGTGCAATTAAGTGAATGAAATTTTCTGCTTGTAAAATAATCACATGAGATTGAAAGGTAATCTTTTTACAAATCTTAAATCCCCGTAATAAGTAATTAGGATCTACAGCAAAAGTAAATTGCCCTAAATCGGTGGGCAATTGAAAACTGTCATGACAAGTGCCCACTTGCGAAACTGTTTTGACATCCAATTCATCTCCATCTACGGTAAATGTGGTGGTGGTAATTCCAGATTGAGGATCTAAAAAGATCGTATGTCGATTGACAATCGATTCCAATTCTAATGGTATATCCCATAAATCCAGTTCACTGACATTTGGACAAAACTTACTGACAGTCTCTTCGTACTTGGGGGCTTTACGATCAATAACTCTAGTAAAAATCTGATTATCACTTAAATTCGCAATGGCCCATTGTTTGGAAAACTGCATGGGAACATTGGATTCTTTTCCTGCTAAAGGTGCATGTAATGCACTTAATTGAGTGCAAAAAAACGAAGGCAGAATCACTTGTACTTCTTCGGTGGGTTTAATTGGAAAGGTGTCATTTAATTTAAACTGACTGATCGTATCCCCATCACTGGAATACAAACATAAAGAATCACTAGACATGATTAAATTGATCCCGTTAAATTCAGGTCTAGTTGGATTAGCCCCGACATTGGATAAACATTTTTTAATGCCTTCAATACAAACAGCCGGAAGTTCAATGGGAGCTTCTTTCAATTCTGGAAGTTTAAAAACAAACTCTTCCAAAGGCAACATGGGCAATTTCGTTTTATTGCGGCCACAAATCACATTGACATGTGAATCTGTCTTTGCTTTTTCAATTTCTACTTCTTCATTCTTTAATGTGTTTAATAAACGAATCAACAAATTACCTGGAATGGTACACTGCAATCCCGTTGTTAAAGATAATTTACACGCTGTAATATCGTTATATGCCGTGACGGTATCATTATCAAAAGCAAAATGTTGAAGTACTGCAATGAAATCTTGCGTAGCTAAGAAATTTTTAGCTTGATCTAAAGTAATTTTTAACGTATTTAAATTCATTAGAAGAATCCATTTTTAGGTGGGAGTTTGGTGACGTTGTCCGCATATACCTGTTCATTTTTCAATCGAAGAACTGCTTTGATTTCAGGTTCTTGCGTCAAATACGGTTCGATGCGTTGTTGTGACAATTCTTTAACAATATTTTGAGCAACGGCTGTTAATGGCAATGCTCCATACTGAGAAACATCTACAGTATTTTTTACTGTGTAGGTTACTGTTAATTCTAGTTCAATTGGAGGTCGTTTGATGATTAACGGCTTACGCACCACTTTTGGTTTATCGACTGTATTTTTAACATACACGGTAGATTTACGAACTTTACTGGCTTGCTTTTCATTCCAATGTTCTTTCCAACATTGTTGATTCAACCAAGCTTGAGTTAAAATACGCACATTTTCAGCATGTTGTGGATATACAGGTGTGACTAGCCAATTGATATTATCAATTTTAATATCATGCATCAAACGAATAAGCCGACTTCTGTTCGTTCCCGCACCAGATGCCGTTCCGGCAAAATAAATATTTCCACCTTCTTCATAATCAAAACGTTCTTTGTACCATTTTTTTGCATGAAGTTGGATGTTATTGAATAACCGAATATTCGCAACATCTCGCCAATGATATGAATCTTTAATAGCATCTACATTGATGTTATTAATATCTAAATAATGTTGAACATAAAAACGGGCTGTTTCACCGAGATTGTCAATGTAGTGTGGTTCAACATCTCGGCGTCGAGTCACGGGAATGACTTTATACATATTTAGATAATCATAATCTACTAATTCCGTTCCATTTAAAATGGGTTTGGGAACTAAAAGACTCCCCACTCGCGCCATGTATGTCCAAGTACTTTGATCCGCTGAATACCACGGATACATCTTAATAATTTCTGGAGCACCCATAGCAAAACCATGAACCTTGCATTTTGGTTTTCCATGAGAATCACACACCACTTTAAAACATGCATCACCAAAAGGTTTAAATTTGGCTTTTACAATATCTTGTCCAAGACCTGAAATTCCAATGTAATCATATTTTTCAACCATGCGTTCTAACCAGTGAATATCTTCACCGTTATGAAACACGGGCATGGGCATTAAACCACAACTTTCGATGTACTCAGTAATTTTCCAACTTTCTTCCGGGTTGTTAATAATATCTAACGTGACATAAAATTTATATAAATCTTTAAACTCATGACAATGCGCAATATAGTTATCCAAAAACTTTTTAAATTCTTTAGTTTTGATGTAACTGTAATCTGCATTAATTCGTGCTTGACTGGAAATTTTATCGCCCACTACGAAATGTTCTTTATATAAAGAGTGAGCACCACTATCGGTACTGACGACAAATTCTTTAAAAACAATGTCATCTTCAGGATATTGATAAAGTTCTTCGGCATCAGTAAGTTCTTGCGAAAGATTTTTCCATTTTAAATTTTGAAGATTGGATTGCTTTCTTTTGTATTTTTCTAATTGAACATTAAAACTCATGATGCATTTCCACTTAATCGGGAGTTGATTGATAAGACATTGTTGTCCAACGAGTGATGGACAACACGGTTAATTTATCATTTTGTTGATCTGAAGATAATTGAACTTGTCCACTGAGTTGGATACGTTCTCCATTTAAAAAGAATTTAATCAATTCTTTTTCAAGCTCACTGGATATACGAACAGCACCCACGACTTCATTGAGATTGAAGTCTCTGATTAATGGAACTGTTCTATTCATAATACTTTTAACTTTAAAATTTCATTTAAGATATTTTGATGTAAATTATGTGGAGAGCGAGCATAACATGCTTGACAGGTCATTGGTAAGTCATGATCTTCACGATGTTTAATTCTAAATTCTTTTACTTTGTCGCTGTTCCAAATGTCCTTCAACGACTGTTCGTGCAAGTTGCCGTATACCATGTCCGGTTCATCATTAAACGCCATGCAGCACGGCACTACAGCCCCATTTGCTTTAATGCTGACGCTATACCATGGGTTAGTACAAAGCTCCGTAAAACGGCGATTTAGGGTATTTGCTTGCGTATCTTTAACAGTCCGAATTCGCGTACTTTTTCGACTGAGATAAAATTCACCATTCGAAGACATCCAGCCAAATTCTTTTGCTACTTTTTTGAAAGTATTAATTTGCTCTTCAAACCCATCAAACTCAATGAATTGAAAATCGATGACTGGAAAAAAAGAAATACCACGATAATCTAATACTAGATTAATGTTTAAAATTAATCGATCCCAATTACCCCCTAAACGATATTGTTCATACAATTCGGGAGTTCCAGCATCTACTGAAATTGTCACATAATGGCTATTGAGTGCCGCATCTAATACGTGTTTTTGATGTAAAAGATTTCCATGCGTGGAAAATCCCACAAACACTTTCTTTTTTAAGAGTTGAACATATTCATTTAAACGTTTGTTGAGTGTGGGTTCACCACGAAATTGTAATTCGATAAATGAACTGCCATCTAAATCTCGTTCTACAATCGTTTTAAATAATGCATCATCAATGTATGCATCACCCGAATAAGGGGTATCTCGTATACCAGTCTGACAAAATTGACATTTAAAATTACAACGAGACATCACTTCAATTTGATAAATGGATGGCAATTCTGGAATCCAAGATTCCAATAATTTATCACTGTTAGCAATACGTTGTTTCGTATCTAACGAAATGGGAATTATTTTCATGTTATTTGTATATGGGAAATGTGCTACTGATTTCCGCAATCACAGAATAATCTTTATTAGTTTCTAATAACATTTTTATGATGGGCTGTGTACTGTTGAGTGCCAACGCTTTCATTTTAGCTTGCTTTACCGACGTGGCAAAGATATTTCCTATATAAATTTTATCAGATTGAGTTGTGATAAAAACATCGTATTCTCGAATACTAGATTCCATTTGAAGTCCTTAAAAAGAATGTGTCGTGGATGGTCACACGACACATTAAAATGACAACACCTTGCGTGTTGTCGGGATCATGACATACTATTCAAAATCTCTTATAGATAATCCGACTGGAAAAATTGGAACACCATCTTCAGATTTTTCTTGAAAACGAACAGTTAACATTTGTCCCACATATTCATTCAAATTATCCAAGTAATCTTTTCGTTCATCCCAAGTGCCTTTGGGTCGGACATTGAATGTAAGTCCAGATTTAGTTTTACATTCAAATATCACGGTTCCCTCATCACGGCCTTGTGCTGAACGACCTCCAATAATTTCAAATTCTTCATCTAAAAAATCTTTATATTTTAATAAATCGTAACTTCTACGATCTGGTTTATACATTCCATGACGAGATCGAATCATTGTTCCTTCGTACCCGTCAATTAAATTTCGTTGATGGTAGCGTTTTAATTGAACTTCAGATTCCAAAAGATAAGTGGGTACGATTTTAATATGATCTGTATCATTACGCTCTTTTAAAAATGCTAAACGTGCATCGTAACAAACTTTTGGAAGAACTACATCGTAAATCCAATATTGCAGTGGATTGTCTTCAATATTTGATCGTGAAGTTTTGACTCTTTTAACTCGACGAATTATTTCTTGAAATCCCAAGTCGGGGTTAAATGCTTCACCGTCCAGTATTGTACCACTGGGAAAAAGATTTTTCAAGTCATCATCCCAATGACTGAATGTTTCGTAAGTTTTACCTTTTCTGGAAATATACAAAACTGTGTCGTTTTCAATGAATGCTAAACATCTTACGCCATTAAGTTTAGACTGTCCATAAGCAGGCCAAACGATTTTATGTTTGTGATCTACATACTTGTGCGCCAACATGGGTAACAATTGTTTATCATCATTCACATTCTGACGATAATTTTCTAACTGTTTTTTCTCCCATTTAGACTTAGCTTCGGACAATGCTTGTTCGTATGGAGTTGTTTGATTGCTTCGTCCGATATTTTTACCATGCAAAATCTTTAACATGGTCGTTTGTTTTTTACCATCTCCATAACCAAAAACCGTGACAATGGTGGGAATGTTATCGATCCATTGAACAGAAATAGACCATTCTATAATTTTTCGTACTTCTGTTTCATTGTACAGAGTAGGAAAAAAGTAAGGTTTATTTTCGTTCATTCATCATTCTCCACAATGGCTCCCATTTCACCATCTTCCAATACCTGAACCCAATAGCACTCATCGGGTTGATATTTTTGAAGTAATAAATTAGCCAACATTTCACAAGAATAACTATTGATATTAGTGAGATGTGAATTGCTACACCGTACAAAATAGTTTTGTAAAAAATAATCTACTTTTTGTTTAAAGTCAATAAACTCAATATCTCGATCTGAATGGGATACACTAAATCTTAACTCAATATGAAAAAGATGTCTATGTGGATTTTTTAAATATTGAGAAGGATGATCTGATGGAATATTTTTCCAACTGTGGAGTGCTTCAAGTTGTGTTTTGACAATAATAGATTGTTTCATGTGCAACCTTAATGTAAGTGATTTTTTGCTTTAGAATCTTCAAAGACTTCATTTAACGTACTTTCCAATAAATTTTTAAGATTATTAGAAAGTTCCGACATCAACCGACTGTCTTTTGACAGTTCATCAAGAAACTCCAATGTGTTATGTAATCGAATGAACCATTCTTTGGCAGGTTCTTCTTGATCTATTAGTAGTTTAATTTGTTCATCAGGTTCTTGATACTGAAGAACTGACCAGTTAGGAAATTTATTTAAATGAACCAATCCCTCTTTATGGGCAATGACCATGTAAATTCCTAAATCATGTGTATCACAAAAGTCTACGCAAGTATCACAAAAAGTTTTTAATAATTCTTCATTCATTACAAATCTCCACACAAATCTCCACACAAATCTTTAATATGTTAAAAATAGCTTGTTCGCCTTTCCATTGTACCTCACGCATAAAAAATTGTAATTTTTCTTGGTACATTTCGTAATTAGTTAAAACTTGTCGTAAAAGAATCGAAGCGTTGTACACTAAATATTCAATTTTAGAATCTTCTTCAATACCGATTGGATATTTAAATTCTGCTGGATATAATTCTTTGTATGAAAGTTTATTGGGAACAATGGGAATGCAACCACATAAAACAGATTCAAGCATTGAAATTCCGAACGTCTCTTGGTCAGCAAACGATACAGCAACTTTGGATCTATTTAATAAAGCATAGTACTCGGATTTAGTATGAGCGACTTCTTTTGTTTTAATAAAAGTCCAATCATAAAAATCTGTAGCACGACCTTTACACAACTCATCAAAATATTCTGGATTTTTTTCTTGAGCCAAGCGATGAGGAAATACAATGATGTTTTCTTTTTTTACAGGTTTTACAAAATCAGGATAAATCGGTAATCCGGTGACACGAATTTTATTTTTTAATATATCTTTATTAGCCCATCTTTCAATACTTTTAATAATCAAGTCTTTATGAAATTGGGTTCCAACACAAATAGCGTCTAAGATTTTACACCAGGCCAATTCACACGGTTGTCCCCATGAACGCATTCCTGCTTTCGTAATAAAATCGTATTGATCCCATGTACCGGCATGAAAAATGCCTACGATTTTAAAAGGAATGTGTAAAGCATCCCGTAAATATGCCAGCATTTCTAAACCCGGAAACCATGCATCAGCAATTAAAAATACAGTATCTTTTTTAATTTGTTGTTCACGAAATAATGAACAAATCCAACGAAGTTGCTCGCTTTTAAATTCTAATGTTCCAATGACATCTAAAAATTCACCTGTTTGAATTTTAGCGTCTATTCCACAAAGAGGTAATACATGCAAGACATCAATTGCAAATTTCTTAAATTCAGCATCAAACCAGTGAAACCATTGCTTACTATACCGCTCTTCTAACAATTCAATGGGAACATGGATTAAGTTCATAGTTTTCTTCTCCAAATAAAAAATCCACCACAAGAATTTGCCGATTTGCCGATTTGATATTTGGATGCAGGTGTCCATGGAGTTCCAAAAGCACCCAAGGTTTCGTCGCCTTCTTGTATTAATTCTTCGTTATTTAATCTTCGATAACCTTCTTCATCACCTAAAGATTTAAGTGAAATACATTCAGAAAAAACATCTGACATATTCTCAGGAATTCCTTCTATGAGTTGCATTCCATCCTTAATTCCTTTTGCCATTGCTTGAATAGCTAATTCTATATTCATATCTAGTACTCTTTAAAAAAGTAGTATTATTTCTAATACTACTTTTAACACAACAATAGAGGAAATAGCTTTTATTTATACCTTACGGCATGTTTTCAAACTCCTGAATCAAACTGGATGTTTGATGGAACACGCCAGTAATCGAAGAAGTGGACATCCACGTATCGGCTTTTTTAATTCCACGAACAATCATGCAATGATGTCTTCCTTTGACTTGAGCAATGACTCCTTTGGGTTGGAGGGTTCGTTCCAAGTAATTGACAATATCCATGGTTAAATCTTCTTGCAGTACGGGTCGTTGTGCCAATAATTCCACGACTCGGGGAATTTTACTAGCTCCCAATACTTTTTCACCTGGAAGATATCCTACATTCACCACGTAATCTACTGGTAGAAAATGATGAGGGCATGTTCCCCACACCTGAATATTTTTAATCGCCACAATACCCGAATACACCGAGGGAAATGTTTTTGTGATATGATCTTCTAATTTATTCAGATCACCATCTAACAATCCCGCAAAAATCTCAGTATACATTCGGGCAATACGTTCTGGTGTTTCGGTGAAGTTGGGATCGTTTTCATAATCGATTCCCAAAGCTTCTAAAACGAATTGCCACGCAGATACTAATTTAAATTTATCGAAGGTTTTCATTCAGCCGCCTCAAAAGCCGTTAACGGTTCAGTATTCTCTACGATGGGTTGTTTGAGAATTTCCAATTGTTTGATAGCGGCTTCACCCGTCCAACATTTCCATTCTTGTTCGGTCATGTAGTCAATAAAATCTTTCACCGTTTCCAATTTGTCCAATTCCACCAATACAAAATTTTGAGCTTTAAGATTTTGTGTGAGCTTGCGACGATGCCCTTTACTGGGGGTTGCTACCGTCACAATTTTACCGTTCATTTCCTTACGAACGACTTTCTTCTCACTGTTGGGATCATCTTTAGCGACAACCTTCTCAATCTCAACCCGTAACTTTTCAACCGTCCAGTTTTTAGCAACGGCATGTTTAGCCAATTCTGTTTGCTTCCCTTCTTCAGTAACCGCTAACAAAGCCGTGGCTTTTGAACGATCTAAAGCACCCGTTTGAATCAATGCCGTTACATCTTTATTCAAGCGAGTTAAACGAACCACATTGGCAATGTAACTACGAGATTTACCTAACCGCTTCGCTACTTGATCTTGAGTTAAGGAAAAATGATCCATCAATTGATTGAGTGCAATGGCTTCTTCCATTGGATTTAAATCTTGACGTTGCAAATTTTCCGTAATAGCGGCTTCTTGCGAAGCTTCATCTGTCATTTCCTTGACTATGGCACGGATTTTATCTTTTCCTAAAATTTCTTTTGTTGCTCTCCATCGCCGTTCACCCGCAATCAATTCATACTCACAACCACTGGGTAAATCGGAAGCTTTTCTCACAGTAATGGGTTGAATCAACCCTTGATTTTCAATACTTTCAGCCAGTTCTTCTAGTTCTTTAACTTTGAATTCTTTACGTGGTTGATAACGATTTGGGGCAATCTTATCGCACGGCAAGTAAACCAATTGTTCAGTCATTTTAAAGTACTCTTGTGTGGGACGTTATGGTAAAAGTATAGTTCGTGAATTATTTTACATGAAACAAGTGTTTCACGTCAAGTTTTATTTAACCCACAATACAAAATACTCTTCTAATACCCAACGTGGATAAGCTCTTGTTGGAAAACGATTCGCACCTAAATGATGAATGACTTTAATTCTAATTCTTTCAGTATGACATCTAGTGAGTATTTCACGTTCTGCTTGCACTAATAAATTTTTGGTAATGGGATACCGATGATAATTAACGAAATGTTGTATGGTTAAATACTCTTCCTCACTCATAAAAGTGAACCTTCTAAATTTTCTTTAAATTTAAATTCCAATGAAGAATGAACGGTACTGATTAAATCAGAAGCTGAAATTAATGCCGCTTTATCGTTTTCATCAAAGTGTGGACTTGGAAGAATCCATTCATCTAAAATCTGCAACATTAACTGAAGTTGATGTTTCGTGGATAAAAATGACTCTAATTCATTTTTCATAATAAGCCCATGAAATAGCCCCCAAAAAGGGGGCTATTTATATTTACAAACTTATGCGGTCGTCAATACCACAGTACCTGCATTCGAAACAGTTCCCATTTGAATAGCGACTTCAAATGCACGAACCGTATTCAGATGCACGACTTGAGCACTAGAGCGCTGCATAACAACACCGCGCTCTTCCAACTTCACCATTAATTGATCCAATGAAGTACTCATATCTTCGCACATGATTTCACGCACGGCATTGGCGGCAATTGGACCTTTAGGTTCTTTGGGCGCTTTGGGTGGCTTGGGTTCAGAACTGGGCTTACGTCCCCGCTTTTTGGGTTCAGGCTTTTCTTCAGTTTCTTCCTCACCCTCTTCAGCTTCTTCAGTTTCTTCCTCACCTTCTTCAACTTCTATTTCAGCCTTTTTAACCGCTTTAGGCGGCTTATGAGCCTTAGCCTTAACCTTTTTAACTTCAGACTTCTTGGTTTCAACAGACCCTGGAATATCCGTAAACTCCACTTCGCTTTCACTGTCCGTCAACATATCGGCGGTTTTATTGTACCAATCTTGCAATTCTGTAGGAAGATCATTCCATCCCGATTCGGGCAAGTTTTGAATTTGAAAAGCGACGCGCTGCAAAAATACATCACGAGCTTCATCTTCTTCTTGAACGATTTCAAGAACTTCCGTTACATATTCAAATGCATTAGTCATTGTAGGACACCTTAATTAACGTCAATAAAATTGTTGGGGTTGATAATTCAACCCATGTAAACATACCTGACTTCAACTCTAGTTTAGCACTCTATCCCCAAATGGTCAAGCGTTGTTCGAATTAAATTGATGTTTTGTGGATTCTTGTTTAACAATCTACACAACATCACATTGCATAACTCAGGATTTTCATGAAAACTGTTTTGCAATAATATAACTAGATCATCCGGTGCATTCAGCAATATATGCAAAACTTGCCGAACATCGGGCGGGGCTTTTTGCAAAAGCAGTTGCACAATCCCATCATTATCTAAATCCGCAATTAAAGAATCTAATTGCACATTTTGTTGTTCACTATTTTCAGTGGTATCAATAAACCGCTCTTTAGTAGCTTTATTGGCTAACGTAATAAAATGATTAGACCAACTGGTTTTAAACAGTGACATCAAATGTTTTTCATTCTCAATTTGACATTGACGCTTTTGCAATCTTCTAATAGTTCGAATGAATTGCAGTTGGGCCTCTGCTAATGCATCTTCCCAATCCATATAAGATTGTAATTTCCAATAATGTTTTTTGAGGTGGTTAATCACATAAGGACGTACAATTTCAAAACTATACTCTTTCACGAGTATCGCTCCGTCATTTTTATGGGTCCAACATTATACAACATACATACTCATAAAACAATATGATCTTTAAATTAAAAAAGCCCCAAGTATGGGGCTTTACTGACTCACTTTCCGGCTAATCGTTCTTCAAGCCGGTCCCACAGTTCTTTCATTGACAATGAACTCATATTCTTAAAAACTTCCAATTGTCCCAAGCCAAATGCGAACATGACTTCATCGACATTTTCTTCGAATGTTCCCTCTAACCATTCACGCACATTCTTACTATCCAGTGCGTCCATACAAACTTCTTTATTTAAATTCATGGCACATGACCACACTTCATCATGCGCTTGTTCGGCCAATGCCCAAGCGGGTTTGGGTAAACGCCCTTTTTTCAACTCTTTGTCAATGACTTGTTCACGACCTTCAGTTTGAACTCGTTGTACGAGTTCCTTTTGTTTTTCAGTAGATCCTTTGGATTTTCTGACAATCGTGTTGGCATCTGAAGCGGAAATTATTTTTTCCTCTACGGCCTTTTTCAGTGTTTCATCAGCCCTGAGTAATGCCAATTTGTCACTGACATGACTGACACTCTTGCCGACTCGTTGGGCGATTTGTTCATTATTCATTTTGAACTCATCACGCAACCGAGCGTACAAAGTGGCTTCTTCAAACGGTGCAAACGGTTCACTGTCATTGCTGACCATCATTTCAACGAGAACATCTGCTTCGTTTTTGTGATCAACTTTGACCGCAGGAATTTGTACAACTAATTCTTTAGTATCGTACAAATACTGACACGCCGCTAAGCGTCGATGACCATCCACCAATTCATAACCTTCATCACCCATTTGAATTTTAATGGGATTACGCACACCATTTTCTTCAATAGACTCTGCTAACTGTTCAATATTGAGCAACGTCATTCGTGGATTACGACCTTCAACAACAACTACTTCATGAGGTTTTACTAATATAATTTCAAAATGGCTCATTGGATTCTCCAAATAACAACGTGTGGGATAGTGTTTTAGCGAAAACGATTATACATTATATCAAATATAAATGCTACTATTATTTATGAAAGTGCACTTTCATGAAAAATCCAGTGTTCTAAAGCATGAACACGTTCATAAAACTCTTCAAATTTGAAGGTTGCTTCAATGTTGGCACCTGCTACATAACCTTCTTCTGCTCCAAAATATTCAAGAACAGCTTTAAGCTGTCCAATGGCTTCACGACACATGGCGCGTTGAATACAAACCCTTTCTCTATAAAACATGTAAACTCCTTAATTAAATTAATGTTTTTCTTCCCGTTTAAATAATTGACTTAAATTCTTTTTAGCTTTTTGGATACATACTTTGTCTAATACTGAAATAAATTGGCCTGACAAATCTACACGATTATACCCTTTGGACATGTTTTTTAAATACTTTTTAGAATTGGTGTGTAAGTGCAATGCGCTGTTAATGACTCTTTTTGGGATGTCAGGAAATACCGTAGACAGTTCTTTATCTACCCCAATCATTAAAGGTTGATTTTTTTGAAACACATTAAAGTGTTTTCGTAAATGAGTTAAAAATTCTTTAGCTCGTTGAATGTGGTTGGGCTTTGGAATCTTTTTAATTTCAACACTGACTTTATGAATAGTTTTATTTGAAGATTTTTTAATTTTTTTATACGGCATTTTAAATCTCCACAAGCAGAGCCTGTTTTACTGTCTGGATGATACTAGAATCTGTTTTATACAACAGATACAATAACCAGCCACAAGCACCTAACCAAAGTGCAATAATAAATATCCGAAATTTAAATTCCAGTGCGGGCAATTCATAAAACAGTACTGCGGTAATTAGCAGCAATGTTAAAGTATCTTTTAATGGTATCCACATTTTAAAACATGTCTTTGGTAGGTTGTTTTCTCAATCCTTTAATGAGTCGATTTTCCATGGTTGTTAATTTTGTACCTATTAAATAATGAAATCTAAATTGTTTTCGATAAATAATTAATTTAACAGAATCACCATGCCAACCGGCTTGGATAGATTCAAATGTCGAAAACTCATCGGGATTCCATAACAGTTCAAGCTCATCTCCAAAAAACAATTGTCCAACGATACTTTGCCAAACCCAATCTACACAACTATTGGCAATGGTAAGTTGACATTCCGCATTAGTCACAATTAAAGAATCGTCCAAAAACATAATGGCAGATGCTACATAAATTTCCCACGTTTTAAATTCTTCTGGAGCAATTTGTTTGGCACATAAGATTCGTGCGATGTTTTGTTTACCGTGAATATACACCAAAGAAATAACAATATGATCTGCTTGTTTTAATGCAATAATATCATTCTGTGTCAATGTTTTTAATGTCATTGCTTAATTTCCAAATGTGATCAGAATATGTTAAAAGAGTATTCCAACACTCTTGATGTATAAAATATTTAACAATCTGTTGATTGAGTTCAATAGCTTTTTTTGGATCACGAAGCTCTATCACAAATTCGGGAACATGTCTTAAATCTTCAAAGTAATATAAAGATTTACCGCAGCAAAAACAAAAAATAGGTCTTGTTGTTGTCGATAACATCACTAATCTCTCATAGGAAATATGTTAGCAGCAGCAAGATCACTCATTATACTGTTCAATTTTTCATGGTACGTAGATAATTTTTTATTATAAAAATCTAATTCATCTTTAGTAGCTGGTCGTATTTCTACAGTATGACCTTTATCTAAAGCAATTTGCACTTTTCCCCAATCACTTCTTTCACCATTTTCAGTATAAATACACGACATTTTTGTATTACTGTCTCTATAAAAATGATTGCCAATATAAACCAGTTTCATTTAACGTCTCCGAATCGTTTTAGGAATTTCAACAACATCTTGAACTGGATTAGTGGCTTTATCAACAGCATCTTGAATTCTTTTTATTTTGTAATCTAAACAAATATGAACAGCTCTTAGTTTTTCTAAATTATTAGAAGTGTGCCAGTTTTCAATAATGACTTCTAAGTGTTCGGTGGGAACATGCTTTAAAGGAATGTTAGAATATTTTCCTTGATCGAAATAATGTTGTCCATCATCGCTTTTATGAATCATGCGGACTCTCCATTATTCAATACTTTCTGGTTGTGGTGGTAATTCTGCCCAATGGGTGTCATCTCCTGTTAAATAGCCTCGCACTGGTAACGCAGCGTGTTTTCCATCATCAACACACCATGATCCACCACCTTCCCAATTATCTATTATCCACATTACGGATTTCCATCCAATATGTTTAAAGTAAACAAGAATTTCACGCCCATCTTTTGGTGCATTTTTAATTGACTGTATTTCTAGTTGAAAATTTTTGTTATGAATCATGCAGACTCTCCAAGAAAATGGGTATAAACTCTTAATCCACGTTCTTTAGCGACGTTAATCATGTGTAAAGTTCCTCGACTCTCTCCATCCCATAAAGCAATTAAAGCATCTCCATAAGTTGCCATTTCTGAGTTACGTCTAAATCCTGCGGACTTGCCAAACTTGTCCCAATTGGCTCGCATGATCGTTAATGGAATGTGGTGTTGTTGCGCATAAGTGATTGCCAGAGTATCAACTCCTTTTGCGCCACCGGATACAATTTCGGTAATGGGAATCTGACTCTCTGCAATGGCTTTTTCCAAGCATTGAAAATCAGTAATGGTTCTCGAACCGGCAATAATGGTTTTCATAAATTAATTCTCATACGAGCTTCTCGCAATGCTTTTTGTTGTAAAATCTTTCGATTCCATTCTAATTGATCTTGTACGTTAGACGCATGAATAATCATTTCATCAGCAGGTTTTTTGTGCTTTAATTCAAAAGATGTTTTGTTGGTCACTTTATACTGTAAATTTTCATAAACAACTAAACCTTTTTCTCTCAGCGCACGTAAAGCCGAAGCTAAAGAAGATTTTTTAACATCTTTTAAAATGTTTAAAATATCTTGAGCCGTTCCCGATTGGAGTTGTTTAACAGCGTGATATACCTTCAGTTGAAATTCAGATAATTTAACTAACGGTTGTTCATACACATTCGTTCGTGACATGTTATTTTACACCTTTATAATAAATAAAACCCAAACACTGTTTGGGTTTTAAATAATAACACACTGTCATGCTGGTGTCAATGTCGATCTTTCAATATCGATATAACCCACATGACATCTTTATCAAGATAAAGATTCTGATGCTTGAATCCACTGAACTAAAGCTTCAGAAAATCCCGTTAAGCGAATCCATGGGCCATAGCCCACACTGTTTTGGTATGACGCCACATTCACCATGTAACCTAAATTTTTAGGTGAAGGAACGGGATCGTGTGATTCTTCATCAGTCATCACAATTAAACGATCATACGGTTCTTTATTCATTATTTGAACTGCACGACCTAAAAGTGTATTACCATGATGAGTGGCACAAATGGCATCTCGTAATGCCATGCCTTGCCGTGGTGGCATTCGAATCACATCACTGGAAAATGTAAATACAGCACATTCTTCAGCAAGAGCATTGACTAAAATCGCTAATCCAGCCGCCGCATCCAAACGATCTAATTCTGATTTTTGGGAAATTTTAGTTCCCACCATGGAGCCACTGACATCTACCAATACAATAGTTTTACCCGGTAATTTGGGTAACATACTGACGGACAATTGCATAGCTAAATCTAAAGTCTTTTCCAATTCCACGGCATGTCGTGCCGCCGCAATGAATCGAAACGGTAAAGCTTTAGAGAATTTAGCACCTGACAACAAGACATCATGAATTAAATCAACATCCACTTGAGCTTGTAGCATGTTACGAAGATTTCGTAACAATGCCAAGTAACCCAATTTTTTCTCTTTCAGCAATCGAGTGAATGTTTCTTTTTTATCCACACCGGCAGATAATGCAACTTCCCATGTATCGGGAGTTTTCAGTTCCCCATCACGGAGACGTTTCCATAATGCAGATTGAATTTCATTGACGGGTTTGGGATGAACCAGTCGCATCACATCTAACAGTTTAATACTTTTATCACGATTGTATTTTGCCAGAGCGTATTCATCAAACTTATGAAACGCTCGCTGTAAGCCGTACTTCACCTGTTTAGATAAAGGTTGTTTTTTATCAGCCCAATACAGCGATAAAAATTCAGCCAATTCATCGGCACGTTGTACTGTGTTGAAGATAGTATCACCTACCAAACGTCCAGATGCTTTGGGATGACGACACAGCTCTCGTGCTAACAACAATGAAGCGTGACGAATCCGGTACTGTGTTCTGGCTTCAATAGCTAAAGCAGCTACATCTTTCGGATCACACTTGACAACTAATTCTTTAATACGAGTTGCAATATCTTGACCGGATTCATAAAATTGATCTTCCCACAATAAACACGCCAATACAGCACGACGTAATTCTTTTATGGGAGTTAATGGAATAGCAGGAGCACCTTCATGAGTGAAGGTGGTGCATTTAGCTTTGGTATTGAGTTGCATTACAAGACCTCACATGAATCACAACATGTAAGGACAAACAGTGAAAGTTCGGGAAACAAGCGAAAACAGTAACGTAGGCGCTCTACCGACTGAGCTACATTCACCGAAATGAATGACCAGACTCGAACTGGCGACATCCCGCTTAAATGGCGAAGTAACTGTTCTCTACACCACGAAAATCGTGTTTGTCCGGGAAACAAGCGTTAACGGTACAAAACTCGCGCTCTACCAACTGAGCTACACACTTTGCAGTGTGACCAGATTTGAACTGGTGACATCGAGTTCCAGAAGTAACCGTTAACTACACCACAGAAAAACTATTGGGGGAAAAGTTAATTACAGTGTAATCGAGGTCGCTTGCAAAGCAAATGAAGTAACTGTAATCTACACCACCCAAAATCAAATCGTCCGGGGAACTGGCGTTAACAGTATCTTTTAGCCGAAGTAACTGTTAACTACACCACGGATAAGCCAGTTTACTACTTATCAAGTACCCCGTCAAGTGTTTGTTGGGGTGCGTGTTGGTTATACCTTAGTAAATATTGCTGGTTTTTCAGCAGCACCTTGTTTACCTTCTGCTTGAATTCCAAAATTATAATTTGGACGTTCCATAACAGGCGTATCATCCAACACATTAATTCTGGACACATCAAACCACAGTTGTTCCAGTAGTTTGTTATCTTTATCGGTACCTGGATGGACAAGAACTTGTATACATCCATAAAGATCAAAACAAATCGAAGTAACAATACCTTCAAAATTGGTTACTTTTTCAGTAACTCTTTTACCCAGTAAATCAAAATGTTTTTGAATGTTAATCATATCAGCACATCTCCGTAATTAGTCACATGTGAATTTCTGTTTCAATTCATTGTTCGTTCATGGTTATACCTAACTATATTGTTCAAAAATTATTATATGATTTAAAGAATGAATATTGTTTGGGCTGTAAAGGTTGAACATAACCATATCATTTAGTTCTTTGAATCAATGCAAAATTAAAGATGTCCAAACAACTGGCTAAGTAATGGGCCAGTATAAAATCTGGAGTATTGCTCCGATTTTCTTCGGAATAAATATTAATTAGTTTGGTTAATTCTTTTTCAAAGGTTTCCATGAGTATTTTCCAATTGATCATTGTCAGTGCAAAGAACAAGTACTTGATATTTTATATTATCGTTATTAGTAACGAGTAGATCACATAATTCATCTGTAAATTTCGGTGCTAAAATTTTATTCAAAGCTTCTAACAATTCAGTGAACGCTTTACGGTTGCCAACAATTTTAGCAATGTCATAAGGATGTTGCTGTGGATAAAGCATTAAATAAGATTCTTTATCTCGTTTAAAGGTTTCCATTTTCAATCACCTTTAGTAAATTAAGAGCTGAACATTTTAATATTAAATGAAAATAACCATTCTTATTGACTTTTACAATTTCACAATCTAACCAACGAATATTTTCATTATTTGCTGAGTATTTGAATAATAGCTCATCATGGAGATGTCCGAATTTTCGAATATAATAATATTCCATGTGACCTACATACAAAACTAAATCCGGTTCTTGTTGTATTTTTTCAATATAACTTGCTTTTGTTTTTAAAATTTCATTTGCAAAATTATTAAGTATCTCAATATCTCGAGAACAATCACGTTTTTTCATGATTATTTCTCATATTGTTAGATGTATGAATAACAACCATCCATGCGAACCATGCAGTCGTAAAAGCAAACCATACTGCCACCCAAGACCAATAAAAGTCTTTTTCATTAAAAGCGTTTAAAAAGATTAAAAACGCAACAATAGTATGTACCCAAGCAATTAATTTATGTTTCATAACAAGTTTCCAATTATTTTGGAGGATTCCATTTACGAGGGGCTGGATTAAATGAAGGATGTTTTTGTATGATGACTCTTTCTTGATAAATGTAGTTTCGATAATGATCACGATAATTGTGTTTATCTTTATGATAATGAAATCTATCATACTCTTTATGACACGAATCTCTTTTACAATCTCTATCGGCATAAACACTATGGGACATTAAAAGAGTTAACAACAATAATAGTTTTGGGTATTTCATAGTTAAGTTTCCATAATTTTTTCAATTTGAGAGTACAGTTTACGACATTATACCTTTTATTTTACATTTAAAGTTCATCAACAACATCTTTCACAGTTCGATAATGACCGGATTCTTTACTTTTCATTTTAGTTTTTAATCTTTTTAAAGCTACGTTACGTTGCTCTTTTATTTTTTGTTCTAGTGTTTTTAATTTATGATTGGCTTCTTCCAATAAAGTATCTTCAGCAGAAGAAAGTCTTTGTTTAGTTTTCAAATCTTCTTTAAACCAATCAAGATATAATATAAGAATTCTTTTTTGTTCCATAAATGGTAATAAATTAAAAGATTCTTTAGCAATATCTTTAGTTAATAGAAGTTGTAATTCTGATACATTTGTAAATTCTTTTATTAAATCTTCAAAAATTTGTTCAAATGTTTTTGTCAATTCTTCTTTATTTTTAATATGTCCATATATTATTAAATCTCTGTTATTTTCATCAATTGCATCTTCTTTACGTTTAAAATAAACAACACAATCTTGTGCTGTTTTTGAATACAAAGATATATGTATCCCTTTTCCAGTGCTGTGTGTGCCAGTTTGACCTTCAGGCCAGTGTCCAAATAAACAATCTAATTTTGTTTTAACAGCGGGATTTTTTATAAAATTAATATATTCTCGATATTGCTGATATGAAATTTTATCAGCTTCATTGGGTACAAAATCTTTTGGTAACATTCCTTGACATTTTAACCAGTTAATACTCCAATCACAATATAATCCCGTATCAAAAAATAACGAATGTAAGCATTGATTGACTTCTTTTTGGGTTAAAACAAATCTTATTATGTTTTGCAACCAAGGTTGATCTATTGTGATCAATTTTGATAACAATGGACTAAAGTTTAAAGTCATATCACGCTTCCACAATTCTAAGAAAGATATTTGAAAATGAACTTCAATTAAGTAATTTTTATGTTCTTCTCCATAAGATTTTACTTCATTAAAAACAGAAATTAATAAAGAATTCCATTCAGATGTAGAAGAAGCACCTTGAAATTTGTAATTGGGCTTCAATATAAAACTAGCATCACGCATTTCTCGAAGTTTATCCAGCAACCATTCTTTTGATTTATGAACATCACCTAAATCATTTAAAAGGTTTGCTGGTGAAAAAACACAACTGCGATACTCAAGACCATCTACGATAGTAGTATGTGTTCCATATTTTTCTGGTTGGGCGAGTAAAAGATCAATAATATTTCGATGAAGTGGCGTTAAACAACCTTGTCGTAATATGGACGTGCCATATTTGTTCATACGAACAATTGGCCTTTTCGTGGTAGCATAATGCTTATCGTCCGTTTTATTTACATGCGTAAATAACGGAATTCGATTTAACAGCATAGTTGTGTGTGGTAAATTTTTATAACCCGTATTTGGAATAATAAATGTTTTCTTGTTAAGCGAAACGCTTTTTTTAATTGTTTTAAGATTTAAAGTGAGTCTTTCAAGTGGTAATGGGTGTCGTTTCATACTATACTACTCCGAATGACTCATTATATGTTATCCCAAAATTTAAGGACTGTCAACATGGCAATGTTGTACGAACGCGAACGTCATCTACAAGTCATCGTAAAAAGTGAAACAAAAAAGATTTTAAAACAATTAGCAGATGAACATAGTTGCACACTTTCCAAATTTGCAAATCAAGTTTTGGAAGAATATATTAATAAAAATTATCCACAATTAATAAATAAGAAACAACAAATTCTTCGTAAACCATTACCAAAATGTTTTGAAAATCTTTAAACTAATACTTGTGTTTGACAGATTTTGATTAAATTTTGATGTGATTATTCCCCCGATTGGTTGAGTAAGATATTAAATTATTCCCCCAATTGGTTGAGTGATTTTTTCGTTTTTAAACTGAATTACAATCATTTAGCGAAAATTAAACCAATCGGGGGAATAATTGAAAAAAGTCAACCAATCGGGGGAATAATTTGAAGATTTTTTAATAAATTTCTTAAGCATGACTCAACCAATCGGGGGAATAATGGTCAGATCTCTCAACCAATCGGGGGAATAATTTGCTAAAATTAAACCAATCGGGGGAATAATTTGGAGATTTTTGACCATTTTTGAAGAGTTTTTGTGGGTTTCCCAAGTGTTTATTCAAGTCGTAACACTCCCAAGTGTTACGACGACTTGAAGTTTCAAAAAACGAAATTATTAAAAATCCATCATCAACAGTCTGTCCATCGGACAGACAGCTAATGAGGAGTCTGAACGAACACAATAACTCCCTTCTTCGAAGGTCGTATTGGTTCGTCCCGACCTCTGATTCTCATTAGCTGGCTACACTCTTTTGGTTGGACTTCGATATGGAAACTGATACTGCATACTGTGAAAAACATCTTATAAAAATCCCATGTTTCGCATTTTTTAATATTGCGCCGCAACCCACTCATGTAATCCGTCTCACAACCCACCAAATAGTCGATTGTAGCCATTTAAATGTTTCGGGAATGACAACGTAGCGGGTCGTTATCAAAGTGGCTAAAATTGCCATTTTGGTGGCTTCCCTTCGATGTCGAAGTTTCGGTTGACAACGGGAGTGGTGGCGAGTATAGTGAGGATGCTGTGGGGTAGTATTGCTTCACATCATGCTTAATTCTCCGTAAAGCCCGAATTGCAAGATTCGGGTTTTTTAATCTTGTTTAAAATGTTTCCATACATTTTTCCAAAAAAGATCTAAAGAGTTACAATGCGTCCAATAATCATCTTCGTAGCTCACATTCCAAAAAACCCAAAGCCAGTGAATGTAAAATTTCATAGTAAACTCTCCAACGGTTACTGGATAGTATAAATATATTTATACTATCCAGTAAAATTTTAAAATCTGGTTGTTAAAATATCTATCAACCAGTATTTATCGATCTTACTGAGATCGATATAATGTATGGACTCTTTTAAAAAATCTTGTATGTTTTTGGGTTGAATACGGTAATATGCAACACGTGTTTCATCATTACCCCCTTCTTTGGCAGCTTTTAAGAACTTTAAACGAATCCAGCGTTGAACAGTTCGGGGGTCTACATTTAAGATGTGTGCTAATCCCTCTGCGGTATAGCCCACAATCGTTTCATCGCGTTCCACTTTCATTCGCCAACCATCTCGAAAACGGAACCCATCAACGGCATCGGGTGTTCGACGGTATCCAGCTCTACGAAGAGCACGGCTGGCTTCTTCATGCGTTAGGTGGGGCATTTTACGTAGTAAAATAATTTCTGGTGCCGTCCATCGACGGACGGGGTTTTTATTGGAGATGGGTTTTAGACCCAGTTGTCTAGCTCTTTTTGTTAGTTTATCAGTTCTGCATTGCCAAATTTGGGCTTGTGTCGAGATGGCACCCAAGATATAAGGTGGGGTATACAATTCCACAATGCGGGCATCCATCTCGGGAGTAAAATTCATGGCGTGTTTCCAAGTTTGTTTGACATGAAACATCATTCGTGTTCCGTTAAATGGACTCTTATTAAATTTCTGGCACTAGCGATAATCTTTTTAACGTTTTTCTCACCGATTACTCGTTGAATTTTATCGGGATTACGAATAACATCTTGCCATGTGGTGATTCCCATGGCGGCTAGTTTTTTAGCTCTGACACCACCAATGCCCGGAAGTTGGACTAAAGCACACAATTCGGCACTCACTCCATATCTTAAACGAATGGGAAGTATTTTGAGCATGTCGGGAATGCCCATCTTTGCAATGCCCATAATCCATGAGATCGCACCGACAATTCTTTCAGCGTCACTTTGTAAAGGTCGGGATTGCGGAGTTGCTTTATCTCCGCATAATAAATCATGAACATCTCGACTGAGCGTGGATTGTTTTAAATACGGTCCATTTCTCCACACTTGACGAAGCGCATTGAAATATGTTTGGACGGTCGCTTCTTCACTGCGGGGAATATACGGGAGTTGCATGGAAGGTGCTGATAATCCATACGCGATGCAAAGATCGTTCTTCCATAAATTTTGGCGTTCAATATGCGAGAAACATTGCCACCAGTGGTGGACATCTTCGGGATGAAAATATAAAGTGGCGGCAACGGTTCCCAAAGCGGTAATGCTAAAGGTATTGTCGGGATTGATGACAATGGCTTTCCAGTTTTGGAGTGCGTTTAACACCTCATCAATGTGTTGCTTTTCCAGTGGACTTTGGATACTGGCTAAGGTACGGTGATACCATGTGTACATCGTATCATAATCTTTGATGACTTTATTTTTGATCTCCGCACACAAATGAAAAGCCAGTGCATACGTATCCAATAAGGTGGAGGTGACATTGCGGGGATGGGCAACTTTTTCCTTCCATTCGGGAATATTGTCGCAAATTAAGAACACATTGCCATAAGGTGCTTTTCCAAATCTTCCAGCACGACCGGCTTCTTGAACAATGTCTAGTTCATCCACGGGTTGAATACCTCGTGCAACGCCTACTATAATTGCGTTCTGCGCAGAAGTGTTACATCCCCATGCGAGGGCTGAGGTGCTAATTAATGCGGCGATGCGATCATTATTTTCTGATTCAAATCTTTTTAATAAGTCATGACGAGTTTCAGTATCTAAATCGGCATTATAAAATTCACAAGCAATACCTAAATCTTTTAAAATAGCATCAATTCTTCGTCCCGTGTTTTTATCGTGAACAAATACGAGTGTAGATTCATTTTGATGCTCTTGCACAATTTCGATGGCTTTACGAATTTTATCATCTTGATTTTCCCAATATGAACCGAAGGCGTTATGGGGAATAAAATTCCAGCGAAGTTCAGTAGGTCGCCATGTGGAGTTAATAATTTCCGAAGGTTTTTTATTGAGGGTGGTGAGCCATTGTGCAAATTCTTCACAATTGGGCATGGTGGCGGACATGAACCACACTTTAGCTTGTGGTGCTATCTCACAAAAACGCATGATGGATGCTTCAATGACATGTCCTCGACCTTCCATGGTCACTCCGTGTGCTTCATCTACCACGAGTAATTGAACATGTTTGACCCATTGATAGTGTTCACTGTAATGATTACGAGTCACACTATCTAATAATTCCGCAGTCATGATGAGGATATCAGCCGTTTCCGCTTCCTTCATCATTTCCAAACGGATTTTTTGACTGGTCAGTGTATCTCCAGTCAGTTGTAAAATCTTTTTATCTGGAAAAAGCTTACTCCAATCTTCGTATTTTTCATTGGAGAGTGCTTTAAGCGGGGCTGAGAAAATAACCTTTGCCATAATCATTCACCTTTTTTGTCGATGTAGTACATATTGTTGATGATTTCTTTCAGCTCAAGATTTAAATCTTTTTTCCATTCTATTTGCATGTGACAACTTATGCAAAGAGTTACTAAGTTTTGTGGTTGATTTAAAACGTTTAAATCTTCACCACTTCGTATTGGAATTAAGTGGTGAACGTGTAAAATTTTTTCTGATTCTTGACACAGTAAACACTGATTGTTATCTCTTTCTTTTATTTCTTTACTTAATTCAGTCCAAAAAATACCTCTACTTCTTTTTATACTGTCATTCCATCGATAGTGTTCTTCTTTATGTTTTATCCAAGGTAATTTTGTAAGATCGTTTCCGTAATTATTTTTGAGCGTTTGTAACGCTTTTTCAGATCTATTTTTTATAAAGATAGGATCTGCATATTTTGCAGACATTATTGCTGTGTATTTCTCTTTTACTTTTTGATCATGCATTGGATTATTTTCTCCAGTGCGACGTTCATAGTTACCACCAGGTAATCGTTGTGCTTCGTGTCCTTTTTCAAGGAATTCTTTAAAAAGTTCTGGATTTTTTTCCCACCGTTTTTTAGTTTGTAAGCCACCTAATCTACCGCAAGCAGCCATTTTAGCACGATGCTCGTCAGTATCTGGCCCCCAAGTAGGTCTGTTTTCTCTACGAGTTTGTACTGCTTTAGCTTTTAATTCTGGTACTTGACTAGCATTGGTAATATTCTCACCATATTTACGTTGGAAAGTTAATTTACTCTTTTCAGTAGCTTGAGATCTATCTCGATTTCTTTGAAATTGTTTTAATTTCTCAGTACGCATGTGGTGTCCTCTTGCGTAAAGAGCATTTGGTTTTTTCACCAGTTGTAAACAACCACAGTGACAAAACGGAATCGATTTTCGAATGACCTTTGCCATGTTACGTTTCCATGTGGGTTTTCCAGTTTAACCACCAGGATATGGTGTGTGGTGATTAGTAAAATCTAAATATTGGTAGATATTTAACCATATTTTTTGAATATTTGTTGAACCGTCATATTGGTATGGAAAATAGATTGCTTGATCATCTTTTGCAATGAATCGGGGACACGAAGGACTACCAAAACCATCGTCAAATTCTTGATGAAGAATTGGATGGTTGTTGTTAATGATTTCCGCGTTTATTGGATCATACCATCCGGGCGCTTCATTCTTTTCAACAGCTTGAAAAATTATTACACCTGATGAAAAATCAAAGTCTAGTTCAGTAAGCCAGTCATAAATAGTAGCCATGTATTAATCCTCATCATCTTCTTCAAATTGATCTTCTTCAAATTGATCTGCTGCCCAAATATCTAACACTTCGTTGTTAAAAAATTCAGACATACATTCATATACTCCTGGGATGCTCATAAAACTGTAGTGATCATCTGTTAGATATTTATATACAAGATCAGTTAAAATTTCATCAAACTCTTCATTTGTCATTTCACTGTAGTCTACACTATCAGTATCAATGGGTAACATCTGTATGTATTCCAGTGGTTGTGGGTTGCTAAAGCATGGTCAGTTTAACATATATCAAAGTTATGGTCAAATCGTTTTATTCAGGTATGTGAATATAATAGCGATGACATATTATAGGTTCTGTAATGAAAAAGTTTATGTTGATTTTGTTATATATCATGATTGTTTGTGTTCTTATATATGGGGCATATTGGTTGAATAAGAATGGATCTTATTTTTTATGGTATGAGGATATGGTAAAAGACACCATTCGTGGAATGGTAAAAGCAGAGGCATTGAAAAATTGATATGTGTTTTATTCAGGTATATCATAGCTCAATCCATCGTTGGAGTTATCGTGATGAAGATACTACATGAGTTGTTAGCGACTGAAAAGAACTTCACTTCGCAAGTGAACAAGTTGCAGTTGGAGACTTTGCAAAAGTTTGATAAAGATCATTATTTTAAGGGCTATATCAAAACTTTAAAAATGCTTAAAGATGCTCCGAATAACGAAGAATTGGAGCTTGCGGGGAGTGAAAAGAAAGAATTAGTAACGACGGTTAAGCAGACGTTAGAATATTTGCTGACGTTCTGGATCAATGCTGAAGATTTGCAAGCTACGAAGAATGTGACGAATCAACGAGCCGTGGCAAATGTGGAGATCAATGGAAAGACTTTGTTGACAAATCTTCCCGTGGATGAGTTGATGGGTTTGGAATCACGGTTGTTAGATTTGCGGAAAGTTTTTGAAAAAATGCCAACTTTAGATGCGTCAAAGACCTGGATTCCGTCCTCGGTCAGTGATGGGGCTTGGGAGGCGGCAACAGTCGATGTCACAGTTAAAACTGAAAAGGTTTTGACTCCAGTAGTGTTGTATGAAGCCACCAAGGAACACCCGGCGCAGGTGAAAGAAGTTTCTAAAGATGAAGTGGTGGGAACGTTTACCACGAAACATTTTTCAGGCGCTTCAACCTCGTTGCAAAAAGCGCAGTGTTTAGAGCGTTTGGACGTGTTGTTGGTGGAAATTAAAAGAGCTAGAATGCGGGCGAATACGGTAGCGATTCAATCCGTTTCTGTGGGTCAGTCGATTGTGGATTTTATTACGTCCGGCACGATAGCTCAGGTATAATTTGAATGTAGTGCAGTGTTATCGTTGTAGTGAGTGTTGAGCATCCACCACGGTATGGGTGGCGAAGGCTACATACTTGAAAGTTCGAATCTTTCCTCGCTCACTGAATGTTTGAAGCTTTCGAATATTCAGTGAGCGAGTGCCGGAATTGGTAGACGGGTGGAAACCGTGTTACGGAATGGATGTGTGTTGGTGGTTATCGTGTTTCACTACATGCGTTGTTTTAAAGATGTATGAAAGAATCTTGGGTTATTGACTGTGAAAGAGTTGGTTCGACTCCAACACTCCTCGCCCAATGATACTGGGAGTTGAGTATCATTCGGGAGGAGTGCGTATGCTGGTTGAGTACATCACAAATGTCGATATTGAAATAACAGCAAGTGAATTTCATGCATGTGACCAATAAGATCACAATGGGCCGTCAATATTTGGCTATAATGTTGACGGCTTTCTTCTATTGACAGTTGATCCTGTATGCGCTATGTTATTCATAAATGTCATACACACTTGAAGATTAAATCATGACGAAAGATGAGTGGATTGCCAGGCGTCAAGAAAACTCTGAATTTACCTGGGATGAAATTTTAGCATCGGGTTATGATGCCATGCCTTGTTCTTGTCAATTGAAAGGTTGTTTAGGTTGGAAGTTGCTCAAAGTGCAAAATTCTTTTATTCCAGTCAAGAAAAAAGTGAGTTTGGTCAGTCAAACTCCACCAGAGGCGGCTTAGGAGATTTTCAATGTTGGTCAGATGTAAAAAATGTGGATGGATACACATGGGGTTATCGATAGGATCAGCCGAAGAATGCATTCGTGAATTTAATTCGATGTACGTGCAATTGACCAATGAGCAGCAAGCGGATTATTATAATTCTAATCCTGCACGATTAAAAGATTATCAACACTGTCATCGGTGTAATGAAAATTACAAACAGATGGAAGTGATTGCTTTTAATGATGTAAGAGCTGGTAAAATTAGTGGACGAACTTTGCAATCGGTGTTATTACCTAATGAGTGACTTAGTTTTGATGCAGTGCATAGAGTGTGGTTGGTTGCATGAAGCGATTTACCCATCATTGGATTTTAAGGATGAGCATAAATATTTACACTGCCATAATTGTTATGGGGATTATTTAAATTTTGAACCCGTAAAAGATTTAAGTTTAGTCAATTTGAAGCGGTATAAAGCGGGTGTTAAGATTTTGGTAGATTATTAGCTGTTGGTATGGTAGAGTAAAAACCCGGATTAAACCGGGTTTTTTAATTATGTATGTTTTTCTTCTTTTGTCATTAAAAAGATAGCTTTTGGATCGGAGTATTTTTCTTTTAATTTTAGATTTTTTTCAGGTGAGAGTGTTTTTGTATCAAAGTAAATTTTCTTATCAAGATCAAAGCATTCATTATATATGAAATGGTCTATCCAATTATTGTAGTCTGTTTCAGAGAAAATGTTAACGTTGATCCGTTTATCGTAACCTACACTGGGAGGTTGGTATATAATGCTTTTTGTTTTAGGTTTAACGTGATTTCTAGCAAAATATAAATTATTAATTCTTCTACTTAAACTGGATAGAATACCTCCACTTTTAACGAGTTTTTTGTCTAGCATTATTTTTGTTATTAATGTATAAAAATCAATGATTTCACCGTTATCAATTTTTGTAGTGAGTGTTTTTAATCTTTCAACAATAGAAAAATAAGGTTCTTGATATTTTTCAAGATCTGTTTTGGGTGGTACTATGGGTTGTTGTGGATCTTCTTTTTTAATGGGAGGTGTGATGGCATGTGTTTCGTTTTTTAATTCTGTGTTGTTAAGGATTCTGGTTTTTAGGGGTGTTCTAAATGGAATTCCAGTAGCTTTGAGAGCTTGTTCAAATTGCTCTTGAACATTATTTCGTAATTGAATTTTGTGGGTATTCCAGTACACTGTATCGTTGATTGCTACAAATTTTAGATATTGTAAGTAATGAACGACGTGGTCTAATTTGAAATAAAAATCTTCGTTAAAGTCTTGCATGTGTCACCTTAATTTATTACAGTTGTTTTAAAATGTAAGAGAGTGCTTCAAACTCTGGGTTAAAGAGTTTGGTGGGAATCACTGCACTGCTGATGAGTACAAAAATGATAATGCCAATGATAAGAGTAATACATCCAATTCTTTTCATTTCTGCATCTGTATTTGCTAGTTCTTTATTTTTGGTATGAGGAATTAACTTGATAGCGATTAAGATAAAAATAAAGTCAAGAATTAAAATAGTAATTCCTTCAATATAAGCTTGTTTGATAAGAGCAGCCCATAAATATTCTGTAGTGACATTGAGTTTTTGGGCTAGTGCTTGTAGCAATTCTAAAGTTTTGTCATTCATTTAAAGTTCTCCAGAAGTTATTCCAAGATTCATTGAATCTGCTGATAAGCAAAGTGCTTTGTATTGATCATGTTTTTCTTTAGCGATTTTAATTTTATTTAAGTCTCCTGTTTTTTCTGCATTACTGAGTTCTTTAGCGAGTTTGATTAAAACTCGAAAATTAGTCACAATTCTAATCATTAAAGTTCTTAAGTAGGTGTTTAAATAGGTTTATATTTTTCTACTTTGTCCACATTACAATGTGGACAATAATAATGAATACCTTCGTTGGTTTCGATAAAGTATCTCCATTGATGCTTTCCTGATAATTTACAAAAAAGAATTTTGATGTAGTTATACACATTAATCTCCATAAAGAATTTTGGCGATAGCAAGTTCTGCACAGATTGTTTTTCCTGAACTGGTTGCGGTGCCTAAAATTAAATTACAATCTTTATTCCAAACATTGGAATGATATACTGTGGTTTGCACATGATTAAATTCTTTAAATGGGTAGCGAATAAAAGGCCACTGTTCGGTGGGAACACACACTTGTTCGGTGTCGATGTCCCAATTTTTGAAGTTAGAGTTTTTTGGAAAAGTGGTATGAGATTTAATAGCTAATGTTTCAATTTTACGTTCAATCTCGGGTGGTACTGCCGACATTTGGTAGTTTTGATCTTTAAATGGATTCTCTTTTAATGGATAATTTCTAAAAGCGTTTTCCATTTTATTGAAACCGCTTTTACTGCATTGTCCAAAGATCGAACAACCATAAAAAACGGCTCCATCAGATTGACGTGTGCGTTTTACCGTGTGTACCCGATTCTGAACACATTTACAAAAGCGATTTTGTTGTTGCATCAAATCTACGACCTTGTTCATGTGATTCACTCGGTCGGTTAAACGCTCTTGTACGGTAGTATCACCTTCTACTCGTAAAATTTTACTTTCTTGATAACAAATTTTACCGGCAAAGCGATCCCATAAAATGATACGAATAGCATCTTCTCCAACACTTCGAGTGAGTCCTTCTCGTTCTTCAACGGTCGTATAAATATGACATTCTAATCCATGGACCGGGTAACGATGGCAAATAACCAATTCTGTGCCACGGGTGGGCGTACTGATATGGTAGTCGTTGGGTCCGAAATAATGGTCAGCCCAAGCAGTAAAATCTTGTTTGGTTAAAGTAACGAATTCTTTGCTCATGGTATGTTCATGTGGTGGTGTGGGTAAATGCAGTATAGCATATATTAATATGATAGTGCAAGTGTTTACTCTTTATTAACAAAGAATTTTTTATAAGCGGACAAGATGGCTGCTTTGGCAGCGTAATCTACTGGATCTCCAGATTTAACGGGCATTAAACTGAGACTCGCTTTAAAATAACGAACTAGATGTTGCCAAATTTCATCGTTGTCATTAATAAATATCCATCGTTTGGATGCAACGAAGATGTGGTTATTTTTTGGATCTTTAATGTTAAAAAATCCCATGAAGCGACAGTCAAAGGTTCGACAAACGGTGGGGACACGATCATGGATGGAACAACCTTGTGGAACTAAATAAGTACACTCTCCATTGGGTTTGTGTTTTAAATGATATCTGTTTTCTGATTTTGAAAATTTGGTTTTAAAGTTGAGTTTGATTTCATGAGGATAGAGTTGTGCGTTGACAAATCCAGTACAACACGCATGACATTCTCCACATGGAACAGCAATTCCTTTTTCTTGGCCTTCTCCAGTATCTTTTACCCATTGAGATACATAAACATTGACTTTAGTTAATTCTTTCATGGCGATGATTCACAAAAAGGTTTTAAGAATAAAGCCCGGAGAGTATCCGGGCTTGGTGATTATTTCAGTTCCAGAATTAAATCTTCAGGTTGGATGACATAACCAAACTCGCTACGTTGTTCATATCGATGTTTTTTTACTGCGAAGTAATAAACACCTTGCGCATCATCCCCATTGATGGCTGCACGAACCATGAGTTCATCTTCATCCAAAGTGGGATCATCTACATCGCGTTCCCAACACATCGTTTCAATGAGTTGACCTTTATTTTTTTTCAGCCAGTATAAATAATGAGCCTCTACACTGGTGGCTTTAGTGGGAAGTACAATAACATTAAGATCTTGTTCATATTGTTCAGGAAAAAAGTGTCGTTGATTGTCGTTCATGCCTGTAAAGAGACTGCTGATTTGGTGGAAGGTTTTAGCTCTTTGAGCTTTCGCTTACTACGGAAGGTGCGATTTCCCTTAGTGGTGGTGGTGATTAAATTGAATTGTTTGGGATTGAGCCATTTTTTTAAATCTTCAATTGAAAATTGGGCCAGTTCAATAAATTTTTCAACTCCAAGTTCTTGTAATACTTTTTTATTGTCAGTCACGATGGTTTTTTCTGCGGGTGCTGTAATGAGCAATTCGAATTCTTTACCTGTTAAGTTTAAACTATCTTCTGGTAGATCTTTAATGATCGCTTCAATAATTTTTTTACAGCCGTCTTTAATTTTAGTTTGTTCCTTAATGATTTCGGAGCTACGACCGTATTGATCGATTTCAGACATGATTGCGGGTTTGACTTGAACATTTTGCATGTTAATTCTCCAGTGATTAAAGCACAACCCGGTTTTTGGGTTGACGTATTATATAGTGTATGACATGGAATGTCAAATGTCGCTCTTTAAAAAGTATTTGACATTTAAGTTCAGGTATAGTAACATATTGAAAACATTTAATTTATTCACCTTTGAGAGGCTTTTGTCATGTATCCTGCCACACACATTAGTATGCATTTTAATCAGTATTGGCGTTCAGGATTGATTGAAGTAAAACCGATTAGAGTTGTTGATTTTAAAGAACTAGCATTATTATACGATTTAGAAGATTTTATAGAAGAAGTTGATTTACCATTACGAGCACAAAGAAATTCAGAATTTTTATTGGAAACAAGTTCATTAAAAGATGTTTTTTATTTTGCATTAATGACGGTGGTTCGACAACGAGGGGTAAATAGTAAAGATAGATGTTTTAAGAATCAAAAGTTTTTATCATTGCAGGAATTGAAAAGTAAGACGATTAGTGGACAGTTGGAAAAACGACATGTATTAGATTCATTGTATGATTTATTTATATTTGCATATCGACGATGTTCAGGTTATTTTAAACAAGAATTGAGTTTTTTGGTGACGAATAAAGATCATTATTATTATTATCTGTGGTTGTTTAATCAAGTGTATGATCGAATTGTGTGTGGTAGGAAGCAGCTTCAAGGGGAGTTGCATACGAAGGCGTTATTGACTACTTTATTAAAGAAAGATGTTTTGCAAGCATTAAAAGAGTGATCAATAGTTACCCGGTGTCATTGCCGGGTTTATTTTTAAAATTATTTGTCCTATGGATTAAAATGTGCTATGGTGCTTTTTATATTATGAGGTATTGCTGTTGTGATTGATGGTAGATTACAAAAGAAGATCAGTGATGTGGTGTTAGCGTGTCGGACGTGTAAACATTTCCGAGATGATGATCTTGATTATTTTTATTGTGTTTTACAGAAAAAAGAATTTCCGGCGTTGTGTTCTGATTATGAATATGTTTTTAAATTACCAACATTTGGGGTGGATGTAGATGTATAATCCACTAGATGATTTAGATGTCATGGCTTTGACGGTGTGGGCAGAAGCACGTGGAGAAGGCATTAAAGGACAATCCGCAGTCGCTTGGGTGATTCGTAATCGGTGGGAACATCCTCGTTGGTGGAGTCGGCATCGAGATGGAATTCCTGATGATACGATTGAAGCAGTGTGTAAAGATCCTTGGCAATTTTCTTGTTGGAATCCCAATGATCCCAATCGTAGATTGTTAGATGATGCTAGAACATTGGAACATCCGAGCTTAAAGAATATTCGTTTAATTTGTGAGAAAGTGCTTTTGAGTGAGATTCTTGATCCAACAGATCGTGCTGATCATTATTGTACGACTAAGATTATTAAATATACAGGTTGGGCACGTGGAAGGAAGCCGGTAGCGGTTATCGGTAATCATTCGTTTTTTAGGATTGAGCTATGAAAATCATTCATCCGAATACGCAATCCACATTGATCATGAACGATCAATGCCCGTTCATTGCCGAGATCGAAACTCACGCTGGATCGGATGAAGTGTTTTATTGCGCAGTGCAGTTTGGTGAGATTGGCTATTCCGGCGCGTTGAATGTGATGCGTGAGGATTGGGAAGGGTTTAAGGCGCTCGTGGCGGAGATTGACCGGGAGTGGTCATGAAAATTATCGTCATGATCGGGGTGGTTTTAGTCGAAGGATGCGCTCAACCGCCGCTCGCGGTTTCGCCGCAAACAGCCTGCCAAATACCATTGGCCGTGTCTCTCTATGCGCAGCATTATTATTGCGGAGGCCGATAGTGAACTGGTTATTGAATCGGTTGCGCGAGGCGAGTACCTGGCGCGGGCTGGTCTGGCTGCTGACAGTTTCGGGTGTGGCGCTACGGCCTGATCAAGTGGAAGCGATTGTATTAGCGGGTATGGCGATAGCCGGACTGCTTGGTGTGTTTCTCCAGGACAAAGTGCGCGATCCAAATGAAAGAACCCGTGCGACGGATATTCCCGAGATCGAGTTGGTGGGACGCAGCGAGTCCACTGACGCGCCGCGTCCTCCGAACGTTGTTTCTGATAATGTGCGTGTTGATTATGATGACGACGGTGGGGTTATCTGCGTGCGCCGATCTCCAGTGCCATCCGACGCTGCAATTCAACCTGAAGAGCGAGGACCTGGCTGGAATGGTTAGCGGGGGCGCAATTCAGTGTCAAACATTGTTTTGATGAGGTTAAGTGTTTTTACGTGTCATTGTGGACAGTGTTGTGATGATTATAGTGGGCTTAATTAAATCTTTTGGAGATGACGATGAACAATGATAAGCGTTTGGATGTAAAGATCACATTGGTGATTACCGATAACGAGAAGCCGTTTTCTTCCTCAGTAGTGACGTGGGAAGACATGCCATATCCTATTGTTTTAGAAGTCGAGAAAAAGCTAATTGCCTTTCTCGGTGAAATGAATCAGTTGGGATATGCGGCTTTGGCAGTTGAGTGATGCGATGAAAGCCTTTCTGGTGGCAGCTCTGCAAACTATTGTGCGCGCCTTGGTGGGTGCGCTCAATTATGAGCGGGTGGCATTGTTGGTGCATGATTTGGAAGCGTCTGGTCTGACCGGGACGCAGAAAAAGGCCAGAGTGGTGTCAGAGTGCCAGTCGATTGCGCTGGAGATTGGCGTGGGGCTGTTGAATCTGACGATTGAGGCTGTGGTAGCCGCAATCAACGTGAAGAAGGCAAAGTAATCCATGCCCGCTCCCAGTGGTCTAAATGTCGCCAATATTACCGCGAGCGCGGCGCGTCTGCAATGGACGCCCGTGGCTCCGACGCATTGGCGGCTGACGGTTCAGACAACGGGAGCGGGTCAAGATTACACAGTCAATATTGCCGCAGGCACGACGCCAAATATCGACATTGATTGGGGCGATGGTGGCGCAGTGGAGAACTTCACCTCGACGGGCCAGAAAACCCATACGTTCACTTCGGCGGGGACGTATACGGTTAAGATCAGTGGGTCATTTGCGAGTGGCGGAAATATTCGGTTAGGGAGTAATGCAGGCAACCGGGCGCGATTGAAGGCGACGGGAGCGATTCCGCTGATCAGTGGGCTGGTGAATTTTAGGGATTCTTTTTCTAATTGCACAGGAATTACAGCAATTCCCACGGACCTATTCAGATACAACACCGCAGTTTCTACGAGTGGTTTTTATGCGACCTTCCAAGGTTGCACAGGTATTACAGCAATTCCCACGGACTTGTTTAGATATAACACGGCGGTTTCTTCGAATGGGTTTAATACGACCTTCTACGGTTGCACAGGAATTACTGCAATACCCACCGACTTGTTCAGATACAACACCGCAGTTTCTACGAGTGGGTTTCAGCAGACCTTCTACGGTTGCGCAGGTATTACAGCGATTCCAACAGGATTGTTTGATTATAACACCGCAGTTTCGACGAGTGGTTTTTATGCGACCTTCCAAGCTTGCACAGGTATTACTTCAATTCCCACCGACTTGTTCAGATACAACACCGCAGTTTCTACGAGTGGTTTTAATATGACATTTCGTGACTGTGCAAGTATTACTGAAATCCCAACGGACTTGTTTAGATACAATACATTGGTTTCGACGAATGGGTTCGAAAGGACTTTCTTTGGTTGTTCGTCGCTTGCCACGGCTCCTGCATTACTCTTTAAATATAATACAGCTTGTACATCTTTTTATCAGTTATTCATGAATTGCAGCAAACTCCAACTCCGTGCTGATCTATTTTTCGATACAGGAGAAGAAAGCACTCGTTTTCTGAATAAGTCTGTTGATTTTTTAGAGGCTATGCGAATTGTTAGCACCTTCACCGGAACTCAAGGGACGGCTCCTGCGTTGTGGACCTGTGATTTCGGCACCGGAACACCGACGACTACGAACTGCTTCACCGGCCACACAACCAGTTCTGTCACCAACCATGCCAGCATTCCGACCGCTTGGGGAGGACCCGCTTAATGATGCAATTCACGCGCATTGAAGAACACATCGATTCTGACGGACAACCTGAGTTGTTCGTTTCGGGAACCACGACTGACCCCTTGACTGGCGATAGTGTTCTGTTTGCCCATTGGGTGCAGAACGTGGCGTATGCCCGCTACAAATCCGGGGAATCCCTATCCACGATTCTCAGTGGGGTCGTGGCGCAACGGATCAGCGCTCATCGCCAGGAACAGGGCCAAAACGTCGCCAAGCTGCTGGAATTGGACGCGCTGAATCGCGGGCAGTTTCTCGCAAAAGACGTGGATACAGAATACACCTTGCAATCTCCCACGGGGGAAATTGTGACCACTTTCGTGCCAAAAGGCACGGCATTGACTTTGCCCGCAGGGCATTCATTTATTGCCGAATTTCCGGTAGGAGTGTGATATGGCAACTCTGGTTTATATCGACAAATCCAAGGCTTTGGGGCAGCGCACTCTTTCTGCCGTGCGTCTTATCAATCAAGGCATCTACGAACTTATGGCGTTAAATGGGACACGTGCGGAAGTGATTGCTGTCTCCCAAGCCGCGATGGCGAATGCTTTCGGGGCGGATTCCAACGCTTCGGCACAAGCCTTATCGGATCGCATCAGCACCGTGGTGACGAAGTTCAACGGCGCGACGGATTTTGCTGTGTCTTTGCGTGACTTGCTGAATGCCACGATTGATGGCGCACCTCCGGCTTGATGAGTTGAGCGCATGAGCGTCCTCTACGATGTTGAATGGCGATTAGCTTCTACTGACGTAGTAATCGGCTCTGTCAGTGGCTTAACGACGGTCGATTATTACTACCTGTCGGGGCTGTCGTCGTGTACCTCGTATGAGTGGCGCATTCGTGCAGATGATTTCGGAACCAAATCGGATTGGAGTGACTGGACGGCGTTCCAGACCGCATTGGTGACTACTGCGGTTAATGTCGTTGTTGTGGCGCACCCTCCATGCGTTAATGGGGTTTGGCGTACAGCAGATGAAACCAGTGGAACCGCAGATGAGACCAGTTTAAAAGCAGATAAAACTTGTTCACCATTTGCAAATGTGGGGTTACTGCCTGTAAATGTTGTTGTTGGAACATCTGTGCCGAGTATTGCTACGGGTGTTGCAGTTTCCATTTCATCTGTTAATGTGAATGTTGATCTTAGTGTACCATCTATTCATACAGGTGCCAGTGTTTCAACTTCGTCAGTTGATATATTGATTGAAACTTTTGTACCTAGTATTGCCACGGGAGTGAATGTTGAAGTTCCAGTACAAGATATTGGAATTTCTGCAATAGTGCCATCTATTGCAACGGGTGCCAGTGTTGAAGTTCCAGTACAAGATATATTGATTGAAACCTCTGTACCCAGTATTGCAACGGGTGCCAGTGTTGAAGTTCCAGTACAAGATATATTGATTGAAACCTCTGTACCCAGTATTGCAACGGGTGCCAGTGTTGAAGTTCCAGTACAAGATGTTGAAATTTCTGCAATAGTTCCATTAATTGCAACGGGTGTTAATATATTTGCAACAGAAGTTATTGTTGATGTAGTATCCGTGGTGCCGATGATTCAAACAGGCAGTAATGTGATTGTACCATTCAGTGAAATTATTATTAATGTACCTGACGTGACTTTTGTGGGGATGATGCCGGATGGAGTAGATCGTCCACGGGTTGTCTCTAGCACCCGTCGATTACGAGTGAGTCGTGCGATATGAGTCTTTTAAGAGAAACTTTTTTTGCTGCCCATAATAATGTGATTCGCTTAACCTTAAGCGAAGATACATCTGTTTTTTCTGTCGCATATCCCACAGTCACACCTACTCGTTGGTTATTTACGATACATGCGACGGTGCCGATTGTAGCAGATTCTTTGATCACACCTAATGCGTTTGAGTGGGATGCAGTACATTCTATTTTAGAAATTAAATTGGGAACATTAGTGACCACGGCAATGAATTATACCGCATCTACTTTGGTGGTGTATGCGGCAGAGTGGCCTGAAGGTTTAGTTTGGTTTAATCCTACATGTACACCTGATAAGGTGTTCATTCGTATTTGCGCTTAATTTTAGGAGTTTTTCTTATGGCTGTCACTGTCACGCTCTACAATCACACGGTCGCTCGCTTTGCGTCAGGCGCAAACGCCATAGGTGACACGTATAAAATTAATTTGTATTCTGCGTTTACTTTTGATGCAACGGCAACGACGAAAGCGGCTGCTGAGTCTGGTGCGACTCAATTAACGACGCAGTATGGTTATACTCAAGATGATATGACGCTCTCGAATGCGGCAGTCACAGTTGTTGCGACGAATGATGCTAAATTTGATGCAGATGATGTAACGTGGAATGCTTTAGGTGGGGATATCGGTCCAGCATCTTATGCGTTGATTTATAATGACACCGATACGGATGATCCTCCGGTTGCGTATGTCGAATTTGGTGAAGCCAAAACATCTAATACGGGTACGCCTTTTATCATTACGTGGGGTGCCTCAGGAATTGTAACGTTTAGTTATACTCCTGCTTAATCATGATCAGCCGCAGATTTACATGAGAGTTTAAATTATGGCGAAGCAAACAATTAATGTGGGTACTGTGGCTGATGATGATACTGGAGATACGTTTCGGGCTTCTTTTATTAAGTGCAATGAGAATTTCACTGAGTTGTATACGGTGCCTGTCGTTGCTGTAACGACGACAGTGACTCCTGATGACACGAATAGTGGAACGATTTACACTAATGAAGGTGATGCAGATGGAGCCACGGTTTTTCTTCCGACTGCTGCCGCAGGGTTGAAATTTATCCTTTATGTGCAGACTGCACAAGTGTTGACTGTCACTGCCGCCGCAGGCGACACGATTCGCATTGCTTCCAACGCCACGGCAGAGGCGGGCAGCATTACTTCTTCTGTGGTGGGGTCGTCTGTGACTCTTGTAGCGATTAATGCCACTGAATGGGTGGCGACCTCTTCTGTAGGTTCTTGGAGCTTCTAATGCCGACTGTACATGCGGGTTCTCCGATCACCTGGACCGATGCGCTTTGTCCATCTCACGCAGCAGGTGCAGGATCTACTGCACCGAGTTACACCACTGATTTTATTGCTGAGACGGGAAGTGATGACAACGAGTTGCGCATCCCTGTTTTTAATCCCGGCGACCGAGTGTATACCTCGTTGCAACTCCCGCATGATGTCTATCGTCCGTCGAGTGGGAATGTGATTTTACGTCCTCATGTTCACTGGACTTTCGTTGCGGAACCGACGACGAGCCGAACGGTAATCTGGGAATTGCATTATGTCGTGGCGAAGATTGGTGCGACATTTGCCAGTTCGGTGACGCCTTTAACGGCAACGACCTACACCACGACGGGTGACGCTGAGGTGCGGATGCATTTCGTCACGAGTCTGGGGAATATTACCGTGGCGGCGGCGGATATGGGACCGAGTATGATTTTTATCGGCAACCTGGTATTGAAAAACACCTCCACCGTTGATAACGCCCGTGTGGGGTTGCTGTCGTTTGATTATCACTATCAGACGGGACCGCGCGGTACTGATACTGAGTTTTCTTGATGCTTCGCGTTCTGGCCTATTTAGTGATGTTGATCTTTTGTATCGGAGCTTCTTTGTGGATCGGGACACTGTAATTAATTTAGATTCAGATGATGATTCCCCGGAGGAATTGATGGTCAGTTTAACGAAAGACCGTCGTTCGGGTCATGATCGTCGGATAGAATTTGTGGAACCAGATTCTGCTAGGCAGTTTCGTCGAGATGTTGAACGGGAATATCGTTTAGAAATTCGGCAACTACGAGAAGAAGAAACCGCAAAAGACTTGGTAATTTCTGAGTTGAAAGCCGAATTAGCAACGATTCGAGAGTGGCAACGGGATAAGGAAGAAACTCTGCAAGCGGCAAAAGTGATTGTTCATGCCGGGGTTGCATTAAAATTTGCGATTATGGTCTTAATTGGAATTACGGCAGCGATTGGTGGGATTGCGGCCAGTTTAGAAGCGTTTAAAGCATGGTTCAGATAACTCGTTGGTGGAGTGAGACCTGTCGATTTTGCCGTATTATAGATCGCTTATTGTCTGCGGCGTTGCGCTTGTTGGTGATTGTGTTATCACTGTATGGTGGTTATTTGATGATAGGTTGGTGGCAAGATGCTTCTTCAGTAGTAGAATTTGGTTTTGGAGATGTGAGTAATTCTACTGCACGACCTAATGATGTGTTAATTTTTTATCAGTCTTTTAAGAAGAATCGCAACTGTTGGGGAACCGTTCGGCGTATTCTCGTTGGGGAGTGTGGATTCTTTATCATTAGTGATAGTCCTTCATGGATTCATGCCCCTTGGGAAGGTCGTTTGACCTATGCAGTACAAATTCCACCTGAGGCGATTCCTGGAGAGTGTGGTTTTCAGATTGTGGCACGATTTGTCTGTAATCCATTGGATCTGATTGATCCACGTATGGTATCTACGAAACCTATTACATTTAAAGTGTTACGTTATGACCAATAAAGATGCAGATCGATTGATTAAAAAGTTGATAGATGCTCAAACTCGTTATCCGTTACCTAAGCTTCGTTCAATTTATAAAGAAAAGGTAAGTCAACGGTCGTTTTTTCGTTGTTTCAAATTGGAGAATCGTCATGTCTAATGAACAAAACATTGAGTTGGAAATTCAATCTAAAGGTCTAAATGCTCCAAGACTTTCTCCAGAAAAAATTGATGCGGTTATTGTTGGGGAAGATTATTATGTATTTCCTAATACGACAGTGACGGTCTGCTGTTTGAAACTGCGTAATGGTTACACCGTAGTCGGAGAAAGCGCGTCGGTCAGCGCAGAAAATTTTGATGTTGAATTGGGAAGAAAAATTGCCCGTCAACATGCAAGAGATAAGATTTGGGCGCTGGAGGGATATTTGCTGCGTGAATCACTATCGCTTTGGCAGGCGAAAGAAGAAATGATGGCTCAGAGTGTTCTAATCAATCCTAAGATTGATTCAGGTAATGAAAATGAAAGTTTTTGAGGTTGTCATTGAGTTTTGTCGTGATAAGAGCCAAATTATTGAAAAGGACGTTCAATATGTGACTTCTGAAGAAAATACTCTTTTATCTGTGGCGGAGTATTTTGCACAACATTGTTTTGAGTATGAGAAAGATTTAATCAGTGTGAGAGAGGTTTTAACTGTTGTGCAGCATATACAGAATGTTGAATGAATATTCTGGGACTGGAGGATGTATGAAAGATAAAACACTTATGAAAGATAAAACACTTACTATTTTAGCTTTATTTGGTTGGGTGTTGTTATTGGGGCTGGCCGGGTATCAAATTGTAGATTATTTTAAGTTTAAAAATGCGGGGAAGCGTTTTACAGCGGCAGATGGACAAGCGTTGTGTTTACGAGTACAAGCCTTGGAAATGGACAAAAAGCCGTGTCAGTATGCTCCATAGTTTTTCTTGACATTTAAGAAAATTATTTATACAGTATTATTTAAATAAAGGTGGGATCAAGATATGGCAAGTAAATTGAGTAGTTTAATTTCTGCATTGGTTACTAAGGCTACACCCGTAGATGCGGATAAATTGCCTATCTTAAATTCTGCTGATTCAGATAATTTTAATTGGTTGAGTTTTTCTAGTTTAAAAACATATTTGTCGGGTTTATATGCGGCGGTTTCGCATAATCATTCTGGTGTTTATATAGCGACTGGAGCCGATGCGGCTGACCTCACCAGCGGCACAGCGACGGATGGTCATGTCTTGACCGCCGATGGCTCTGGCGGCGCGGCCTGGGAAGCGGTCCCTGGCGGCGATCTCGTCAACGATACCAGCCCGCAACTGGGCGGCGATCTCGACTTGAACGGGAGTCAGATTACCGGCAGTGGCGGGACGGTGACGACCTCGCAGCCCATTCTTGATGTTTCGCAGACGTGGAACAATGCGGCGGTGACGTTCGCCGGGATTAAGGCGAACATCACCGATACCGCGAGTGCTGCTGGTAGTTTGCTGCTGGATTTGCAGGTGGGGTCTGCTAGCCTATTCAATGTTACAAAGACGGGTGATTTACGGAAAGGCACCCAAACAATATTGTCGTATGGCGTCATAGACGCATATACGGTGGAGGTTCCAGATGCAGGTTTTCGTGCGGGGACAGCATCAGGGAAAATTTTTGTCGGGAATTTTGGGCTTGTAACCAATATATTTGGAATGTCGGCTAATGTTCCAAACCGCGGGACCGTGCCCGATGTTTATTTAGAGCGCGATGCCGCCAATACCTTCTCTCAACGCAACGGCACCAACGCCCAAACCTTCCGCCTCTACAACACCTACACCGACGCGAGTAATTACGAGCGGTTGGCGCTTACGTGGGATTCTAATGTCGCCAAAATCCAGCCGGAAGCAGCAGGTACGGGAACACTGCGCAATTTACAGATAGGCCCATCTGTAAATTTGGTAGGTGGCACTGTCACTACGTCGAAGCCGGTTTTGGATGTCTCGCAGACCTGGAACGATGCGGCGGTCACGTTCACGGGAATCAAGGCGAATATCACCGATACCGCGAGTGCGGCGGCGAGCAATCTGCTCGATCTCCAGTTGAATGGGGCGAGTAAGTTTAAAGTATCGAAGAGTGGGATTATCACACTTTCCTCAAATGCTGTTATTGCATATCAGACATTTCTAGGTAAACTTATTTCGTTTGACCCGTCTGGGCTAAGCATCGTTGCAAGCATTTCAAATAACATTGGTCTTTTAATTGACTCTAGGGATGGGCGCGGAGTTGGGTTTATTGGAGGGAGCGCCAGTGGAGGAGGCAATCCTGATACAGTTTTAACCCGCGACGATGCCGATACTTTAGCCCAACGCCGTACCACCAATGCCCAAACCTTCCGTCTCTACAACACCTACACTAATTCCAGCAATTACGAGCGGCTGGCGCTCAAATGGGATTCCAATGTTTTCAAGATCACTACCGAAGCCCTTGGTACTGGCACCCTGCGCGGATTAAATATTGGCGAGGCCGTGACCAGTCTGGTGGGCTTTTATGGCGTAACGCCAGTCGTGCAACAGGCCAGCGCCGATCAAGCGGTGGTGACGCTCGGCAATGCGGACAGTGAAATTGGAGGATTGACGTTTTCCAGCACTCCGACACAAGAAGAGTGTCAGGCGCTGCGGGACAAGTGCGAAGAATTGGCGGATGACGTGCGAGCGTTATCCACGTTAGTGCATTCGTTACGAACGGCACTGCTCAATGTCGGCCTCATCAAAGGCGCGGCTTAACTTTAGAGGGTATTACTCATGTCTGATTTAGTGAAATTGAATAATCAACATCGGGTCGGCAACCAGCTTTTGTTTGCGCTCGCGCAAATTCGGGATGGATTGGCGGTGTTTAAGAAGTACGACGGGATGCGAGCGCAAACCATCGGCCAAGGGTTGGCGATTTTTAAAGAAACCTTTGGTGTCAATACGAATCCCCAAGCTTTTAGTGATCGGTGGGGAGCGATTTCTTCCGGTAATTATGCGGGTCTAGCAGATTTCATTGACGCCACACTCGTAGACGAATAAGAGTTAAAGATGCTATGATACATAGTGTTTTATTAGCTCCAAAGGCTTTAAAAGCACAAGCCAATCGGTTGGGCCATATCTTAGGATATGGCCCTGATTCTTATTCGGTGCCTTTGTATCCGACAAAAATAAAGACAAGTATTCCAACGTATTATGGTGGTTGTTCTTTAGTGACGGATACTTTTGTGGTATTGATTGCTGAGGCCAAAAAAGGAAATATTCCTTCTGATTTATTGGTTCTTGGGTATTCAAAAGAATCGGTAAAGGCATTAGTGTCACAGTTAGTCATTGATTTTTCTTATATTGATGAAGAACCTTTGATCCATTTTGATCGGGTTCTTGCTGCCATGAAACTTAGTCGTTATCCTTATTACGGAGATTAAAATGTTTGGATTGGGATTGCGTCTAACAAATCTTTTGAAAAAATATACTGGAGGAACACCCCCTGTTGCTTTTCCAGATTTTGGAAGCTCTTTAATATTTAAAGATTACTTGGGTTTTGGTCGAGTATTTCAAGATGTTGAAGCAACAATTCCTGTTGCCAGTTCGGGTACAGCGGTAGGTTGTGTTATTGACTTTTCTTCTTTTAGTGAAGAACCTTTATGGGATGATGGATCAACAGGGTTATTGTGGGATGATGATACAACAGCGTTGCTCTTTAATTTACATCATGCCGTTCAAGCGACGACTACGAAAAAGCCGTTATTAGAAATAAATTCAGATGGACGTTTTTATTTAAAGCATGATAAGGTTGATGATTATTTAGGAATTCCAGATATTGCTAGTGGTGTTTATACCATGGGGACGAGTTCTTGGTCGGGTACTCAGATCTATGAAACGACACAAACCACAACGGGAGAATTTAAATTTAATCCCGCTGATACTCATTCAAGAGTTTTGGTGCAAGGATCTTTGACAGCACCACAACGGGCTGATTTGTTGGCATGGTTAGAGTCACGTAGACTTGCATCAGGAGCCACGGATGTTCTTCGATTAAATGTGGCGACGACTTCGGTAAATGTATCTGTGACGCAAAGTGGTGATGCCGGGGTGACATGGTTGTTAGGGGATGGGCAAACAGCGAGTGGGGTGTCTTGTGTTAAGACGATTGTAGCGCCACAAACGTTGATTTTTAGAGCGGTGACGCCTAGTAGAATTACTGAATTGGACTGGTCGGGTAAATATTTGTTTGGACAAATGGATTTATCTAAATTAACGGGATTGAGAATTTTATATTTAAGTTCTAATTCTTTAGCGGGTTGTTTGTGTTTATCAGCCAATACGGCTTTACAGACTTTGTACATGGCTAATAATTTTTTAGGGGGTCATTTAATTTTAACCACGAATACCGCATTAGTGACCTTACAAGCTAGTAATAATTTGTTGTCTGGAAATATTAATGTGTCTTCGAATGTATTGTTACAGACCTGTAGTTTAGCTAATAATCAATTTAGTTCTTTTTCTGGATCAGTATCGAATACGTTGGGTACTTTTCAAGTACAGAATAATTTATTGACACAAGTAGCAATTGATGCAATTTTGTTAGCATTTGTAACTGCTGGAAAGACTACAGGTACGCGGATTTTAGCTTTAGAAGGTACTGGTAATGCTTCTCCCAGTGTGACGGGTTTGGGTTATAAGGCGACCTTGGTTTCACGAGGTTGGACCGTGACGCATAATTGAGGATTTTTTATGACAGCAACCGATCAATTTTATACTTATGCACCTAATTTAGCGAGTCCCGCAGTCGGGGCTTTTACGATTGTGCCACATGATACGAATGAATTGTCTCAAGTCACTCGTGCATTACGGATTGGTACGTCTGACGGTACGTTATCCGTGGTGATGGCAGATGATAGTTCTTTAGTGATTCCGGTAGCCGCATTGGAAATTATTCCATTACGAGTGAAGAAAGTGATGGCAGCGACGACCGTGGACGTGTGGGGATTAGTTTAGGTATGATCAATGGGTATGTTTCATCTTGATAAATAAGCCGGTGTCAAAGCCGGTTTATTTTTTTATGGACTATAGGTATAATTAAGGTTGTTTAGGAGAACTTAAATGAAAAAATTATGGCTATTTCTATCTTGTGTTTATGTGTTTTCCGGTTGTTCTCATATTTCTCAAGCTGATTATGCCCAATCTGCTGATGTCGCTACAACAGCGATAGGTTTAAGTAATGGATTATCTGAAGCCAATACTATTTGGGGAGATGCCAGTTGGCCGGTCATGGGGGTTGTGAAGTTAGGGGTTACACAATTGGTTAAATTAACACCACAACCTTATTGCACTTCGGGGTTGATGGGATTAACTTTGGCGGGTTATGGGGCAGCTCTTTGGAATATCGGGGTGATGTTAGGTTCAGGTCCTGCTGCAATTCCAGTAGCCGTGGGGGTATTAGGTTGGCAGTGGGATTATTTAATGGCTGATGCAACTGTGACATGTGTTCCAGATAAAAGTGTTGCTAAAATTTCAAGGTTTAATTCAGATCGTGAACCATATTCTTATTCTGGACCTACATGTCAAGGTTGGGATAATGCACGACCTGATTTTTGTAATGATTATTATCAAAAAATTAAAGAATAATTTTTATGTCAAAACCACGCACTAAAAATAAGCGGCAACTTAGATCTTGTACTTGTTGTCAACAACTTTTTATTGGTGTTGTAGATGGTCTTTGTTTGAAATGTGAAAAGAATAGTGAATATTATCAAAAAACTCGACAAAAAGGGGAACCACGAGATTTTTTGGATTATGCTGAATTATTAGAGCAATGGAGAGCACGGAGGCGTGAATGTATTATGTGGCGAAAAGAAGCTATAAAATATAGCAATATTGTGTATCTTAAACGTTGTTTTGAAATTGAAAAATCTGTTTGGATGTTGGTCATGACGGCAGTAGATGCGGATTTAGATGTCGTTGAAGAGTTATATAAGCAAATTGAGGAATTAAAAGAACAAAATGTTCGATTGGAAACACGAGTTAGAATTGCGGAACAACGGTTAAATACACCTTACGTCCATTATCGGCATACGGACAATGTTAAAATACCACAAGATCATTGGAGACGTTTGGTACAATTAGTTCATCCCGATAAACATTCGAATAGTAAGGTCAGTACCGAAGTGATGCAATGGTTGTTGAAGAATAAACCGTAGTGATTTGATATTTGACGTGGATTGTGGTATGCTGACGTTTGTACTGTGAGAGGTACTTAACGTAATAAGATCATAGGGCTGTTATTTGATTGATGTATGGGGTTTATTACGTTTCCCCACTCTCACCTTCAATCGGATAACAGCCCGACTTTTTTGAGGTGTTAAAATGAAAAATGATTTGATGATTAAACGGTTTGAAGATGTGAATGTGTTTTTTATGGAAGACGGTTGGTTTAATGCTTCTAGTGTGGCTAAGAAGTTTGGCAAATTTCCAGCAGATTGGATGCGACAAGAATCTACTAAGGAATATATTCAAGAATTATTGCTTGAACTTTCAAATACGGGAAACCCCATAATAGAGCATCAACTTATTGATATTGTTCAAGTAAAACGTGGTAGGCCAGAAAATGGAGGTGGTACTTGGTTGCATCCAGAATTAAGTGTGGAGTTTGCAAGATGGTGTAGTCCAAAGTTTGCAAGATGGTGTGATAAGCAAATTAAGGATATTCTTGTAAGCAATTCTGGCATTCGTGAAAAGGTGTATGAGCGACAAGATTTTCCGGTGTTTCAAAATGATGCTTTGGGTTTTACGCAGTGTATGTCTGCTGAAGATTCGTATTGTAAAGCACATAGAGTATCTTTTGATACTACGATTAAAGAATTTTGTGGTTTACGGAATCCAGTTTATATTCGACAACTCACTAATTTGGTGTTTAAGATTTTTACTGGATTTGAAGTTAGAGATTTTAGACGAGGGTGGGGAATCACTCCTGGTTCCAGATTACGGACTCGTTTATTTGTAGATTCAAACCTTCGTCGGGCGATTGATGATGTAGAAGTACAAGTACGTGCGGTGATTAAAGAGCATGAGATTGATAGTTTTGATGAAATTTATACGTTGGTTGGAGATATTGCTCAATCTATTAGTGGACATTGTCGAGCACATCGAATTAGTTTGGGAAGATCAGTACCAATAAATCTTCGTGTTGTTGCATAAAAATGCCCATTTAAGCGGCTGAATCATTAACCCGCTAGTCCACTAGCGGTAGTGCGCTAATGGGGCTAAAATCGTTGTTTTGGGGCCAATCCTGACATGTTTACGGGTCATGGTGGCGCTATAAATTTGTTGATCCAGTCATAAAAAATTCATTGCATATCCAGGTACTATTATATATACTGATTGTTGGATTATATTGGAGAGTGTGATGGATGCAAACTTTACTGTTCAAGATGTTATTTTAAATGCAGTAGAAGATGCACCTAGTTATTTTTTAGGTAGTGCGATAGCGTGTTTATTGCGTTATCGGGTAGGTCAAGGTCCTCAACCTTTGGAAGCGTGTAAAGGGTATTTGGATTTCTTGATCAAAATTGAAGTTGCAAATGAGGTAAAGAGTCATGCCAATTCCTGAAAGCATCATTGATAGCGTTGCGAGTGCCAATCTGAAGAACGTGGGTGAAGCTCCTGCGTTTTATAGTGGTTTGGCGATGGGTAATGCCGTGTCCGATCAGCAGGCGATGAATGTCATTCGTCAGGCTGCGGTGGGTAGCATTGTTAAGAGTTTGACCGAAGTTGATCCGTCTGAAGCGGTTGCTGCGCTGAAGATGACTTCCGGTAACGAAGTGGCGTCTACTTTGGGCCAGCTTCTGGCTGCACTACAGAGCGGTCAGGTGGGTACTAAGGTTGCGCAAACGACTCCTCCGGTTACGCATTCGGTTTAAGAGTTTTTCCGGGATAAAAGGGCATGTGATGTGCCCTTTTTTAATGGGTGATTTTTATGAAAATTCTTTTTATGAGTATTAGTTTATTATTCAGTTCAGTTCTTTTTGCTGAAACGGATTCTACGATTATCGGTTTCGTTACGCAGGTGTATGATGGGGATACGGCAACGGTAGTGACTTGTGATGGGATCATTCACAAAATTCGTTTAGCGAAAATTGATGCGCCAGAATTAAAACAAGCTTATGGCAAAGAGTCAAAATGGTGTTTGAGTGAGAAAATTGCGAATAAAAGAGTAACCGTACATGTTTTTAATAAAGACTTGTATCAACGGGAAGTGGGAGAGCTTTTTCTGGATGAAAAATCTATCAATACTCAGTTGGTGCAAGAGGGCTGTGCGTGGGTGTATGAAGCGTACAATAAAGATATGTCTTTAATTGACACACAAGCGCGAGCTAAGGTTTTGAAAAAAGGGTTATGGAGTGATTCACAACCCATCGCTCCTTGGGAGTATCGTAAAAATCGTTAAGCAGAGTTTTCAATAATGTTTGACATTCGTTTGTATGTAGTTTATATTATATAAACTATTTAAATTATTATAGGAGATGGTACTATGAATACCACCCGCTTAGTGCTGAAGAAGCGTCCAATGACTTCTGCTGAAAACCCTGTGATTGTTTGGGCGATGTCTCATCCCGAAATCAATCAGTATTTAGATGTTGAGGAACAACGTCATAAATCTGTGGAAGTTAATTCTCAGTTAGTGTATTCAGAACACGATTTTGTTAAAGGTAGGAAAAAAGCCCAAGAATATAATTACCGCAACTGTGTGGCGATTACTGAAAGAGCTCCACATGAATGGCGAGAGTTGGGAAGAGAATTGGGTTTTCCGAGAAGCGTCACGTGTTCGGCTAAAGAAGTAGCAAGAAGAGTTGCCCCGGAATTTGCGTGTGCCAGAACTTTGGCCGATGACATGGTGTTAGATGGCATTGAAGAAAATGTGGCGTTTACCATTGGTCGTGAGTTTGTTAAACCTTTTAAGATGATTTTTGAGTCGGGGTGGATTCCCGGTAAGGGGCGTCATATTGAAATGCATAGGATTTAATCCTAGTATTAAACCCAGTTAAAAACTGGGTTTTTTATTGGTTGAATAATTGTTCTGCCCGTTCAATAAAAGCGTTGGCTTTGTCATCGGTAAAAAACACTTCTACATTATCTGTTAGTTCTGTGTCATAAATAATTTGAAACACATTAGATTCGTCATCATCAAAACGAATCACGGCAGCTTCCCATGCAAAAGGGAATGTATGGAGGATAGGGGTGTTCACTAAACTGAGTCCATAATTATTTTTATATCTATAAAGTCGTTGGGTGCCATAAAAGCCTTTATGCTTTAAATAATCAGGACTATCAAAATTATGTTCGTGAATGCTTAAAAGATTTTTATCAGTGAGCATGGTTTTCCTCATTTTTGAGTAAAGGTGAGTTTGAAGGTGACTGCGGGGTAATGTTTAAATGTATCTTTAATGGTAGGGAGAATTGTATGCAAAGTGGGAAAAACCTCAGCCACTTGGTGAAGCATACAGAATGGATGGCGATGTCCGATAAAATGATCTTTTATCCAAAAGTAAATTTTCCTCCACAATGGAAAAGCTTGGTAAGCTTTCCATGGAAAGCGGTTATACACTGTGAATGTGTCTTTTTTTACGTATAAAATAACTGTTTGTGTCATGAAGTTTTCATGTTATGTTGTTGCTTTGTGGGACCGTTTCTGACTGCATGGGGTGGGGTTTTCATGCAGTCAGCTTTTTAGTTTTTCATGCAGCTCTCGTAAAAGAGTTTTGAAATAAACTCTGCTTCAAATTTTTCAGTGTGTTCCAGTTTATACACATTGGAACATAGAGTTTTTGATATTTCTTGAATATTTGAAGATTGTCCTTCAAACATTCCAAGAGCAGTTTGTTCATTGACACCCATCTTTTTTAATTGTAAGCAGAGTTCTACAATGCTTTTTACGGCTTCGCAAACTTGAGGATTGGCTGCTATACTGGGGATGGGTGTAATGGTAAGAAGTAATGCAAGTATTTGTTTTTTCATGTGGTTTCATTTCTAGTGGTGGAATAGTAAGTAAGGAGTTCTTTAACTTGTTCTTCACAGTAAGTGTATCCGAAAAATCCTCCGCAACTGCTTTCATGAAAACGATCATTGGGTAAATCCTCTTCATGAGTCAAAATTTCGTTTTCAAAGTCAGGATCTTCAGTGCTGTATATAGTATATCCCCAAATATCTCCTGTCAAGTATTGATCCAATGTATTAATCTCTCCTTTTAAAATAATTTCAGCATTTTCGAAATTGAAAGGTTTTTGTGTCTCAACCTCATATTTCTGTTTAGTGACGTAAATAATACCTACTTGTCCACTGTCCCATGGACAGCTAAAAGGCCCCGTACTGATGGTGATACCTGAGTGGTCATACATATATACGGGAACGATACATACGTTTTCTTCAATCCAAGCATTGACTGTTTGATTGAAAAACGTTTCTTGATCGTGAGTCAATTCTTCATCTTCACCATTTTCCCATTCGAAATAAATACCTCCTTCATAACTGTAATAGCCTTTAAGTTCTTTTAAGTTCGCCAGTTCATTGAATTGATCAAAACACCATACATTTCGATTATAGATTGGTGTTTGATGGTTAAAGTCATCTTTACCTCCCAATTTGTAGTTACGATGCCATGTGTACAGTGTTCCTACACAGTCCCATTCGTCACGGGGGTTTTCTGAATAATCGTCTTGTTCAATCGTTGCAAAATAGTATGTCATGTTTATAGTTCTCCTTCTGAGTTTAAAATTTTATTGCATTCTTCACGAATGTTGTCAAGGATTTGGTCTACCTGACCATAAAAAAGTCGTTTAGTAGTTACAAATTTCCAAAATGCTGGATTTGGTTCATGTTCTAGTTGCCTAACAATACCTTTTTTACTTGTCCATAGCATCGGTTCATGTAGTGGATCTGCATAGTCATTAAGAATATCGATATTGTTATCAAAATCTTTGGCTTCAAAGATTTTATATATAGTATCTACGCTATCATTTACGATGATGACTACACCTAAAAGTTTTTTCATTTTATAATTCTCCAAATGCAGTGATAAAAGGTGAAGTGTCATGAACGATAGGCCAGATGTACGTAATTTTAGGTTGTTCAATCCAGCCAAATTGAGAGTACCAATTTAAATCTTTAAACAATAAAGCGGCCCGATGACTAGAGTGGAAGTCGATGTTACCGAGCCATGGTGGAAATCTGAGTTGTATTTGTTGGATGGGAAGTAAAGGCATGTGGTTGTTATAGCCCCGTTGTACCCATTCACTCACAATTTCGTTATAGTACAGTGCTAATGCTTCTTTATAAGGTCTCCACATGACGGTACACGGATGATTTTTCCATGCGACCGCATGTGGATTCTTAATGGTGCGATAAACAATTAGAGCTTCATTCCGCTGATTGCCCAATCTTCGATAATCTAAGACTTTGGCGCTTTGTTGGAATGAAGGGAGTGGAAGAAATGTTTGCATTATGAAGGTTCAAATTTGGCTTTTAAACGAAGATATTCTTGTTGTTCTTGTTGTTTTTTGAATTCATCTTGTTTTGTACGTCTTGCATTTAGTTCAGCATCAAGTTCTTCTTTAGTTAAAATTTCTAAGTTGAGTAAATCTGTGTGAAAAAATTCTTCAAAAATATCTTTATCTTTATCATACGAATAAGTATTTTCTGGATCAATGTCCATTACAACAAAACGATCTGTGAATGAAAAAAGTAAAGCTCGTGAATTTAATGAATAAACATAGTCTTTAAAAACACAATTTTTGCAATTTTCTAAATAATCTTCTCTAATTTTCATAATTAAATCTCAGTTGTTGGGTTCAAAAATTGCTTTTAATCGAAGATATTCAGCTTTGTGAAAGTCCATGAATAACTTTTTATTTTCTTCATTTTGTGCATTTATTTCTTCTTGTGTATAAAGATTGTTGTCTATTAAATCTTCTTCATAACATTCTTTTATTAAATCTAAGTTTTGATTAATAATCATATCTTCATCTACTTCGCCATAAGCGATGGTAAAACATGTATAGCAATTTTCAAAGATAAAGACTATACTATTATTGTTGATAGTGTTAAAAGATTTTTTGAAAGTTTTATTTTCACAATCTTCAATGCTTGTAAATTTGATCATTAATATCTCCGTATGTGCTGTGAATATAGTGTCGTTGCACCATGCTATTTTATCACAGTTATTTAGATTTTGCAATTTTTAATGTTGTAAATTTAAATCGGTGTCTTGCTGTATAAATGGTCTAACGCTTCATCTACATCTGCTCCCAAAAATCCACAAGCAAGAAAATTGCTTGTGGATTGGGTTTTATTTAACTTTAATTTTTGGATAAATAGGTATTTTCAGTTGTTTTTTGACGAGATTCATTAGTCGTTCTTTTGTTTCAATACCTACTTTAGTTTCCCAGTATGTCGCTTCACACAAAAAACGTAATGCTATATTACGATCTTTTTCAGTGACAATATCGGTTAATTTAGACAATTCGTCGATGTAGTGTTTAGCATTTCTTGAAATTTTGAAATTATCATATTCTATTCTAATCATCACACAAATATGTTGGAGTTCCGTCATGCGAACTCCTTATTTAAAGTTTCTTCAAGTAGAGAATTAAAAACTTCATCGGAACATGGAGTAAATTCTTTTGCTCCAAATAAACCAAGGTGTTTGGATGTGGTTTGACTGTATTTTTTCTCGGTTTTAAACCGACCTTCTGGACTGGAAAAAGCCACACAAGTTTCGTATGAAAAGTAAAGAGTGACTTTATCAATAATGACTTCTGTGGCATTGTTGCTAATGATTTTTAATTTGACGATCATGATTCTAACTCTTGTTTAGCGAATACTTCTGAAAGTGTTTTTAAAACATAACTCATTTTATAGTCTTTTAAAATAAGTTCCATAATTCCAGATAATGGTAATGTTTGTAAAAAATAGATGTTTGCTTGTGTAGAAAAACCTTTTCTACTTATTTGATAAATTATTGCATCTAATAAATTTGAAATTTCTTCATTTTCTTTGTCGTTTTGTATATGCGAGATTCGCAATAATAGTTCATGAGTTAAAGATTTGGTTGGTATTTTAATTAAAATATCTTTTACATCTTGTTCAGACAGTTCAATGTCTTTTGTTAAAGTAACCATACTTATATCTCATTTAAAGATTCTGTGGGTTTGGTGATTTTACGCTTGAGTGGGGTTTTCTTGACAGCGGGTTCTTTAGCGGGTTTCTTTTTAGTTTTAAATTCCAAAACTTCTGCGGTTTTTTGTACGGTTACAACATCTGCTACAATTTCTTTAACGGGTTCAGTTACGGGAACATGTGGAGTTAAAACCTCCATGAGTTCTTCTACAATTTCCTTTTGTTGTAAGCGAAGTTCCAGCATTTTGGAAATTCGTTCTTGAGTTTTTTCATTCTCTTTATCGAAGTTGTTGGGAAGATTTGGAGTGGTGAGTAATGATACACCGCCTTCGTCCCATCCTTTTGTTCCATGGACTGCCCGTCTTCCGGTGCTGATAATGACTAATGCGGCATCTGGAACAGGTTCTTCCAAACTGAATGCTTTTTTGATTTTAGTTAAGAGTGCTTTTGGAATGATTTTTTGTAGTGTGCCTTTTTGATAGTGGTTTAAAACCACATCAAGGATACCTTTGTACTGAGTACCCAAAGCTCTTTTAGCGAGAAATTGGATTCCTTTGGGTGAAAAAAAATTCTTATCACCTAAAAATTCAATCAATTCTTGTTGTTTAGACAAATTGCGTTGTCCGGTTTTAACTTCTGACATGTTAATTCTCCAGTAAATTTATACAGTTTGGGTTGCTTGGCGCATAGCGATTGTAACACAATGCGCCAGAGTTTTCAATGTTAATCGTCGTACACTATTCTTCCTTGTTTAACGGATACTACATTATCTTTGACTAATATTTTCCAACGATCATCATAATCTTCACCATATGCGGTGAGTTCTCCATTACAAATATGGTCGAAGGTGAAATTTACAAAGTATGACGATTCTGAATCTTTTGCTTTTGCATTGGGTTTTAAGAAAGTGTCGATTAAATATCGAATCCATTCTTCAGCGTCGTATGTTTTTTCACCTTCATCCCAAATAAGTTCACTTCCATCTTCTGTGGGAATAAAATGGCACCAAATTCCTGGTTGTCCACCTTCTGGTGAATTAGCATTCATACAATTTGGATCATTAAAAAAAGGTTCAGAATAAACTCTTGATTCATTAATGTAAAATGGACCTTGTTTGCGGGTCATGTGTCGGGTGTATGCAAACTTAGTCAAATAATCAATTTCAGCTTCATTGAGAGGTGGATTGATATTAATACGGCCTTCAAAATCAGTGTTATAACCCATGGTTAATCTCCATAATCAAACAATCTGAGCATGGCTCGTTCTAAAATTTCTTCATCGTTGGTAAAGTAAAAGTCGTAATAATCTTCAATAGCTTCTTCTAATTCTTGTCGATCACAATCTCCTGGTATTTCATGGATACTGAGAATTTCGTGCTCTTCAAATTCGTCAGTGTTTTCTCCATGGACAATTTCAAAAACTACATAACGAGACATTGGAGCGAGTAAGTCGGTTATTTCTTCATCGGATTCTAGTGAAAACTGATACAAGCATTTATCCACGGTAGTTTTTTCCTTCAATGGTGAGTGCTCCATTTTTCTTGAGTAGTTTTTTCTCAATTAATCCTTGTTTTGCAGTTTCCCATCGAGTTTCAGACATGCCAATTTGCTGTCGGCGTGAAATACCAGCATAAGAGGCTTTAAATTGTTGAGTTGCTTTAAGACACCGTTTTTCATCTTCAGTTAGTGTTAGTGTTTGTGGATTCGGTAAGAGTTTGTTGATGTTTTCTTTATTGGTATAAATGAATAAACCGGCATCCTTACCGCAACTGATCATGTGCTCTACCACGGCGTGGTTGGGAGGAATTTCAAAAGAGGCGTGAGCAATTTTTAGAAATGGATTGGAAGTTTGTGAATCGGGAACTTGAATGTCTCCGGTAGTAAAATTAACGACTTTACAATAACTTCTTGAACCTTCATTCCAATAATTAGACATGCAATAACTATTGGATTCCACCAATCTAAATTTTTGTCCAGTATAGTCTGTATAGCAGTTTAAAATGGTTTGTGGAATTTCAGCTCTTTTTAAGTAATACATGTTAATTCTCCATGAGTGTTGGTATATACGCTTACTGGCGTAAGCGTATCATAGCATATTGTTAAAGAGTTTTCAAGCAAAAACATCCACGTAATCTTTCAATGTTCCTTGTTTAAAAGAATCGGAACGAATGATTGTTTCAAGATCTTCAATAAAAGGTTTTAAGTATTCATCGAATGAGATGTGTTGATATTCATCAATCCACGTCACTCCATCTGCATAACGAGCCATGCACAATTCTCGGGTGGCTTGTAACGCTTCATCAATACATTCTTCCAGTGTGGGTTTAATAATGCAAAGTTCATCGGAATCTACTACATAAGAATTATAATGAGGACTTGGAGCATAAGGAATCCATTCAAATCCTTTTTCTGGATCTCCTAAAAGATGATCAGTGATGTACTTTAATTCTTCATCGGTTTCTACATAAGCCCAATCGATAGAGCTTTTGACGTAACAACAAAGCATGACATAGCAAGGTGTTTTCATGATCAAACGTCCAGTGGCATGGTAGGATAACCATAGTTGTCTAAAGATTCATTAACGGATTCAGCTAAATCTGAAAAGTCATCATCCGGTGACATTTCTCTAAATTCATCACGCCATTCTTTTAATTCTTGTAATAGTCCATCTTCTAAATCTAAACGGAATGCCCAAATGGGGGAAAAAAAGGAAATAAATTCTTGTCGTGTCATATTGTTCTCCTTACGGTAATTTTCTGGCTGCGGTGGCAATTTTCCAGCAGTGTCTTCGATACAAAGCGAGGTTCAATGTGTTACTCCATCCATGGAGAGTGGCTGACCAGAGTGGGATATTGAGTGCTTCCTGTCTGGATGATGTTTTCCACATCTTATAGTCAAAACGAACAGATGTTAAATGATAACCTGAAGCTTTTAGAGCTTGTGTGTATTTTGACATTAAAATTCTCCATACGCCGTCCTTGGCGTTGACTGCTCAGTAAGTTGTTTTTACGTAGTTATCTGACCATGGACCTACTTTGTAAGTTCTTTGACAGTTGGCGGGTTTTGAACATGTTTTTGAACTGGCTTCTGGATTACTGCAATGTTCTTTGGCATGTTTTTGTGTGACAAAAGTGCGTAAAACGCGCTCTTTTTTAGCATCGTGATAATAGCGAACAATTTTATATGTGTATTTTTTATTCATCAAACAGTTCCTTTTTCCAGTTTTCAAACCATTCTTCATTAACGAGAGTGTTAATTCGAGTTTCAACTCCGTCAGTGAGGCTATTACCGTATACCTCCCATGCACTGTCTGGATCTTCCATCGAATTTAATTCATGAGCAAAAAATTCAAACGGTGAGTAAGACCTGTAGTTATCGTCAGCTTGCCAAACTAATGTATAAATGGAGTCTATGTAATCTTCATAGTCCATATCTTTGGTGATTTTGACATCTTTGTAGTTATACGTGACTAAGTCTTGTCCAACGGAATAGCCTTTTTGATAAATAAAATCGTTGTCCATGTTAATCTCCAGTATGGTGAACGTGTGGCGCTTGTTGCGCAAAATCATTTTATCATAATAAATAAGAATTTGCAATTATAATTGCAAATAATCTTTTTTGGATACGGGTTTAGTTTTACCTGAACAATAGTATTCTAGTTGGAGTTGCATACAAAATTCGTCAGTGACAGGTTGTGTAGTATTTTCATTTTTATGAAACATCTTTTTACATTTTGGACAAATCGCCCAATTTTTTAAGAATTGTTTTAATGACGGTTTATTCATTTCTATACCTTAAATTTATATGTTTTAATAGATTTAATAGTGATGGATTGATCAGGGAAATGATGTGTATAAGCATCAAAAAGAGCTTGCTGAACTTTTGGATTCAAAGTTTCAGTATTTTCAATGAGTTTTAAGACATTGACGAAAAAATTAATTGTATCTTTTTTGGAAATTTCTTCCAATGCGGAGTTTTTCATGTTAAAAATCCTCTAATTTAGAGTTGCAATCTTTCATTAATTTTGCAAAGTAATCAGCCCAAGAAGGATAGCCTAATTCCCAAGCAACACATTCTCTGACCATGGCTGCGGGTTGCATTTTAAGAATTTGTTCATCCTTGCTATTATTATTGCTGTCTAAATTCTTTCGTTGTCTTAATATTTCTATGATGTGTAGTGGAATTGTCATTTTAATCTCCAATCAATGTGCGATACAGCATTCGTTGCCACGAATGCAGTTTAGCATATTTTTGAAGGTATTACAATCAAATTGTGGAGGTGTTTATGTTGTATAAATCCGAATCTGGTCATATTTACGAAGAAAAAACATGTGAATTGTGTCAGCATCAATTTTTTTATCGACGAGATTGTAATGATGAATGTCCCATTTGCAAACGCAAAAGACGTTTGTCCAAACCTGATTTAACCGATCCTGCCATAAAAAGAACATATAGTAGTTATTACAGTATGTTGTCTCGATGTACGAATACGAATCATAAAGATTATCCCAATTATGGAGGACGGGGGGTGATGGTTCAACCTGAATGGATCGAATCTTTTGATCAGTTTTTAGCCGATGTGGGATTAAGACCTGAACATACCAGTTTAGATCGAATTTCTCCCAACAAACATTACACAAAAGATAATGTTCGTTGGGCGAATCAGCACGTACAGAACACAAATAAACGCAAAAAGTTCCAAGGTCTTTGGAGTAAAGTCTTAAAACCCCAAGCTGAAAAATTTTAATCAGGATATTCTTCTATGTGATCTTCACAGTTGTAATCAACAATGCTTGGATCTTTTTCAAAAAGAATTTTATATAAACCTGTGGTACACATGGCATCTTCAATGATGTCTGCATCTACGCCTTGTAACTCATTGGGCGTAAAAATAGCCAGTGCAAAGCCTTTGTTTCTTAATTCAGTGATGGCATTTTCAATGTGGGGAGGATATTTAATCATTTTGATGCTCCATTAAGATGAGTGTGTTTTCTAGTAATTTGATCATGTCGGTGGGATCATTGAAAGATCCAATATATGTATCATTGCAAGTCACACTGTGTATTCTGACGATGGGACAGTATTCATCGGTTTCATCAGAATAACAATCGCAATCGTCATCGGGAGCTATGTCAGAGTATTTTTTACATAAGGCGCAATTACGTCCATCGAAGTGTAAATTTTCACCTGTTACAACGCCGAATAACGCATGTTGTCTGTATCTGACATCATGCTTTTCACAATTTTCGGGTAAGGCCCCTTTCCATTTTTGGATGCTGTGTTTTAAACATTCTTCATCGGTTTTATTGGTATAGTCAGCAGCATCTATCGGATAAAATTCTTTTATCCAAGTATCGAATGACATAAAATTCTCCATTAAAGAGTTTTTAGAATGTGAATGACTTTTTCAAGAATATGGATGCGTTCTTCCATCCATTCTATGGTAGTGTCATCAGCATAAGGTATGTGTCTATTTAAATGTTTTTTAGCGCTTTCTAAATCATCATAAATCTTTTTTATGTTATTTTGGTACCTTTGTATTTCAGCTTGAGCAAATTTTAAACGTTCTTCAATGGAATAAAATGGATTTTCCCATAAATTGAGCATAAAGATTCCTTAAAGTTCTTTCAATTTGGTTTTTACGGTTTCAAGATTACATGTCGCCCATGTGGTTTTCTGATCCGTTTGTCGATAAGTAAATCTCATTGGTCTTTTACCGACAAATCCGAACCAAATATCTCTATCTGATTCTTTTTCTACAATTCCTTTACAGTATGTTAAATCTAATTGCAGTTTGATTTCCAAACTTTTAAAAACATCGTAAGGAATGATTGCCAGCAGTGTTGTTTTTTTGTCTGGTTTAAACATTGGCATCTTCCGTAAAGTGGATATGGTCAAAATCGCTTGACGCATTTATTTTAGCATGGATTCGAAGATATTACAAGTGGAATTTAATGTTTGACGATGAATGTGTAGGCACGTGTGTCTAGATGCTTAATCCGTCTGGTAAGCGGTCAAATCGGTCATTTTAGCGACTTTCTAACGACTCCAGTATCCCAACAACCCCTGGGTGGGAAAGTTGCTCAAATCGTCTCACAGGCGGTTTTTTGGATAGATAAAATTTCAACAGAACTTTTTTGTCTGGCCCCAAAAAGGCGGGGCTGTGCAGCAAAATCTGCCGAACAGCCCCGCCTTTACAGCATGGAGAATTTAATCAACGTCTAGCCAACTATCTTCATTATCGAATAGTTTGGTTTTTTCAAACACCTCAAGTTGGAAATCATGAATTTCTTGAAAATCTCCAGCATAAGCCTTACACCATTTTTTTACCAATTCTGGTTCTTCAAACAAATTGTATAAGTAATCTGCATCTTCTTGTTTTAAGGTGTAAATATAAGAGCATGGCTGATTGTACCAACCAATTCCCACCACAATGAGTCGATTCTCGTAGTATTGAACTAACATATCAATTCTCCCAATTAATTGAACAAATCCATATCACGAAGATAGTCATACACATCGGGGGGAATTTCATCGTCTCGACGTGCTGCAAAGATACTATCATCGGTTTTGCGGCAGTATTCCATTCGCTCTTCTAGTGTGCAATCTTGCCAAAATTGATAAATGGCTTCATCTTGACGCTGGGAATAATCATCGTCATCTAAAATGGGATATTCGTTCTTTAAATAGTGGTACAGTTCATCGGCCTTTTCAATCAGCTCTTGTGGAGCATCTTCACGAATCATTAAATATTCTACCCAACCCACTGCCCAATGGGAAGCGGACCAGACGTACAGCCAATCACTTGGAAGTTCTTCCTCTTCCCCATAATACGTTCTTTTGTAACGAGTGTTGGGTTTTGGTAAGTCTTCAATGATAGTTTCTAATTCTTGTTGTAAACATTCCCAATTGGATTCTGTTAGTAGTGTGGAATCTCTATGGCGGGAATATAAAACATAATCTCCAACGGGATCAAAACCAAAATAAGAATCGGGAGTTGTCCACTTTGGTAAGGTGATTTGTGTGGCTGTGTTCATGCTTTTTTCTCCATGAGTTTGAATGGCTTGCGGCTTTTTGCCGCAAACGCAGTATAACACAGTTTTAAAGATTAAGCAATCACAAAATGATTGATTGCTAAGAGTGCTGTATCAATAGTCATGTTAAGTTCTGGAATAACAAAACCATCCGTACCAAAGCCATAATAATCTTCAATGACAGCTTTATAAACATGGCCTAATTCTGCCATTTCAGAATCTTCAAATTTAATATTTTTCCAGCATTCTACATTGAAAATCTGTCCAATCATTCGTTCTCCGGGACTGGGAAGATCAAATGAATCTGTTTCGCAAATGGCGTTATACCAATTGAGTAGACGTATGGCTTCATCTGTGTTGGGAGGAAAAGGCGCTTCATAGTGATGAAACATGAAGATTGCATAACATGGATCATTTAGTCCAATACAGCTACCTTGTGGGTAAGTATATGCTGTTTTCTCATCTTTAATTTCCAAACTCTCATCTTCCATAATTTCAGCCATGAAGGTTTCATTCGTGCGGTTATCTACCAATGGGATATACATGCTAAGGTCTCCAATTAATTTTCATGCGTTTCTTCATTTTTAATTGACAGTTATAAAGGTTTTCATAAACCTTTTTTACGTATTCAGTTTCATCTTCAGTGGCTAGTCGTGTCTTTTTAACCACTCCTTGGGGATCACCTTCCCCATGTTGTCCAATTTCTTCCCACATATCTACGGTGTAATTGTGTGGATTAATTTCTTTTGGAAAGATTAAAATGGGAGTCTTGGGTTTAATCTTCCATACGCGGCATACCGCTTCTAATGGTGTGTTCATAGATCATTAACATTGATACAAGTGTAGGTATCACCACCGAATTCAAATTCTACCATGGCTCCATCATGTTCAAATTCTTCAGCAATTTTTTCATAGTCAATGTAATTTCGAATTGATGAAGATACATCATATATTTCATTGAACATGTCATACGCAGCATCAAACAAAGTTCCACGATGGAGATATACATCGTCAACTTTATTTATGGCATCTTTTAGTGAAATACTCACATTGTTATCCAACAAGAAAAACAATCGGGGCCAATCACTCTCATCCATGTTTTCAATGACATCAAGCACATCTTGTAAATTGCCTTGATTGACTCCAATGGTTTGGACTAATTCAATTTCTTCACGATTACCATCGATGATCTCAATTGAGAATTCTTCAACGGGGAATTTATATTCTTTTTCAAGCTCTTCAACACCCTCTTCAAACTCATCATACGTTTCAAAGTAAAATCCAGTGACATCTGCATTATACGGATTGGCGTAAAATTTCATCTTGAGTTTCCTTAAATGGTGGTCTCTTCGATGTTAGCGAATGGCAATTCTTGTGGATGTTCCCATTGAGACACAACGGTATCGTTGAGTTGTTCTTCAATAATATCTCTGACTCCGTAAATGTTGAGCAATTCAATGGGCGAAAGATTGGCGAGTTCATAATACAAATTTTTCATGAATTCTTCATCACTCATTTGATGATAAGGTTGCATTTTAAATTCTCCGGTGATTGCCATCCTTGGCATAACGATGTTAAATACAAGGCATCCAACGCTCATATTGAGCAATTTCTTTGCAAATACGTGCAGCAATCTTACACGCTTGTTCATTACGAAGGTCGTAATATTGATTTTCGTATTGATCATTCAACCCTTCGATGTACTTCAAACACAGTTCCATCTTGGCTTGGAGTAATGTACGATGGTCTCTGAGCATTAAATCAGCTAATTCTTGCATGTCTTCACGACATCCCGCATTGACAATACGGCTAATTCCTTCAGCCGTGGTTTTAATCAATTCTTTTAGTTCGTCATGAGTCATGTTTATTCTCCAGTATTGTCGGAATAATCATCATAACAATCTTCAACATGATTTTTGATGTGGATGTCTTTAACTTTCTGGGGTGCATCCAGTTGCGCAATGATCTCGTAATTGTATTGTTGTAAAAATCTCCCATAAAGATGGGGATTTTCATCCACATGATTAAAGTTGACACCTGCTGGATGCAGTTCATTCCAATTCTTCATAACATCATCAAGTAAACTCATACTGAATTCTCCAAAGTTTGAGTGGTTGCTACCATGCTGGCGCATGGCAATCATAACACAGTATGGAAGATTAATCAAATAATTTATTGAATTAATCTTCCGGTGTATATAAACCGATTTCAACGGCATCTTGATGCGTAATTAAGCATTTACGCGCTTTTAAAATCTCTTTACTGGCGGATTCGTTCAGTAATCTTTTTACCGCGTCTTCCGTGACGACCCAATGGGGACCTGTTGGGTATGCTCCGTTGAGAGGCGGTTGTTTGTGCGTGTTAGGCGTTGTGGATACCTCAATGATGAGAATGCCTTGATTAAATAGTTCTTGGCATTTTTTACAAGGTTCATAGTTTGTTACTATTTTAAGGGGTGATTCATCTTTATAAGCGTTTCCCAATAAAGCAATTTCTCCAGTGCTTTCTCCACACCAAAAGCACTGGCACATCGTAGGATTTAATCCGTATTCTTTATGAAGTTTCATTGAAATTCTCCGTTTGTTTGATTTCTAACACCACCCACATATTGCGAGAATTCAATTCACATTGAATTTCTTGCATGGTGATCATCCATTCTTTGTAGCCAATTTCGGCATGATTAATGGATTCTGGCAAATGGTAAAAATGAGCTTTGGCCCATTCTACTAATGCATCTGTGGGTATCCAATCTAAAATAATATCTTTTTTTTCATAAGCCATGGGAGTTTCCTTAAACTCTGACAGTAAGTGCCATGAGCTTCTGCATGATGGCTTTACATTCGTGGGGATAAAAGGCGGTATTGATCCCCAATAACCAATCTCGGTAATTTCCGATATTCCAATTATCATTGGAGTCAATTTTAAAGAGTAGCATTGCATCTGCTAAAGTGCTCGGAAAAAAGACATTGGCATTTTTAAACGGTTCTAACAATTTTTGATACAATGCTTCTCCACGATCATCTAATTTTACAATTTCAGTCCAATTAAATTTTGTGGGTTTGAGATCAATTGTACATGCAAACAGTGGATCAGCTCTTGGTGTATCATAGTCTCGTGTACCGCAATAACCCGTAATATAATACGGCATACCTAATTTGGTTAATTCCGTATTAATGGAATCCATAAGCAGATTTATGGGGAAGTTGGGTATGTTTTGTACAGCATGGTTGATGATATGTTCTGTTGCGGAGCAACCATGTGATTCTTCAACATCATTTAAAATTTGTGTTAAACTTTTTAGTATTTCTGTGGACATGCTATTCTCCAATTGTGTTGGGTTGTGTAAATCCGCTGGACGGATGAAGTTTAGCACACTTTTTAAGAATGTGCAATATGCAATGGTTGTAATTCTTTGATTTTCCAATGGACTTCTTTATTGATAAAGCGCAAATCTTCCACACGCATGGGAAGTTTATACAACTTAAAAGAGCGATTGATTTCTTTAATAGCCCAGTCTTTATCTTCGAGAGATAGTTCAAAATTAGTCAGTATGAATTCTGCTGCACAGTCGGGATGACCGTTGATCTTTTTGATCACTTCCCCTGGGGTTAAAAAGTTCATGAGAGACTCCTTTAAAAAAAGGAACATGATACTACGGATATTGCATTGCAGCAAAGGCTAATTGCTGCAATGCAACTTTTTGCTATGAGGTGGCTGCCCGTAATTGAGATATTTCATGAAGAAGTTGTGGATTTTTACGGAGGATTTGTGGATACAGTGGTTCGTGTCTGGATAGCTGCTCTTCTGCTTTCTTCAGCTTTTTTAAGCCTTTGAGCATTCGCTCATGATTCCGAAACATGAGGTTGGTCATGCGTCGATCACGACGCTCTTTGTTCTTGACATAGTAAAATTCATGCGGCATGACACATCTCCTTATACTGTTTAAATGCCCAATCCCACGCATTGTCTTGGAATTTGATACCGTGGTGACAGATGATTGCAGCCCCTCCAGCAAATTCATCGGGTCGAGGTTTACTACAAGTTTCAGCCCATGTAAAAACGACATAACCTGTTTTGGGTTTTAAAATTTCTAAACGAATCAATGCGTATAGCCATTCTGTGGCTAAATCTATGTCACCACACTCTTCAGCATATACGTAGTATTCTGATTCGTATATTGTCGTTTCAAATCCACAACTTTCATGTTCATAGAATATTTGTTCAAACATTTCTCCAACGATATTATTAATGTGGTCGGGTAGTTTCAGTTCATCAATTTCTTCAATTTCATGGGTTGTTACAGTCTTTAGCCATTTTTCCATGGCTTTTAACTCTTCTACTTTGTCTGGATTAATATCTACCGCCACGCTGAATTGCAAGTAATTGTTTGCCATAACTTATTCTCCCAAGTGAGCGTAAATTTCTTTAAGTACTAATTCTTCGGGTGCGCCAATAAAATGTGGAAAGATGGGCATGACGGATTCCCCCATGGGGTCTTCGATCATGCGTCTTTTTAAGTTGATGTTGAATTCACCGATCTGATTGCCCAGTCCATCAGCCCAATCTTGCATGGGGTTGACTTTTTTAATCTTTTTGTTTTTGGATATATTCAATTTAATATCTTCAAAAACATTAAATTGATCTTCAATAAACCAAAGCTGTTCTACCATTGTATTCATAGCAATTCTCCGAACGTTGGACAATAAAAAGCCCGTAATTTCTACGGGCGGTATGGTTACTTTTGGTTGAGGATGTAATAATTCTTTCCGTATTGGTACGGAACGAAATGGAAACCTTCTTCATCAGAAGAAACAAATCCACTAATATTTTTTCTTTTGTATTGAATCTTAGCGGGGATACTGAACCAAGTGTCCGGTTCTCCAGTAATTCGTGCTGTGAGTCGCAGTGTGGTTCCTGCAATGGGGCAGTTTTTCACCTTAGTAAGGTGATGATACCCCGGTGTGTGAAAGCTCTTACATCTGTTGGGATGTTCGGTGCCAGGATCTTTTGGGTCGGTGTAGTACATCATTAGACAATTCCGATTTCTACGTTGCAAGTATCTTCCGTATTAATTGAAATTTTCATTTCTTCGCTGGAAATTAGGAAAATTTCATTTTCCATTTTATTCTGGCCGTCATCACATCGAATAGTGAGTTTGATCTGTTCGTGAAGCACTTTATCTGACCAAAACGGCTTTTTGAGTATTTCAATACTCTGAACGTTATGTAAAAACGTTGTTATGCTGTTCATGTCATTTCTCCAGTTTTCAGTGGGTTGCGCCATGCTGGCGCAAAATGAGTGTAGCATACGTTTAAAGAGTTTGCAACAAATTACTGTAAAAATGTGAGACCATATTCAGCACATTCTTCAGCATATTTGAAAAATTCTTGTTCAACACTGGATTGCCATGCGCAGTAGCCTGGAAAATTTTTATCTGGATCTGGAATATATTCTTCATCATCACCCAGATATTCCACGGCCCATGTTAAAAGGTCGTAGTGTGATTCTGCTTCCTTGGTTTGAATCCATCCTACGAAACAGTCATCCATAGATGTACCAATCAAGTGTCCATTTTCTGATCCTTTAAAGAATGGAACATTGGTGAGATTACGATAGTAGTAATTGGGAATTACTATTTTCATTTCATCAAAAGATATAGTGGGAAGTTCAGTTATTTTATGACCACCTTCATCTAAAAAATAACCTTCCGCATCAATCCAAAAGCCTTTTCTTAAAATTCGGTAAATTTCAGTAAAAGACTTTTTATCACTATAAGTAATCTCACCTTCAATACGAGAGTAAAAAGACATGTCAATTCTCCAGTTGGGGAATGGAGACGGATTGGAGTTGCGTCCAACCTCCACCAATTTCATACACAAAGCCTTCGACAACGCATGGTGTTTCAAAAGCACCTTTTTCAAAAATGCGATCTACTGCCCAACGGGCAATAGAGTCACGTCCATGACCTACGATCATGGCATCCTCAAGCTTTTTACCTGTCATTTTCCTCACAACGACGTTAATCAAGTTCATTTTATTCACCTCTAAATTGGAAAAGCTAAGATTTTACGGAGTCTTTCCGCACGGAAAGTCAGTTTTGGATCTCGTTCACACTGTTGAAGTTTTGTCTCACGTAAAAACCATCTGAATTCGTCAGAACGCATTTCTGGTAAGTTCAACAGTTGACAGCAAAGACGAATGGTAGCAACGCCTGACACTCGGCTGTATGTGGGGTTGCCTTGATAATCTCTCCAGTTGCTCAAAGCACAAAATGTCGCTTCTATGAGCGGGTTACGATCTGGAAACATGCTATTCACCCACGAAGAGTTGCTACTCCATGGACCTTTTAGTTGACGAGTTGTTCCGTCTTTCATAGTGATTGTAAAGACGTGACCACTAAAGCCACCTTCGTTATGGGGACCTTTCCAATGCAAAAAGTCCCCTAAACCTTCATCATTTTCTGCACGATAAGTTCCATCTCGTTCTTCGTATACAAAATTATAGTCCTTTTTGGTGGGCATGGCATCGAAGAAAAGCTCAATGGTGGGGTCAATATCCCATTCTAGTTGGTAGTTGATCTGAGCACTTAAAATCATTGCAATTCTCCCGTGGGTTGCCATCCTTGGCAGTGGATTATTTAGCTGACCTTGACAACAACACCGTCTTCAATGGTTGCTGTAGCATACCATTTATGAGGCTGTGGGTAGTGTGGCCCCTCCAAGCACACTTTGCCACTCTTTGGGGGATTACCCCCAAATGGGCCTGGTTGGAATACGGTCACTCGTTCACCTTTGGCAACCGCTTCTTTCAACGCTTTTTTGGTTTGAAAATTGATTGTGCTATACATGGTTTAACCCTTGTATGTGGGGTACAGTAGGCGGGATTCTTCAGTATCCCAAAAATAGCCATCGTCATCCTTACCTCTAAATTTGACGATACGCAAGGCGCTGTTATACTTTTCTAGCACCTTATTACAAATACTGACCATTTCTTCCGGTGTATATACCGTGGGATCTGGTAAGCATTCGCCAAATGCAGTGACCGCTTCTTCACCACATTCTTGCTCCAGCCAATCCATGATTTCTTGATCATGGAGTTTCTGATGTATTTTTACGTTAATCATGTCAATTTCTCCGGTTGTTATGCCGCACCTTCATGTACCGTTATCTGTACTTTCCATGTATAACCATCGTCATCATGGCTGACATATTCTAACAATTTAAGTTGACTTCCTAAATCTTTTAATACTTTATTTAGGATCTTTTTTACGGGTTCCATGTCATCTGGAACAAGATACATGTGTTCGGGTAACGCTTCTCCATAAATGGCAGCGATATTAAAATTTTCTGCACAATCTTCACCGCACTCTTGTTCCAGCCAGTCCATGATTTCTTGATCATGCATTTTTTTGGTTACTTCAATCATGCGTTTTCTCCGTAATTCAGTGGGTTGCGCAAAATTGGCGCAATTGCAGTGTATCACGCCAATAAAGAGTTTGCAATGGGATTATGTTAAAAATACACTCAAAATCTTGAATGAGTGTAGTGTGAAGTCTTGACTTAGTAAATTTTCCACAGCTAATCTTGCTACTTCTGCGCATGTCGCACAGAATCGAAAAGCACTCTTGCGAATACCATTCTTTCGAGTAATAGCAATGTATGTAATTCTAAACTCATTCATGTCAATTCTCCAGTCAATAAAAAAACCACCTACGGTGGTTGGAAATGTTGTGCTTGCTAACGCAAACGAATTTTATCATGTCATTGAAGAATGTGCAACATAAATTGCAATCATTTGTTAGATAAATGGCTGTTTTTTGTAGAATTAATTTCCACGCCTCATCTACATCTGCTCCCAAAAATCCCGCCCGAAGGCGGGTGTTGAAGGATTAAACGTAAAAGTCTAAGTGGTTGATAGTGGTTCGGAATGAATCTTCCATGTCATTATCTTCATCGTCATTGGATACATGAAATTGTTCTGACACATGACATTCTTCATCATGTGTATCGGGATCACAAACCATCCCACAATCTGCACAAACCCAAATAGAAGCTTCCGGCCCAATGGCAAAGCGGTCATAACGACCTTTGCTTTTTAGTGGAAAGCTTGTGGAAACGACCTGTTCGACTTTTTCTTCATACTGCTTAGCGCATCCGGTGTCTTCATCGCATGGGATGAAGCCATCAGATGAACCGTATGAATCCCAACCGGGACAATCTGTATTGAACATGCACATGCTAATTCTCCTCTTAGTTTGTGGAATAGCGATTGATGATCTTACGATCAACGATGTAATCAAACCCTTTACGGTCAACATCTGCCAACGTGAGTGATGGACGACCGTCTTCCAGTACCACAATGGATACTAGATTTTCACGGTGATCTTTAGCCAACAATTGATTGGCCCATTCTACCAGTCGGTCAAATGATGAATCGTTCTTCCACTGTGCAAATGACATAGCGCGAAGCATACTCAATTCTCCTCTGAATGAATGTGGTCAAATGGTTTACGGAATGATCTTCGGCACACGTAACACGATGAATTCTTCGAGTGTAGCACCCAGTTCTTCCATTTTGTCGGCGGTCATTTCTACGCCACGGAGTTCAGCGGGGATGTTCAGAACTAAGTGATGGTAGCTGCCTTTTCGATCCCAAATTTCCGCAGCTAAATGTACGGGCAAGGTGCCCAACACATTGTCACCTGCTCTGACCACATTTACGTCAAAGTGAGACACGATTTCTGCATCGAAACCTTGACGCGCTGCCCAATCTTTTGCGCCTTGATGACGTGTAACGAAGTAAGTCTTAGCCATAATTTTTCTCCCGAAAGCGAGTTTTCCGATGCTCTTTCCAGCACCGTGACGGTCTGGCCCACAAATCGTCCCACGCATTGGGAAGATTGTGGTCTGAACGACATTGGCGCATCTTGATTTGCGCCAATTCTTTGATTTCTTGATCGGTTTGAACGGCTACATATTGTTTCCGTTCTTGTGTGGTTTTGGGATGACGATAATATCCCATGTTATTTTCTCCAGTATTGGGGTCGTAAATACGACCCCGTTGATCTAATTACTCGTAAAACTCGACTTGGAATTCTATTCCATCCGTGTAGTATTCTGGCTCCGTTTTGGTAATGTTGACCTCATGAATTACCATCTTCAGTTGGGGATAGTTCCAACTGAACATTCTTGCTGCGAATAACAAACATTCTGCTTTTGAGCTATCTTCCACTGCATCTGCCAGCCATTCATAAAACTGGCATCCCAAGCTCCCCTCCGCATTGACAGCAAGCGGATTGACATCTTCAGCTTCGATAGTACCAAAAGTGTCTCTGATTTGAGACACGGACATCCACATCCTTTTGTTCAATGGTAAATCAATACCAATCTTTTGGACGTTTTGCAACTGCCAATCTTCAAATTTGAAGTTTTCAATCATGGAAAATCTCCGATTGTGGGGTGGTTATGCGCTTGCGGCGCAAATGCAGTTTAGCACACTCGAAAAGAATGTGCAAGCATTAATTTTCAATGATCTTTGGGTGCAAAATACCCACTGATGAATTCTAGCATCATAAGCATCACAAAGATGAAAAACAGGATCTTGAGTATCAACATGGCGATTTTCCCAGTAAAGCCATCCTTGGCATGGTTAATCTTAGTTGGATTCTAGCCAGCACATTCTCATGTGCTCTAAAATCTCCATTAAAGTATGCCCACCGATCTTATTTCGGGGGTGGTTCAAATCCAAATCTGGTCCATTACTCTCACACCAGTTGATCATCTGGTTGATGGTTTTATGGATAGCTTCAAATTGGCCTTCTGTTCCACCCAAGTCCCCTTCACAGCCAATGAGCCAATCCTTTTTGGCATAAATGGGGAATACAGGCATGATATATTCTGCCGCTGTGGTGGGTTGAACGCCACCTGGACGCAGTACATCTACCCACCATGAATACGGCGCATATTCCCACGGTCTTAATGACCGTTCCAGCACTGGTGAATCTTCGATAGCCGAAGCGCCCAAGCACAGAAACCCATACACCTCGTTGGGTTGCATTTCTGGTCCGTCCACTTCTTCAATGAACATACAGAATGTGACCGACGATAGTCGGTGTTCTGGATCTATCGTATCCCACAATGGGATGGGAGGTTTCACTCGCCATATCTGGCCCATTTTGGCATCTTTGGGCTGCAAGTGTCCCAAGAGCTGCCGAACTGTGGAAGTCCGACTAATTGCGTCTTTAATGAACGCGGGAACTTCTGCAACTTGAGCAGTTGCCGCTTGCATCTGGGTCATACGGATTCTCCAGCGATGGACTTCAGAATATCATGGACCTCTGCCCAAGTCAAAAAGCCTTGGACATCATATATCAAACTCCAGTCATCGTTATCTTCGGAATGAAAAACGATTTCTGCGAGTTCCCACAGTCCTTCATCATAGCCTAAGCTACCGAAAAAGCGCACTACGGACGCACCGTGGTTATTCTCAAATCGGTAAATCAAATGAAATCCTTTGGGGTCTGCATGATGGACTTTCTCGATAATCGGCTTCATCGCTTTTCTCCGGTGTTGGGGTACATATCAATGGTTCTGGACATTGATATGCACCCCACTCTTGCGAGTGGGGTGAATACTGTCATGTTACTATCTTTGTATCGGATTTGTGTTCTTCCCATACTTTAATAACCAAAGCAATCTGATTACTATCCCATCCGTACATCTTGTTAAAGAATTTAAATGCCTGGATTTTACCACACCCAACAGCTTCGAAGAAATAGCTGGCCGTTTCCCACACCTTTTGTGAAATAATCATCCATTGATGGTTATCTACGATGGCAACTTCACCAATGAGACAACGTGCCCGCCTTTCAGCTTCAATGACTTCTCGTTCGAATTTGGATTCGATGTTCGTGATTACATCCTTGTCCATTGGAAAAAGGACTTGTGCTTTATCCTTCAGTTGGCGGAACATCACCACATCTTTCGTGGCAAGTTTGTTACCGATTACAACCGGATTCTTGATGATTTTGCTCATTTTGATTTCCTCATGGTTGTTTTGACTACCCACTCTTGCGAGTGGGGTGAATGTTATTTAAAAATCTTCACGCTCTTCGTCACGCACCTCGGCAATTGCATGTGCTATGTGTAATGTTGGAGCCAGTTCTAGTAGTTGCATACTTTGAAACCAGCGAATGTCTGAATCACTGACATCTTGAGTGTCAACGCCAATGACTTCTTGATCGCCCACCATGAAATAATCTTGATTTTCATGGGTGAATGAAAAAATGCTCTGTGTGAGCGTTTGTTCTACGGGTTGAATCGTGATTTGCATTGCAATTCTCCAATGAATTGCCATCCTTGGCGAGTGGGGATGGAATGAATTAAGCAGCTCTGGCTGCTTTGCCAGTCTTGGGTTTGCTCACCTTGACTTCCGGTTTGATCGTCTCGGGCTTGGCTTCTGCCGCTTTAGCGGCATCGGCTGCTTTCTTAGCCCGCAACCTTTCCAGTGCCGCGTTCGCGGCAGCAGCAAAATCTTTGGTGGATGACAACGTCTTAGCGACCGTCAAGCCACCTTCCGCCAGTAAACTAGCCAGTCGTTTCTGCGACTCAATCGCAGTTTGAACACTGGTATCTACTGGAATTTCTTCCACGATGGGACGTTGTAACAGCTCTGCGATGGTGTCGCAGTATTCAGCACACCATTCATCTCGGATGGGGTTGTTTTCCACGTAGCCCATCTGTGGTGCCACGACTCTTGGCACTTTGGGTTGGAAATACACCAGCCAATCCTCATTGGTTGGTTTGACTTCCAACATCTGTACCAGCATGTCATCATACGCCGCCCACGGTTCTTCGTTGGAAACCTTAATTTTGGTGGGAGCCATGCCGTTCTTCACTGACCGGCTCGTACCTACCCATAGTGATTGGGTCATTGCCATACGCCAGCTCTGTGCCCACGCAATGAACTCCTGTGGCCGACCCGTTTTAGCCGCATCCTTACTTTGATGTCGGTCCACCTTCGACTTTTTGGCCGAATTAAAAGCCAGCACAAATCTGGGACTGGTTCCGCAAGCATAACCTACGCTTACGGGATCGGCAATACCAACATACTCTTCCGGGATGAATTCCCCGGACTGAAAATCTTTCCAGTTTTCCAGCATCCATGCGACAATCTGGAAGTTGTTTCCATTACACAGTAGATGGGCAAACATGTTCGCCCGCATGTCCTTATTGGACACCGACAAGCCTGCTGTGGTTGTCTTGGGATTGGCCCGCTTGAGCTCTAATCCGGTGATTCCTTTGATGCACCGGATTAACTCCTCCCGTTGCTTGTGTACCAATTCGTTAGTCTTAGCCATGCTAATTCTCCAATGCGGCAAAAAGTCTTAAAAAAAGCGCCAAGCGATAACTCGCTGGCGCGAATGAAGTATAGCACACTCAAAAAGAATGTGCAATGATTTTTTCAAAATTCTGGCAGTTGAATTGCTCCAAGTACTTCATCTGCCCACGAATATTTCTTAATTGCTTGCTGTTTGGCATCTGTTTCGCTTGGTGCCAAAAGCATAACGTTAACCTCCGCTCCATGGAAGTCATCTTGCACAACGTATAAAACAACAATGTATTCTTTCATGTCAATTCTCCAGTTAGTGCGCCATGCAGTATAGCTTGGCGCGTTTGCAGCATATCACGCTGCGAAAGATCATGCAATCATTAATTTGTAGCACTCTGTGGAATAAATGCCCGTTCCCCTTGTTTGTCCCAACAAGAGGGATAAATGATTTGGTATCGTGTGCTCTTATACACGGCAGAGCCGTCAGCAAAGAGCGTCAACGTGACATCGGGCGACAAGATCACGGAAATGCCCAAAAATCTTCGTACCCGAACAGCATAAAGTTTTCAGCCATAGTACCTTTCATCGTAGTTCTCCAGTGACGATCCATTGACCTTGGATCAGTTGAATAGATTTCGCTATCATCTTTTGATGACTGTGGGTAAGAGCGTGAGTCATTACGTCTTCCGCACACAGGTGTGGTGCTACCTGTCCACATGGGACGGGTAGTAAATCTCCATACTGGAGCCACACGGCAATCGATTTCTTTCCGTGTTTTTTCTGGTTGTCCATCATAAAACCTCAAAAAAAGTGAGAAATGAAATGGCTTTGCAGTATAAGACAAAGCCACTTCATTTCCCACTCTTGCGAGTGGGTGTTGGTGGTCTAGTAGTGTTGGCGCTCCATGTGCCAGTAACATTCTGTACTTTCAATCATGACCGGAAATTCTGAATCATTCGGTTCCTTAATCTGATTGATTAGCGGTTCTCCACTGATCGCTTCCCTCAACACCCAGATCATGGGTGCGGGTGCTGACCAGTTTCCGCAGATCGGGTTATAACCGCCCAACTCTTGGTGGGCGCACTTTCCGTAATTGCATTCTTGAGTCCATGCACTCGCTGTTCTGTATTTACACATTTCACACCTCCACGATTTCAGTTTCGCCAGTGTTCCAATCTTCCAGCCGAAGCCGGAAACAATCAGATGGATAAGCAGCTCTGGTAAAAGCTAATTTCAACAGAGCTTGTTTTCTAGTCAATTTACGATATGACTGAAAACCTTCAAAATAGCCGGGTTCGTCTGGAGCGCAGCCAAACCGACTGAAAATCTGTACAACAACGTTGTCAATCTCGTCCATCATCATTTCCTCATCGTTGTGAATTGCCCCACTCTGGTGAGTGGGGCGTGAATATCTTTAAAAAACTTCGCAGTTGCCCATCGCCGCCTCGACAATCAATTTGCAATCACGCAAGCTTTTCTCGGGAAAGGCAATCCGCATCAATTTGATCTGGCTGACCTTACGGTCAGGGATCGTGATGCTCGCAAGAAGCGTAGCAAAGTCCCACTCGCGCTCCTTCACGATGGTGGAGTACTCGCCTTCGCTAACTACCAACTGCCGGGTAATCTCGATAGCCATGTTATTTCCTTCGTTGTGTAAGAGTGAAGTAGCGCACTCTCGTCGCTCCCATGAACACGGAACATTCTGTTCAATGCTCATGGGTAGCCATCCTTGGCCTGGAACATCACGAAATTTCAATCTGGATCGTACTCCCATCCTTATGGGCCGTAAAGCCCTTGTGAAACGCACCTTTGATTTCGTAACCGTCGCGGCGGAGATCTTTCCCGATCTCCCGTAAAATCATCGCCACGATATTTCCTTGTCGAGTGATGCTGTTCTTCACAGCATCTCCGAGCACCTCAATGGTGTAGTCTCGGTTCATTCTTATTCCAGCTAAGTTCATGACTTTTTCTCCGTAACGTCTTTGATGGTTTCTGGTTTGGCAAGCCATAAGTTTGCCACGGTTAAATACGCCAAAGTTTGCGCTCTGGCATAAGCTTGCTCTTTACTCATACCAATTCTCCATTGGGTGGATAAAATTTAAAGATGCATCACCAGTGGCAGCACCTAAGTCTGCCACTGAGTTGCACCTTTTTATTCGTCAACGAACATATCGTCGAACACAAACCTAATCCAGCGCATGAACGCTGCGTAAACTTCTTGGAACTGACCGTACTTCCTGGTGTCGGCAATGAACCGATATTCGCCGGTATCTGTCGTGGCCGTGGCAACCAATTTGCCTTCGAATGGCATATTGTTGATCCAAGTAACCAATTGTTGCATGTCTTCCAAGCTCACGAACGAAAACTGCAATTCGCTCTTGGAAACATAGTTGTAGCCTTTTGCAGCGTGGGTCAACTTCAAAGTTTTAGTCGTCATGCTCGTTTCTCCGGTAAATGCGCCATGCAAAATAGCTTGGCGCATCCCATTGTAAATCCAATCAAAAGAGTTTGCAAACATTATTTTCATCCCATCTGAAAATAATTTGCCCGAAAACATAGACATAGCTTTCAACGCCATGCTACGTTCTGCTCCCAAATTAGACACGGGATTGCAGACACAGCTTCCAAAGGTCACCATCGAATTCTCCACGCCGCCAGTCTTCAAACAAAATTCTGGCATCTTTCAAAAATTCCGTTTCTGCAAACAGCATGGGAAATCCTCGACCTCCACGTGCTTGCCCATCGTAAATCCCGAACTCTTGCATGTGACGATTCCATTCTCGTCCATGGGGATTGACGGTAATTCTTCGTAGCGCATGTGAGTAATACTGCCTCTGCGTAATGCCGTGGCACACTTCATGGACTCCCGTATGCGCCACTTGATTAAACAGATCATCAGCAGTCTGCACCCGGTTACAATCCAAGATGGTGTACGGTGAAATCGTCACCTTTGATACGTTCTGATCGAAGTAGTACGTACACACTCCCAAAGAGCGTGCTTGGGAATCTTTGCCTACCACAATGTGAGCAGCATCATTCCGTAACATTTTGCTCTTGTGAACGAGCAACTGAAACCACAACCAAGCCGCCTTAGCTTCGTTGGGACGATTCAAACCTTTGTTGAACTTCATGTCAATTCTCCCATTAGAGCGTTCACACGCTCTCTGAAAAGACGAAAATCTCTGAAAAAAGCGGTTGAAAAAATGTAGAGAAAAACAAGTGTTTTCCTCTACATCATTTGTTTCGCATGAAACAAACTTAGCTTATCTCAACCCGGCCCAAGTCTGCCGCTTGACTTCTCCATCGAAAAACATCTTGCGGAACTGTACCGGCTTCTTATAAGCCGTTAAAATCTGCTTGATGTCGCTGGTATCCATACCGCAATCTTCAACCAGTTGCCGTGCTTTCTGCAACCGTGTCAATTCATCCATGTTGACGCATCTGCAAAGCACTTGGACATCTTCCGGGAACAAATGCTCACGAATGTTGAGCCACGGCGAATCTCCATCCATGTACACGCTCTCGATTGACATATCGTTCAACCGAATCATGTAATTCTTCAACATACGCTCCCGGTCATCCTTGGTCAGCCCAATACCACCTTTAGTGAATCCCCGATCCCCTTCCAGTGTTTCCCGCATCTGATCGACAAGCGGAGCCACCTCAGCTTCAAATTCGGGATCGTCAATTCCCGCTTCATGAATCTTCCGTAATCCAGCCACCGATGCGGTTCTCAGTCCATTGATTTCTTCGCCACGGTGCATCTCTTCCGCATTGAACTCTACGAAGTTAAATCCAAGCGCAGTAAACAACTTCTCCATTTTATCGGCATCGACAATCTTGGATCGACCATTTCCGCATACTTCACCAATGAATTCTCCATTAGCGAATTCGGACTCGAAGCCTTCCACCACTCGCTCTGGCGAACAAGTGATCTCCATGTAAATCGTGCTTTCCGTCAGCACCGCCGATCTGGCACCGTTGACGGTACACGACTTGTCACCTGTCCGAAGTTTTCCGCTCTTCGACCGGATCATTTTGCCGACATTGGCTTCCGCCTTTTTCGTCAATTCCCGTCGAGCATTCTTCGACGAAGCTACCCAAGCTTTCGCCAATTCTTTCCTTGCTTGCTCATAGTACGTTAATCCCGATTCTTCATGGATTTCATCGTACCAGTCCGACACGTCGAACTCTTGAGCATCCGAAAACCCCGTACTGGCGCTCTCCACGAATTGGAGTTTGATTTTCCCATCGTGAGTCTTGACCGGATTGCCATCTGCATCCAATACTGGAACGAGTATTGGCTTGCCATCGGCATCTACCACCCGATTTGTCGCCATGTCGGGATCGACATTCTTCATGGTGCGAATGTCGGACTTGAGCTTCTCATGACCCAACAGCTTGCGAATCTGATCATCCAAATTCCATTGAATGAATCTTTCACAGTTCTGCTGCCGCCGCATGGCATCCAAATGCGGAATGTAAATCTTGGGGGCTAATCCAGCCTTCGTCAGCCGGGAACTGTGAACCCCTGCCATGGCATTGATAGCCAGTTTCCGAGCATCTTTGTTCGGAAACTTCCATGCATAATACGATTCTAGCGGGTTGGGATGATCCGCCAGCCACCCTTCCAGCACCGACCAATCTTCCGCTTCGGCACAGTGATGCGCCAGTTCTCCGTGGATCGAGTTCCATTTCGTTAGATGGACAGCACTACCTGCCACGTTAATCCATCCATCAGCACATCTGCACTGCCGGTGCCGAACATACGGCACCAGTCCCACCATGAACACCTCACGTTGGTTCTTGCCGGATGCCATGTTGCCATCTCCAGCATTTTTACCACCGGACTCCTGTGCCCCCATTCCGTTGGTAGTCATCGGAACTGTCACCACCTTTAATGATTCAAACTCCTCCTTGAGCATGATCCCACATTCGATGGAGTTCTCCATCGGCTCATGCACCAACACCTCACGTTTAAACACCGTCCCACGTTCTTCGAACTGAATTTCGACGCTTGGATGCTTTGCCACCTCAACGGGTTTCAGCGAAATCACCGTTCTCCCGTATTGGCGACTCGATGTCATAAACGTGGGCTTGTTCTTTTCATTCAACCCACCGTCGAACACCTTCAGCGTTCCAGCCGATTGTGAACCACGCGGATTCTGTAACTGAACATCCCAATCCGATCCGAATTTCTCGGACATTGCCACGTCAAACGCACTCTTGATGCGCTTTTCCGTGACCACGGAATCTGCGGATTGGGGCGTCGTGGCAATGCGGTCAATCACTTTTTCATCTTCGAAAAACTGACCGTCAATTTCCACGATCTCTTTGACAGTTTCTTGCCAGTGGTATTCCACACCATTTCCTGAAACCGTGGTGTGGATAGCGCATTCGACTTCCATATCTTCGGTATCCATTCTGCGAACCAACTCCAGTTTGAAACACGCTTCCTGCTTGGACAATACTTCTCGCTGGCATTTCGGCTCGAACTGTGAGCCGCCGTTCTTTATCCATTCCATCTGATCCGCTGCATTTAAGCAACGGAAATAGGCGGATAAAGCGACCGAATCTAAGTCACCGAAATCCAAGTTTTCCAGCGCACCCCATACTGCCGATACTACATCCGGTTCTCCGGGGCAGTTCACTTCTAGCCGGAGTTTCATCTCCAGCAAACGAGTGTCAATTTTGTTCATGCTCATATTCTCCAGTTTCGATCCCATCTGATGGAATCGGGGTTGAAAACACAATTTCCCACCGTGATTTTACCACCGTTGGGGAGATTTTACTACTTGGAATTGCAGACCGTGTTGCCAGTCTGCATGGTGAGAACGAACTTCAACGGTTCCCACCTGGACAGTAAATAGCCACAAGCAGCCCAAGATCAAAATCCATCTGGGCAGTTGCGGCCATACAAAACAATGGAACCACCGAATAAACTCAGACATCAAGTTTCTTCCACATAAAAATCTGCATGGTCGGGGTATTGCTGGAATACGAATTCATCCGTCAGAAAGTATGCTGTCTGGAAAAACACCTGATGGCAGTCGGGGTCAAAATACTCGAACGTCTGTTCAACAACGAATGAACCGTCTGACAGTTTGAGTATCATGCTGTCGGGGTCGAAGACATGAATTTCTGCCACATCGGTATAATCCAAGGGCATTTGAGATTCGACGGTTTTCTCAGCCAGTGACAAACACTTGTTTTTCTGATTCATGACATTTTCTCCAGTGAACGCAGTAAGCTCTGAACGTTAATTTCCAGTTTTCGCAGCTTCTTCTCGATGGGCATATCGGTATCCGCCAGTAAGAGTGCCAAGTTCTGGCGGTATGTTTTTGTTCTGGAATTTAACTGGTCTCGAAATTCCGATTTTAATCTTTCGGGTTGCTGTGCCAGTTGGAATTCCAAGATGCGAATTTCTTGGAGCAGTGTTTCGCTCATTTCATTTTCTCCGGTTGTCAAACATTTCTGGTCATTTTGACCATTTGAAAATGATGCTGGCGCATCCATGATAAACCCGATTTGCAGAGTTTTCAATCCATTTCGATGGATTTTCTGCGGGTTGGATTTAAAACCCATGTCAAATTCGTCTGGAAAGCGTTCAAAATCGTCTCACAAGCCCCGCTATCCAGAAAGTGGTGCGATGGTAGCGGGTAGAGGATTGACCCCTCTTAAATCGTCTCGTTGGGGCATTATCGAATACACTTTCTTCGAACATGAATTTCTCGATGGGTGGACGGAACGCTACCCTCCCGGTCGGTGAAATCCAGTTTAGCATACTTTTTCAGAGTTTGCAAGCTTTTTATTGTAATCATGAAGAGTATCATGTTATGTAATTACTGTACAAATCTTCATGATTGGGTTTTTCAGTATGGAGAGTTTGTAACGCCGACTCTGCTTCTGCTCCCAAAAAGAGGGTGAAAAACTCTTTGTTGATGACGATTTCCGTCTCTATACCCCATGCACACGCTATTTTAGTAAGGTATGAGTTCCTCTATACCACATGTTTTTGGAGAGTTTGATGAAAAAATTATCGTTAGAAGAGCGTTGGCTCAGCAAATTGGACGAATCTTTGGATGATGAATCTTGTTGGATATGGAAAGGGAGTGTGTCGAGTCAAGGTTATGGAAAGCTCCGAGTAGATGGAAAAAACATTCTTGCACACCAGATCGGTTGGCGGTTACTGGGTAACACGGGGTGTAGAGGCAAAACACATCTTCGAAACAAGTGTGGTAACAAACTCTGTGTCAATCCCGACCACTGGGAAAAAGAGTTGAAAGTGAAGTCTTTGTTGGGGTGTACTGAGGAAGATATCGATTAAAACTCTTTTATACATCGAGTTTCCCGTCTCTATACCCCATGAGCCAATTCAGCATGAAGGTATTACGTAATATGTGTCATGTAATATCTTCATGACTGTGTAAAGGGTCATAAACTCTCCAATATCGTGGGAATACTGGAAGCCTTACACCATTGGACATCAGGTGTCGTTCCCATTTCTTCCCGCATGATTTTCGTCCAGATCTTACCATGATGTGCATGGGACTGAAATCTTTTGCA